ATGGGTAGTTCGTACGGGTATGTCTTGCCAGGTTTTTTGCCCCTGTCAAGAAGATATACGAACTCTATATTATATAATTCTGTTAAAGATTCTCTTAGTGTCCGGTAGGGAGCAATGGCTGCGACTATCACGATCTTTGTCTGGCTTAGCCTATGCGCCTCTCGCCCCATGTTCAGGCAGTTCATGTATCTTCCATTCTTTGTGAAGTCCTTGTTATCGGTCTTGGCACGATAGTTGTCTCCGTCTAAAACGATAGAGTTAGGAATCATTTCGTGTAGCTTGTTGGCTAACGTGGTCTTGCCCGCACCACTGTTACCGGAAATCCATAGGATCATATTATTTCTTTTTGTTCCTGATATTTGTGGCAGAGATAGCTTCTATCCCTGGATCCAGACGAATCTCATGGACACCGTAGCCTACTTTTCTCCCGTAGACTACGCCCTCTATATCGGGAATAGTTATTATCTTTAATAAATTGTTTCCTCCAAAGGCCTTGCGTACCATCTTCTTTCGTTCCTTGTATGTATGCGGATTATCTTTGCTCATCTTTGTATCACGTATTGCAACACAGATAGGCTTCCCAGCATCCAGGAACTTCTTCACGAAAGCTTCATGGCCTTTGTGGAATGGTTGAAATCGACCTATATATAGATAGTATTTCATAGCTTACGCTTCTTTATCTTTTCTACTAGCCAGCCTATACAGCAAATAAACAACATTGCTAAATAGGCTAGCGCTACTATTAATATGAATTTAAAACACATATGTGGGCATGATAGGATTCGAACCTATGGTCTTCTGCTTAAAAGGCAGTTGCTTTAACCAGCTAAGCTACACACCCAACAGGCGGAGAAAGAAGGATTCGAACCTTCGTAGGCGTTAACCTAGTCTCTGGTTAGCAACCAGGCCCCTTTCCACTCGGGCATTTCTCCTGGCGGAAGGGGTGGGATTCGAACCCACGGGGCTTTGACACCTCACTGGTTTTCAAGGCCAGCTCCTTAAGCCAGACTCGGACACCCTTCCGTACGGGAGGTGAGATTCGAACTCACACTGGACAGGTTTTAAGCCTGTTGTCTCTACCGGTTGGACTACTCCCGCTATATGTACGGGAGGTGGGACTCGAACCCACAAATTTCTGGTCCTAAGCCAGCTGCCTATTCCAATTCGGCTACTCCCGCATATATAAGTACACGGGAGAGGAGTCGAACCTCTACTGTCTAGGTTTTGAATCTAGTGCCTCTACCTATTGGGCTACCCGTGCATGTGTAAAGAACAAACTTAAGTCAAGCTACTGAGCAAACTCAGTAACGAGGATAATGACTTAAGTTTTAATACACGAGTATTCATAATAATTAATGTTAGTCGCGGCGGTGGGATTCGAACCCACGTCCTCGAAGTTATGAGCTTCGCGAGCTGCCAGACTGCTCTACACCGCAATAATGGAGCGGGCTACAGGATTTGCACCCGCCTTAAGGTGGTACCTTAAGTACCGCTACGATTCGCCCGCCTTGTAAGCGGATCTCGTTCTCTGTTACAGAAGTGGCAATAGCGCTTATCTTCGTTCCCATCCAGGTAATGTCCTTGGATATAACAATCGTTTCCGTGTATGCTACACATTACTTTGCCACAGTTGGCACACTTTACTTGGAATGAACAATACAGACATCTAGTAGTTAATACTGAATCTTTCTTCACATCTACTCCTTTGGCACATCGATATGTGCTGTACGCTCAGGGCCCTTGGGATCGTCTTTGACAATAGCCATGACTCTCTTGTGGCCCTTCTTAACTGGTTTGTGTTTTAGTTTTCTTTTGTGCTCGCTTATTATTTGAACGATTTGCATATCTCTTGAAGGCACCGCATTTAGACATGTGGCTGCGATACTTAGGGCCTAATGTTTTCTTAAGATTAAACTTGAACATTCTGTCGTTGAGCTTCTTGTTCTCCTGTAGCTTTGTCTTTGTATATCTGTGCAGGTCTACTATCTGTCTTGCCGGTATTCGGTTAGTGCTGACGTATTCCCAGTATGTATGGTCATATGGTAGCTTGATCGATACTGCGAAGACATGTGTGCCTCCGTAGTGAACAGCGTCCTCGAGATGATTCGCGAAGAATGTACCTCGTTTGAATCCCTCCTTTAGTATAATAGCAGCAGTCTTCTTGTCTGTGCCGTGATAAAACTTCTTCCAATATATCTCGCTCATAAGGATGGTAAAGTCTAGAATGAATTAGTTAGTTATCTTTTCTATTATCCTGCTCTGGTGTGGTTGCGGCCATTGGCTGATCGCAGCGGTCTCTCATTTTCTTTAGTGATAGCTCGTATTCGTCCGGATCCATCTTTCGTATCTCTTTGATTACGCTCTCTAGGATCTCGTAAGCTTTAACGATCTGTGATCTGACTACTGCAGCTCGTGTGCGGGCAATCAGTCTATGTCTCAACTCGTCATCATATTGGCGCTTGAGCTTTTCCTCCTTAGTAAGGCCCTCAGGCTTTAGAATATTTCCCATATACTCTATTGTATTAACCTACATCTTCCATGTAGGCGACTCCACCATTCTCATGGTGACATATGTACTGATAATACAGGGCATTTGGTATCCTACCGGGACTTCCCAGTCTTATACCCGTATAGAATCAAATACCCGAAAGTATCAATATACATGCAATGAGATCCCCGCCTATCTGCAATTCTTCGGGCAAACTGGCCCTCCCGATTCATTTCAGGCATAGGACGCCGCGTGATAGTAAAGAGACAGGGGAGCTCACTACATACGTAGTTCTTTGCTGGCCTCACCGGAGATCTTCGACCTATCAGCCCTGTCACGAATGACAGAGCAGGGCCACCGTAGTGTAATGGCTAACACTCGGAAGATCCACCACCCAATCGTGAAGGGCTGGAGAGTGTGGAGAGGTTTAAAGCAAACGACTCCGGTTCCCACCACCACCCCTTCTAGTTATTACTCCATGAAAGGGCTGATATACCAAAGCGTAGAACTCCGCATACGTTCGGACTTCTACGTCTAGGTACATACTAGCTGGTTAACACACCTACTTTCCGCAATATCTCCGGGCCAGCGCCGTCTATCCGGCCGCTTTCTTAAGCTAGCTATCGACAAGAAACGTACGCTCCTCGAGACAGGTGACGCAAGATGTGATTGTTTGATTTCAGTATATGTACCCCAGGATCCTAGGGTCATCTAGTGAGAGTTCTCGTTTGGAAATAACATATCGGCCTAAGAAGTTTTGTTCGCTGATATGTATATGATCGTCATGTACATCTTCAACAACAGCAACATGGCCGCGAGACTCATTGGTAATTACCATGCCTCCGATAATAGGAACGGTGCTGGTTGAGTAACCTTCTTCCTTTGCCCACTTGAGGAAATATCTAGCCCAACCATAGAGCTGGATACCGGTCCTATAGCGCGCATATGGTACGCATGTTCCGTTACCGAAATACTTGACTTGTTGTAATGGACGTGGATCTGGTCTTTTTATGGTACGTAGAAGAACTGGAGCTTTAATAGTTCCGTAATCCCAGGCGCATGTAGTACATGGTTCTTTCATAATTGCAAATCCTGGGCTTACTGCTGTCGGAAATAATATGCCAATAACTATCAGGAGTATGAATCTTTTGATGCCTATAATAGGCAATGGATCTTCATCCATATAGTATTAGTCAAGTCCATTGGCCGCTTAGCATCCGCAATCCTCTTTGTACACTCACGAGGAAGGGACACTAGGCACACGATGGACGCGACCCAAGCAGCTCCGAGTTCAATTCTCGGCCGGTAGTATAATGGATAAAACGCGAGACCTGCTGTGTAACATTATAGCAAACATGTATGCTTTTGTAAATTAGAATTCCATGAGTTCCAGCCTCTCCCGTAACCTTAGGTAAATTTCAGGCGGGAGTAGGAACCGGATTTCTTCCACAGAATAAGGCGAGTCGTCGCTTAATATCTCTATTCTACCGCCCCGGAGATGTTGGTAATCCGGGTTCATGATAGCTTCTTCTACAAAGCTGAGCATGTATTTAGGTATTAAGTTGGAATCCTGTTTTTTTGTAAACAGTAACAAGATGTTTCTGGGAATAACCCAGTTTAGTATTCCATTTAGCTTCGAAGACGAAGATGTATCCGCTGAATAAGCGATAGATCCTACTGCCTCCGTGTCTTTGTCTCTTTTTGTTGACATACTCTTCTTTGATTTCCTCCCGGCTATTCCATGCTTTAGTTGTAATTTTTAGGAGCTTGTCCTTATTACATTTGAACCGCAGCTTCAGCTTCTGTTCGGCATGGGAAGTGATAACAAACTCGGGAGGAAGAGAAGTTTGCATCGTAGCACCTCACACCTTGCAGTTCTTTTCGATTAGTTCCTTCAGGCGCTGTCGCACAACGCCTGATATATTATTAATCCTCATATTAACGCCACAGTTTACTCCGTCTGCTTAGTAAAGCCTGTAGAGGCAGTACCTCACAGCCCCACCGAAAGAATAGCGATGCCGTTCCAAGGTGGCCAGAGTAAGCACTGACGTCAATAGAGGCTACCTCCTTCCGGTAGGGTACAATTATGTCTCCTACCGTCGAGGCATTCCTGTCTAAGTTGTGAAAATTTCACGAGAGCTTCCATTATTGTCTCGTATCCATGGGCTTCTATTATCCGGTCTATACCGATATCTTTCATGTGAACCTCTACCTTACAGTCGCCACAGTCAGAGCACTTACTGATTGTTATTTTGTACCACGGATATTCCTGTCGAATAAATTCTTCGCATTTAACTATGTCATATTTACATGGTTCTGCTTGGGAAATCTTTCTCCACATATAATTATCTTGATAGATCTGGTCCACAATTTTGTTCATGAATAATCTGTGGCTAAAGCTTGCGTCTAGCATATTCGGCAATTAGTATGGCATCTGTCATGCCGTCATGTATCTTGGTACAGCGAGCTGACTTCTTGAATGTAATATCTGGGAACAGCTGCTGTGCTATAAGTTTGGAATGGTCCTTGGGCTTACCCTTGGGTAGGCCTTTGAACATCTCCTTCTGCCACTCTCGTGGCATTACTATAGTATACGGAAGGTTTAAGCCAGCGCATATTCCTTCAAGCTGACCGAATCCCTGTCCGATAGTGAAAGTAGAAGATACGCCTTGCTTAGGCATCGCACGCTGATGTTCTATCGCAATTATAGCTACGGTCTTATCACATTGAAAGTCGTATGATGATGCCCATCCAAATAGAAGGGAAGATATCTCTCTTAGGTTGAGGCGGTTCTTCGTACCTATTTTGATTGTTGACATAACGTCTAGGTATACCATCTTGCCCTTCTTGTCCAGGCAGGCTATACCTCCGTTAATGCCAGGATCTATTCCTATATAAAGTTTCATATTGAAAATTTGAGTTACTAGGAGGATTGAATTCTAATCCAGATGAGGATCCCGCGTTGCGCAGGACTCTGTCGAAGCTGGCTCCCCGCCCCCTAGTAACTAAAGATCGATCAGCAGCCGTACGGAAATGTCCAGGGCAACGTCTTGCTCTTGATGTGATTCGGATCGTCGCAGTCGATACAGACCCAGGCCTTTATAGTAATAACGACAGTACAGTTCTCCGTACATAAGCCGTCGATCTTGTGATCTCTTACTCTGGTAAAGAGCGTTTTCTTTTCCTCGCCACATACATAGCATTTCATTCTTCATCGTCCTCCTTCTTCTTAAAATCGTACACATAGATCTCACCGCAGAAATTGCAGTTCCATACTTCTTTAACTTTCTTGTTCTGCTTTGTCAGCTTGTGAAATCTTAGTGGCCACTCGCACTTGTCGCACCAGTGAACATCTTTCAGACTCATCTAATACCTCCTTAAAATGTGATTCGTAATATGTTCCTATGAATTGTATGTCGAGCTCATTGAGCTTATAGCCTTGTGCCCTGGTTAGGGCAATGTATGTCTTGCGCAGAAGTGCTACTTCATATTCACGATGGTGTAATAAGCCGTTATCAAGATGGCAACCGCGATTGTGCATAGGTGCTGAGTTAAGGATGGATCCATTGAAGTCTCCGTGTCTGTGCTCGTATGAGCTTGGTGATATTATATGATGAAGGCAGTCCCACTTGTTTTGTCCGCACCACATGCAGCGGTACCAGAACATCCATGCTTCTATATCGTTAGGACTGAACCTGTATTGCAGGCCTGTGTTTTTCATATCTCTGTTTGATAAGTTCGAACTTGATTAAAGCTCCGCCCTTAGTAGGGAAATATTCTTTGTAGTCCTTCCCAAATCGTGGAATTATAAGTATGCTAAATGCACGCTCTCCTGCCGTCGGCCATGCATATGCAAATATACTAACATACTCTGACTTATAGTACTTGAGTAGTTCCGGGATATTCATATTCCCATAGTATATAGTATACAGTACACACTATACTTGTCAAGGGGAAGTTATCCACAATGTCAAGGGTATGTATAACCGTATGACTCTGCTAATGTTAGGAATTTTTTCTTTATATCTCTATTGCACCTATGTAAATCTTCAAGCTTGAAGTACTTTGGATTCTCTCTCTGATTGTACTTTTTGACATATAATTCCTTGTCTTTATATCTTATACCAAGGGTTTTCAGAATGTCCGTCGGATCCTTGACAACTTCTTCTAACTTGAACCTAGCCTGACATAGGTTAGAGATCTCTTTATTCCATGCAGTCCAGAAATATAGGTATCTATCCAGGCCATGGAACCGCATCATACTTGGTAGTCTCTTGCGTTTAAACATAGAGTATTCATTGGTCTCCATGACCTGGTTGTCCAGGTGCTTGCCCTGATGCATGGAGCTCACAACCTTTAGGGGATCACGTACTACGTGAATGATCTGCACGCCTTCGCCCATGAAGTTATGAATGAATGGCACCGCCATCCAGCTGCTGTCGCCTACGGCACCCTTTGGGTAGTATCCGTGGCCGGGTTGACCGAAGAACATTTCATGTCCTATCGGAACTCCAGCACTGGTGAATAGCTTAGCCATGTAACCGGTTCCGCTTCTTGGGGTTCCGGTTATTACGTACTTTAGTTTTCTTCCCTTTATACCAGCTGGCATAGTTAGTAGCGCCTGAGAGAATTTATAATTCTACTTACATGACACTGATTAATGTTAAATATTTTAGCTATTTCATATAGAAGAAGTATCTATGCGCTCTGTATCTTCGCAGTTTATTATTTTCTTTTACATGAAGCTGGCCATATACATTGTAGCATGTGCTTCTGGTAAAATCCCAGCAACCATTACTTCTTTTTACGTAATACTTTTTTAGACTTTGTTTTCATGCTGGCATTTGTACAATTGATTAATTTTAATCCAGTTTGAGGCCTTGGCGTACCAGCCTTATCATGCTTCCAGCGTATGATCCTGGTTATATGCTGTGTAAGGCGTTCATTGGCCCTGTTTAATTCAGGGGGCGTGATGTAGCGATCTTGGGCCATGTAGAAGATCTCGTGAGTAATACAGTGGATTAGCTCATGAGTCAGTGCCTCGACCAGCAGCGCGTCATTATTTAGTGTCATCTCTCGCAGATACGGATAGATATGCATTTCTGCTACGTAGTAGTGATATGTGGGCGTGACCGTGGCTGCTACACGCAAACCATCTTTAGTGGTGTCCTTAGATTCGAAGTGAACATGGACTGACCAATGTTCCATAAGGAGATCTTTTCTCAGCTCCTCGAGATAGTCTCCAACTTTCTTTTGAAACTCTTTATCTATTGGCATGTGAACGATAGTATAGTAAATTAAAACGCTTAGTAGTGGGATCGGGATACTGGTTCTTGCAATTCTTACAAGTGAAGTAGTAGGTATGATAAGACTCTTCCTTTAATACTTCCACGGTAACATCGACCTTATCTCTGGCAAACTTAGTACACCCGCACTTACATGCGTCAGGCTGATGCTTGTATTCTTTTGTCTTGCGCTTGCGTGGCCAACGAAGTTCATTGGAGCAGTTCCTGCACCTGGCAGTAACCATCCCCTTCTCAGTTTTAAATTTCCAATCTGACTTACCACACTCACCGCACGGTTTCATTGCCATGATTCCATTGGCAGTGCTCGCACCATCGGCACTGAACTAATTTAGAAACGTTTGTGGGTTTGTAATTGTGCCAGCCCAGCTTGCACAATATTTTTAAAATCTTCATAGGTTAACCCTTAACCTCCTTCGGAGCCAGAAGCTCCGCTAATACAGCCTTAGCTGTTAGTTTTTTTATGATAGCCTTCTTGAGCTCTTTGATTTTCTCAACTGCTAGTTTACAGGGCCTATCTGTGTCACCTATGATTTCCGGAAGGTCCTTTTCTTCTATCTCTATCTGTGCTATTAGCTGAAGTTTCCATCTTCCGGTGACCTTATCGAACTCAAATCCTATCTTTGCAAGAACTTCTTTTTCCTTCTTACTCCATGGATTCATCCAGTTTCCCCAACCAGATCCAACGCTGGTGGTAGTTTGGCTAGGCGGATAGTATGGACTAGTTATATTCGTACCTGTCCTGGATGTATTCGGAGCAGGAACAGTGCTGGGCTGTCCAGTCTGTGGATCTACCCATACCATATTGGCATAGTTACCCTGGGCATTTTGCATAGCCTGTATATTCAGAGCATTGGAATTCTTCATAGCCTTTCTGAGTTTAGCCTGTTGAGCTTTATATTTTTTGTATTTACTACTGAACATATTAGTATCGTAACAGGAGCCTGACTGCATCATCGAAGCTCATGTTCTTGGATTCTACTATGAATTGTATAGTATCTCCGTTCCATCCGCAACCATGGCAGTGAGCCCTGTTAGTATTATTATATATTGTAAAACTAGGATTCTTCTCGTTATGAAAGGGACATAGTGCCTGAGAATAGCCTGAGAGCTCCTGTGCTTTGATTAGAGAGCCGTAGGGCACTTTCCTGGCCTGAGCCTTCATTTCGGCTGTAATATGCCTAGAATCGGCTTGTGTGCCCTCGTAGTAAGCGATAGAACCACGGTTGGATTTAAGTTCTTTGTACAGTTTCTCAATATTTGACATGCTTTTAGCCACATTTACGAACCAACTAGGGCTATCCATCTCATGTAATATGCGAAGATTAGTCTTTATTTCCTCTATCTGCGAACTTAAGTTCGCGTTTTCTTCCTTGAGGTACATAATCCTGGCCTTTTTCATGTCTGGTCCTATATCCGATAGGAAGATATCATCTCGGAATTCGGCCATTGCTGACTGAAGTTCGTGCTCATCCTGCGGCCGGTTCTTTGCCAGCTTACCAAGACTGTTGGTAGTATAGATATCATCCCACTCTTCCCAGTATCTTTTAAACCATTCGATAAAATCCTCCCAGTGATAGTTTTTAGCCATACGCTCAAGGCCCATTATTGTACTATGTTTAACTACATAGCTTTCGTTGGTGATCTTCTGTGTTACCCAATGCATTGTCTGTCTGGCATCTTTACGATAGAACTCCAGCAACTTCCTGGACACGAAGCCGTCCTCAGATATCGGACCCATGAATCCGGTATCACGCAGTACAAGTTGTTTGCCGGGCCTTTCGAGAATTTCGAATAAGTGGCCCAGTCCAAAATAAATGTTCATCTAAGTCGTCCTCCTAGTTTATCATTAAGTTTAAATATGATCTTGTATCCGCCGGGGTACTTCATTTTTACTCTTCGTTTTTTCTGGAAATCGTGAACTTCCCTGATGAACGGCTTTATAGAATTCCTCTTGAAGAATCCCAGGTATGGGAATACGAACTTCCCCTTAACACGAAGTTCGCGCTCCATGATCTTGATCATACACAGTAGTATATACTCTATATCAGACGCGCTGAACCCGGTAGTCTGTGATACTTGTTTGAAGAATGCTTTTGGATCTATGAACTTTGACATGATTCATGCGTCCAGCCCCACATAAGATTGAACTCCTGCCAGAATTTCTCTAGTGACTTCTTGTCTTTACGCGGGAACTTCATAAATTCTCTTCGTGCTTCTATGTTTGTACTAAGAAGATCGAGTAACCACTTCTTGAACTCTTCTTGTTGTTCATTGTTCCATGTATGTGACTGGAACCAGTTCTGGCTTTCGAAGTCTACGTTGTCAGGATCTACGTTAATAACCTGGCACATTTTGCAGATTGCCAGATTTAAGTACTTTGGCAGGTCTTTTCCTTTTACGCTTAGCTGTTTTTTCATAATAATTAATTAGCTTATTGTAAGCCGCAAGCGACACAACAAGGCTGTTATAATAATATGTCCTGCAGTTTAAATCCTGGAATTCTCCTTTATACTCTTCCGGCTCATCCAGAACAAGATATATCATGTGTCCCTCTATACCGAGGGACACATGTACAAGCTTTCTGCCCCTAGCAAAATGCACCTGAAAAGAGTTTTTCGTAATTTTTTTCATTATGTTTCCTGTAAACGAGGACGTTGGTCCGACCGAGGCCGATTTCACAGTCGTCAAAGGTGAGGTCAATCTCTCTTTTATGGCCGCCCAGCTCAGGCTTAGCAATACAGTCGGTGACAATTCCCGTGATTCCAAGCTTTTCGCAGATGGTCTTAGCATAATCAATACCGCCAGCGGACCAGACGTATATATTGTCGCCGTTATTGTAGAACCAACGCATGACAGCTATCATGTCGTAGTCCGGGACCTGACGCTTAAGTTTAACATCTACTTTATAAATTGTGTCATCAACGTCAAACGCTACGTTTATTGGTTTTGGATTCTTAGACATAGGTTCTGATAAAGCGACACGAGCCCTGGGGCAGGGGGAAGGAGGGTTACCCTTAGGCTACACGCCGCCCTATCAAAATCTATTTTGACCAAAATTTCTCGGGCAGTTCTACTTTGTCAATCTTAATCTTCTGCAGTTTTTTCACGGAACCGCCTGAGACTTTCATTTTCTTTTTCTTACGACGCTTATCTTCGCGCCGCTCTCCTTTTGTTTTCATAACTTTGATGCTTCTTCGAGCTTTTCTTTGTTCTCGTTCCACCAATCGCGAGCTTTACTGATGCATCTGCTGGGATCAGAATCCTTAAACATCTTCTTTACCTGGATTCCTTTGTAGTTATAACCGAGAGTACATCTGAATCCCCTGATTAAAGACTTTGTCACAAAGAAGGTTTCGATCTTCTTGTCTTTTGCAAAATCTAAATTAAAGACGCTGCAATATACGCGTGGCATAGCTGCAGGTTTGCTCTCTTTGCCCTTCTTGTATGCATATGTAAGAGCTGTAAATAATGGCGCTAACACAAAGCAAGCTGCTATGATAAATAGTATTTTGTTAGTGGTCATATATTTGAAGTTAATTATCTGCTCCGGGCTGCCCGCCTCTTGGAACCGCGAGGCGAACAGTAGGCTCATGCGGGTTCGAAGTGCACGAGTGCTGTTTATAAATCCCCATGCTTGTTGATAATGAAACAGCCCGGAGAAGACATTAGGCTTTTAATGTCTTCTCTTCTTCCGCGCTTATAGCGGGAATAAGTAATTTACTTGCGTACGTAAGTAAAACCATCTTGCCCATTACACCTGTCTCACGCTGCTTAATAATGTGAACCTCAGTGTTGTTGGTGAAATCGTACTTACGTGACGACCATCCTTTGAGCTTCTGCGGTTGCCTGTGTATGGCATATACCGCATCAGATTCCTGTGCTATCCAGGATGAGTCACGCAACGAGGACATGGTCGGAGCTGTCGGAACCTTGCTCATATCAGGCGGTTGCTTGGTATGCGCGCAAAGAAAGATAGCAACGTCCAAGTCCTTGGTCATTTGTTTTAAAGTTCTCATTACATGGCCTACGCGATTAGTGTATCTGGTTCTGTCGTCTGTATCGTCTATACCTATAACATAATGCAGATGGTCTATAAATACAACCCTGGCTTCGAATTTATCTATTCCTTCCTGTATCTTCTTCGCTAGCCACTCAAGGTCGTATGGTTTATTTTTCTTCGGGATGAAGAAGTTCGGTAATGGATCGGGGAAGTGCCTGAACAGCTGCCTATATGGTACTTCGTATGAGATAAATGTGACAGCCATTCCTTGTCTGGCCAGATTACTGATAAGAGTTTGGCAGAACGTAGTCTTTCCGAACCCGCTGTATCCAGTAACCGTGACGAGCTCACCGGTAGCAAATCCGTTCGTATAGTAATCCAGGTTCTCTATTCCAAACTTTAACTGCGGAGTCTGTGGTGTCTGCTTCAGGGCTTCATGCATATCATTAGAGCTAACAAGTCTATCTTCTCCGTTATAGTTCTTTAGTTTGCTCATAGATTTATCGCTCTTGAAGCCACTTATTCCATATACCGTTACCTAGTATGGTCTTTATGGAACACGCAAAGTTTTGATAGTTGTCATGATTCATGTACCAATCAAAACAGTCCGTTATCTCGTCTACGCTGTAGTCTTTGAGATATCTCTTGATGATAGCTCCTTCTACGGCGTGATTGATTCTTGGTGTGAACCCACGTATGTTTTCACAGTATTGTACAAAGGCCTTCTTTACCTCTGTGACCCGGGGGTCAGTCTGTCTCTTTCTGTTTTCGTCTTTCTTCTTCTCCGATAGGAAGAATGTTGCATGGAGTCTGAACTTCTGTCGCTCCCCGCCCGGGAGCTTTTCGTATTCTCTCTCCGTATCCCGCATCATTTTGTCATAATGCGCCTTGGAGATAGTTATTGATCCGTCAGCATTGGGTGTTCCGATCTTCTTAAGATGATAGACAAAGCCGAGATATAATCGAAAACATACTCGGGCATACCTTTCACTAAGTGATAGTCGCTTCGACATAGTGATTTATTTCTTCTTAGGGAAAGTCATGCTCAGATCGTCATTGACCTTGACAAAGTTATTATCCTTCCGGATCTTGGCTATGGCATCTTTCAGGGTCTGCGTACAGTTCTGACAAGAGAGGCTCTCTTTGACAGCCTGTAATTTAGGGTGCATCTCGCTGAAGTTACCAATGGGCCGATCCGATATTGCAGACATGATTACCTCTTGTCCACAACAATCGCAATAATGCTTAGTAGCCATATTATTTTCCCTGTGAGATTTTTCTCACATGCTCTATGTATTGGTTCGTTAATACCTCGCACTTGTCCTTGACCGCGTCTATCTCCAGAAGATGTTTCATCTTAGAGGCCTTCTTGTCTATGCCTTTTACGGTAATGACTTCAGGTATCAATAACATTTTGGTATCTGGATCCGCATCGACGGGGCCTTGAACGGCTACGTTCCAGACATCTTTGATTCCTAGTCTGTCTACTTTTTCCACGGCATGATCCGAGACTAGGGCCGGAACTACCATGAACATATTTTCTTTCCTGGCTCCGATCAAGAGCCAGAATCCTATTGTAGCTGAATACTGTTTCATGTTATTTGTTGGGATCTTCATCCCATTTACTCCCGCAACCGCCGGTGCACTTCCAGTACTTCACCTTGATCACATTGTGATCGCAGCTATTCGCATCAGCGATTGTATCTTTATCTCCTTTGGCCTCGATAAAGAGATCTTGTGCCGTAAGGCTCTCGGCTTTCTGCAACCATTCTTCTCTGTCCCGGTTACTATCTGCATCAAGGGCTCGCGCTACGAGATCCAGCTTAGTATAACCAATGCCGGCCAGACGCTTCTCCTCTATTGAGCCGTCCTGCATAAAGTTTTCAAAGACTCTTATAAGTTTCTGTGCTACACGAACCCTGCTTGAATCCGTTGTCCCCGGGAGTGGGATATCAGGTTCCCGCAGGAAATCGTTGAACTTGTAGTCGACAGAAGAATCGGCAGCCTTATATGTTTCTTTCTTTCTGATCTCATATAAAGCTTTGCCTGCTCTCAGAAGTCCCAGCTGGCCAAATACCAGAGACTCCTTTAACTCCTTCACCAGTTTAGTATGCTCTTTGGCTAGAGCCACTTCGTCGGTGATTGGAGCTTCATCAAATGTGATTGCTTTTTCTGCCATAAGATTTAAAAAAGGGAGAGAGGGAAATGATTATTTAACATTAGGGAAGTGTAGCTCTCTGTGGCAGTTAGGACATAGCGGAGTAACATTATCTTTTGTATATCTGCCTCCATTCCCCTCTCCCCCGGTTAATATCTAGAATGGAATCTTACTGACGTCAATTTCTTCTTTGTCGACCGCATCTGCTGTGATCTCCGGATGACCATTCGGTTCTTCCTCTTTGGGCTTCTCTGATTCTCTCTGAGCGATCCTATCGTTGTAGGACTTGTACTCACTGTCGATTGTATCCAGAGTTTCTCCCATTTTCTCCATGTGCGGACCGATCTTGTCGAGATCTGAGTCATTACCTGACTCAAATGTAAGATGATAGAATACGTTTCCGCCCTGGCCTTGGCCCTGCATCACGCCTACCTTGGTCTCAACTTCGAATAGTTCCTTCCCGTCTTTAGCGAGATCCTTGACATAGTCTACGAGGGCCTGTCGGCTTTTCCCGCGGACGTTCATCTTGTGAACCTCATCCATATACAGAAGATATAAGTTGTCATTGATCCGGAGCTTCGGGAATTCATTCCTGAGTTCTTCGATAACTCCTGACTTGAGGGCTTTTGTTTTCTGGCTGCCCACAGCTTCGAAGATGGTGATGTGATCGGCATAGTTATTATGCTCGTTGGTGAATCTTCGGATTGCACCGTTCGAGCTTTTTTCGTAAGACGAATAGATCCGTCTTCGACGTAGCCCTACGAGGATAATCTCCTTAGGCTGTTCTTCACCGTCTTTGAAGTTACCAGCCGGGAATCGTGTGATGATCCCAGTGTTCCCGTTGAACTTCAACGTGGGAACTGTGTACTTAGTTCTGGCGGTTTGGCCGCCCCCTGAGTGCTTTCTAAGCGACTCCTTAGTGTACTGTGTCATACAGTTTTTGCAGTCTCAAGAAAGTCCTGCATGGGAATCTCTATGAGCCTGCCTATTTATAAATTTTGTAAGTTCTTATTTTAGTATATCAGAATGTAAATATCTGTCAAGAGGGGATATGTGGAAAAATCAAGGGGGTATGTTAGCTAACCTTAGTCAAAGAGAATTGAGGACCATTCCAGGATCTTTTTCACCGTGTAGGCATCGCTGTGATTACTTGTAGTAATCCACGGTTTATCCACAGCTGGGTTGTACGTAGGGACAATATAGGTCTTATAGCCCACTGGTTTCCTTCTGTACATCTTTGGAAGAACTAGGTAGCCGTTTCCGTGCCGTTCATGTAGATCTACGAATTCCTCTGTAATGCCGAAGTGCTTTAGAAGATAGTTACTACAGAAATGTCCTAGTGTAAAGATAACCTTGGGACGTATGATATCGAGTTCTTCTATTATATATCTAGAGCACCCACGTATATCACTGTCGCCAGGTATATCGTTCTTGGTATAGTGACACTTCAGTAGGTATGTCATGTATACATCTTCTTTCTTCAATCCGATAGAGGAAATTATGGCCTCGACATTCTCACGCGCGTTGCCTACGAACGGCTTACCGCTTTCTTCCTCTTTTAGTCCCGGCATTTCTCCCACGAGGACGACCCGGGCCTCTACGTTTCCCGCTCCCACTACCGGATTTCTTTTTAGTTTGCAGTTCTTGCAATGTTCCAACCGGGAGTTCATCTTTGATAAATAATGTTCCTTGAACATTTCCATATGCTTTGCATAATTCTGAGTAAGCACAGATATGGCAGAAGTTAGTCCGCTCCCTCTTGGGTAACGTCTGTTCTGCCCAGTGGCAGTTCAGGTCTCGTAGCTCTTTAACGAGATCTTCGAACTCGTCGTCGTCAAATACCATGACAAGCTCGTCTCTCTCTCCTGTGTTTTTATTTACGTAGTACAGCCTGGCCTCTTTAAGGTCGGGATACCTATGCTTCTTCAGGAAATAAAAGTATGAACATAGCTGCCTTCTGTGGGTATCAAAAGCCTTCTCCGGCATACGTGCACGAGCCCGGTAGTTGCGGTTATTCTGTGTCTTGATGTCCAGTAGGACCATGCCTACCTCGAGTTCTATAATAGCATCGAAGTGCCCACAGTAGTTAAGCTCCTTGTCCTGCACAGAGCCCTCTTCTTCCACCAGAACGCCCATCTTTTTGAATGCTCTCTGCCTCCAGTGATGTGAGGCGTGCCCATCTTCGGCAGCATTCTTCCATTTATAAGGAGATGTCCCCCCTGTAACTATTCCTGTTCTATTCAGGAACTGATGTCTTTTACATTTACCCAGTTGACTGGCGGGCCAGCACGACAAGCCTCTTTCTTTTTTAACCCGCTTACGCTTCTGGTCCATGTACTCACAGATAACGTCGTCTATAGTTTTAAACTTTTTCTTTTTCATATTTCATGACGGTATCTATCTTGTCTATAGCCCTGGCTTCTATCTGTCGTACTCTCTCACGAGAGATATTCATCACCTTGGCTACTTCGGCTAGGGTACGGGCAGCCCCGTCCTCAAAGCCGTATCGCAGACGCAGCACCTTCCTCTGGTTAGCGCTGAGGACTGCAAATGTCCTTCCCCATTCCAGGAAATCTTTTGGTGTCATATTAATAATCTTCAAATTTGTCCATCATATCTTGAGTTATCTCTTTGGCTCCACCGAAGATATTACCTTCTCCGGTATAGAGAACCTTGACTACTCTTTCCTCAACGAACAAAACCTCATCCTCTACCCATGGAGTACCCTGGTCGACTTTGTCGTACTCATGAAGGATAAACTTATCACCAGGTTTTATTTGTTTTACTTCCGGACCGATGGCTAAGGCTTCGCATGTATAGCGATGGCCTAGTCTGCCTTCACCTCCACCATCATGTATATTGTCCGGAACAAAGAAGTCTGTGCCCGAGAACTTCTCAGGCTTAAGCCATTTGAAGGCCACGAGGTTTCGTAATACACGGGGCCTTGACAGCTTTTCAAAATCTTTAATTTTCATACCCCTTAATTTTATCAAAGATAAATACCCCTGTCAAGTAGGGGTACGGGGGTATTTATCCACAGGGCAGAGCAGCACAAGTTTCCGAGCGGACCACTAAACACTCGAACCCAGGTGCCGCTCTAACCAATGGCGAACTTAAGTTCGCTTATTGGTATTTCTTCTTGAGTTTCGCCATGAATTCCATAGCAGGCTGCTTAAAGTAGAAGCCCAATATGAAAGTGGCTACTGGTACAAGAACTTGAGAAGCTTCTTGAGCAATAAAAGCAGAGGCAACAGCGCCGCCAACTACGATTATTGCCAAGATAGCCATAGTGGTTTCTTTTGACATAATAGTAGATTTATATGTTAATTATCTAATCGCAGTTGTTCTTACTACTTTGAAGGGGCGCCGTATAACGACTGGGTTTCCACCCATTTCTCCTGAAAATTTCAGGATGTAGTCACCTACCTCGCTCGATGTCCAGAATATGTACCAGAGTCCGTCTGATCTCTTGTAAGGCCCACCGTTAAGCGTATCATTTGCCACTACAGTTCCTCTGGAAGTGGTTATCTCCCATGCTGGATTGTCAGGATCTGTCAAGACCCCCATCGTATTACGATAGGTACACTCGAAATAGACGGTATTCCCTAATTCAAATGTCTTGGTAGTGTGTAACATATATTTTATTTTTTATAAATCTTTAATGGATAACCCATACCGGCTCCTAATCCGAATCCCAGATGCTGCTGTTCTCTATCCAGTGTTATAGTTCCAGCGAACCCGGAACTAATTGTTCTCATCGCATCCATTTCACCAGCGAATCCGGCTTCTTCTTCCTGTATTAGCAGGGCATCGCCCGTAAAGGCCGCAGAAACGGTCCTTAGGAGACTAGAATCCGCGGTCCATTGTCTCTGTTCTACTGCCTTCAAGGAGGCATCAGACGAGAAGTCGGCCCCCACAGTCCGCAAGAGACTTGAGTTGCTGCTGAACTGGACCTCTGCTACTACATATAGGTTGGCATCTGCAGTGAACATGTCAGCTACAGTGCGCATGATAGACGCATCTCCTGATATGCTATCGGATATTACTCTTAACAGACTTGCATTGGCGTTGAATATCACATTTGTAGTCTTCACCAGGTTAGCATCGCCATTAAACTGATTTTCTTCTAGTTTGTACAGATTAGCATCACCAGTAAATGTGTCTATTATCACCTTATTCAGACAGGAGTCTGCAGTAAACGTTGTACTTAGTATCTTCAGTAAGACCGCTCCGCCGGAGAACTGGTCTGATACAGACCGTTTCAGGTTACCATCTGCGGTTATAGTGAATGGCAGTACTGCGATGAGGTTAGCGTCTCCGATAAAGGAATCTGCTACCGTCCGTAGGAGGCTGCAGTCAGCGCTGAACTGCGCGTCAACCACCTTCTTCAAAGAAGAGTCTGAAGTGAATTGATTCTGTATTATAGCCAGTATTGCCGCATCACCAGAGAATGTAGCCGTTACTGTAGCTTTCAGATTAGCGTCACCTTCCCAGTAGAAGGCGCCTAGAGCTAGAATGCTGGCATCTCCAGTCCAGGAATTTGAGACAGTCTTCACAAGGTTACAGTCCCCTGACCAGTAATCTGTACCGATTCCCCTGATAGACGCGTCACCAGTAAAGCTGTTCGTGATAACTCTAAGTAGGCTTGAATCGCTGCTAAATACTGTAGCTTCTGTAGATATCAGACTAGCGTAACCTGTGAATACGGCGCCTACGACTCTTAATAGGTTAGAATTTGAACTGAAAGTACCCAATTCTGATGACTTACAGTTCGCATTTCCGGTAAAGGAGCCATAAACTGTCGCCAGAAGATTCGCATCAGACAACACTGTCAGAGCTATTGTTCTTAGGAGACTACTATCCCCGCTGAACTGGTCCGTAATTATAGTCCTTAGATTAGCATCTGATGTATATGACGAACTTAAGTTCGCGAGTAGGTTAGAATCGGCCGTAAACGATGTAAGCACTATGCGCAACAGCACAGCATCTGCGGTTATTGACTGCGTTATTACCGCTTTTAGGCTAGCATTAGATGTAAATATATCAGAAGCAGTTCGTAACAAGTTGGCGCTACCAGAGAAGGACGTCTGTACTGCTGCAGTAAGGCTAGCATCCGCAGTTAGGGACAACTCTACAACACGCAATATGCTTGCTTGGGACGAGAACTGCTGACTTATGGTCTTCAATAAGCACCCATTACCTGTAAAAGTCGTCGCTATTCCAGCCTGTAGACTGGCATCAGAAGTGAATGTATTAGAGACCAGTTTTACAAGATTAGCGTTTCCGCTAAATTGCGAGACTATATCAACTGCTTCAAGATTGGCATCTCCGTAGAAGAATACTGTCGGTATTATAAGTAGATTCGAATCACCAGAGAATTGCTGGCTTACCTGTCTCAGGAGAGACGCGTTACCGGTAAATGTATTACCGATAACTTTTAGCAGTACGGCATCCACGGTCCATGAAGCTACTTCTGTCTTAAACAGATTCGCATCTGAACTGAAGGTATTTGCCGTCTCGACCTGCAGATTAGCATCTCCAGTGAACTGCTGCGCGATCACTCTGAGCAGACTAGCATCACTGCTAAATGTATTTACAAGCAGCTTAAGCAGAGAAGCATCTCCATAGAAGATATTCTGTTCTATGCTAAGCAGACTAGCATCTGAGCTAAACTGGGCAGCTACGACTTTCAGTAGGCTTGCATCACCAGACACTGTATTCTGTACTGCCTTGTACAGGTTAGAGTCACCACTGAAGCTGGCGCTTACTTCGCGCTTCAGGTTAGCATCAGAAGAGAATTGCTGTGATGGCGTTGAAGTTAGGTTGGCATCACCTGTAAACTGTACAGAAATTGCACCGGTTAGGTTCGCATCGGCAGTCCACGACTGTGTTACTATGTGTAACAAGCTGGCATCTGCCGCAAATGTATCAGAGATTACTCTCTTCAAACTTGAATCAGAGGTGAGAGTAAAGCTCACTTCCAGTTTAAGATTCGCATCTGAGGTAAACACATTCGATAATGTTTCTATCAGATTAGCATCTCCGCTGAAGGTAGCGCTGACTATACGCAGCAGGCTGGCATCAGATGTATATGTCTGTAATATACCGACCTTAAGACTTGAATCACCGCTAAATGTGGCAGACACGTTCTTCTTTAAGTTAGTATCACCAGAGAAAGTATTTACTCCAACCTTCTTCAGGCTGGCATCACCACTGAACGTTGCAGATACTATCTTCCTTAGATTTGCGTCAGCAGTATATGAGTCTATGTGATGTGTCGAAATGTCAAGTAGTGTACCGTATTGGCTGCCATATGCCCATGCCGGGAACAATCCTCTCAGCTCCTCGCTGTAAAGGTATGAATCGCCAGAGAAAGTATTCTGCTCCGCACCGGTCAAGTTAGCATCGCCCGTAAATGTGTCTATATAGGTGTTAATCAAAAACGTGTCAGAAGTGAAGGAGTTCTCAACTACTAATAGGAGCGAAGAACTGCCGCTGAATGTATTCGCCTCTGTATCTGTCAGATTCGCATCACCTACAAAGCTTTGTACAACCGTGCCAACGAGATTAGCGTCTCCGCTAAGGATATTAGAGATGGCCAATCTCAGGTTGGCATCGGCTGTGAGCACAAGATATAGTATTTTCTTTAGACTTGCATCTGCAGAAAACACCTGATCGATTTGTTTTTGTAGGTTCGCGTCCCCGGCAAAAGAGTTCTGTATTGCTCTCTTTATACTACAATCACCAGTAAACGCCTGCGAAATTGTTGCTGTTAGGTTTGCATCACCAGTCCATGCATTACTTTCGACTGACTTCAAGGATGCATCACCACTAAAGCTGCTTGTAATTTCGGACCTTGTAAGGTTCGCGTCCGCATTGAAGGACGCAGCCAGTACCGCTTTCAGGGAGGCATCTCCCGCGAAAGTAGTACCGACAACATACTTCAATGAAGCATCACCTGTAATACTTTGTATTACAGTAGTTTTAAGATTAGAGTCACCTGTAATGAGGCTCTGTACGGCCCTCAGAAGGCTTGAATCACCTGATATGGTATCAGACACCACCCTAAGTAGATTCGCGTCGCTACGGAGCTCCTGTGGCGTTATACGCAATAGTGAGGAATCACCTGTGAATTGCCCTAATTCTATTGACTTTAGTGAAGCACTTCCCGTAAACACTGCAGTTACTACCCGTAACAGCGAACTGCCGCCTGTAAAGCTCGTAATTTCCTCTGATCTTAGCGAAGCATCACCTACGAATGTATTAGATATATTAATTAGTAAACTTGCATCTCCGGTAAAGACAGTAGATACACCGCCCACGAGGTTTGCGTCCCCGCCGAATGAGGCTGTTATCACCTTGAGAAGTGATCCGTCAGCCACGAACGTCGTCGATTCTATAGACTTCATACTGGCATCACCAGTAAAACTGTCTGTTATATCGATCTTTTTCAGGTTAGCATCCGACGTTAATGTATTGGTTTCTTCACCGGTTAGATTCGCATCGCCTGTGAATGATTCTAATTGTATCATTTTGAGGCTCGCATCGCCCGTAATCGTATCATAAATGATACGCTTTAGGCTCGCAGATGATACGAATGTATCTGAAATTGTGATCAATAGACTGGCATCGGCCGTAAACTGTGCAGATTCTGCACCGATTAGATTTGTATCGGCTGAGAATGTAGCGCTTACTTCTTTCTTCAGGTTACCGTCACCATAATAGAATACTGTCGGGACAATAAGAAGGTTACCGTCACCATAGAATGTGGCGGTTATTTCTTTCAGAAGACTGGCGTCAGCTGTTGCAGAATTTGCAACTACTCCTACTAAGTTAGCATCACCGGTGAAGTTGGCACTTACGATCCGCAAGAAAGAACCATCCGATACAAATGTATTGGATAGTACCCTCTTAAGAGAACCGTCACCCGTGAATGTATCTTGTATATCAGTCTTCTTTAAATTTGAGTCTCCACTGAATGAATCTACTTCAGCTGTTGTCAGATTAGAATCACCCGCAAACGAAACGTTTACAGTTGTAAACAGATTGGTATTACCAGAGAATGTAGCACTTACTACGCGCTTAAGAGACGCATTACCTGTGAAGGTATCAGTCCCCTCTATCTTCAGACTGGCATCTCCGTAGAAAAATACTGTAGGTACAAACAAGAGATTACCATCGCCTGAGAATGCAGTGCTCACTGCGCCTACCAAGTTAGCATGTCCGTGGAAATCAACAGATACTTCGCCCACTAGATTAGAATCTCCGGAGTATGTATCTGTGGTTATTCTGAGTAGACTGGCATCAGAACTGAATGTATCCGATAGGGCTATGAGTAGACTAGCATCTCCATAGAATGGCGTCTCATATGAGTTGATCAATACAGTATCACCAGAGAAGGTAGACTCCTCGGTCTTAAGTAGGTTAGTATCGCTAGAGAATGTATCAGATTCTATGCTCTTCAAGTTAGCATCACCGTAGAATGGTGAGTCAAGGATGTTTCTTAGATTAGCATCCCCGGAGAATGTGGCTGCTATGTTCGTGATCAGCATTGCATCTCCCGTGAAGTCGTCCAAGTATGTATCTGTATCTGTGGGATCGCCTTCTAGTACAAATGTGTTGGGAGTCTTCTGGTTATTGTATGCAGCATTGATCCATTCATCATCCTCCCTAGAATCCATGACCCACATTTCGTCGATCATTCCGTCCATCCAGTGACCATCACTATTAGAGGAACCAATTCTGAATTCAAAGTCAGAGTTCTCTATAGAGCTCACGTTAGTTCCGTTCTGAGTAGATCCCTGCTGTGAACCGTCTACATAGAACTTAAAGTCCTTAGTAGCTCCACCTATCCATGTAGCTGCTAGGTGATACCAGGTGGTAGCAGACGGACTCCAGTTAACAAGAGCATCGTCTTCACCGGGACCGTGCTCGTAGGGATTCATTCTGAATCTATAGTTAACTCCGTTGTAGTTATGACTCCATGTATATGCTCTTTTGCCCTCGGCTCCGACAGTATTGTATTTGCTCAAAAGTCCGAATGTCTGTCCACTCGTAGGTAGTGTCTCTATCTTATTCCAGCATAGGAACGTATGTTCTGTAGTCAGGTCCAGTCCTTGCTGATTAGCATTTGTTATATATAGGTGTTCGTTGTTAGATCGTTCAAAGTCTCCGGCTGTATCTATTTGTCCACTTGAAGAGCTCTGCACAGTATTATAATCAGTAAGATCATTCTGGTTTCTAGTACTATCGGACCTTGTTCCGGATGTTTCGTCCAGGTGCCAGACGCCCTTGAAGTTGTCGTTCCATACGTTAAAACTTCCATATATACCTTCTTCGTGTGGCTGTGTCTTACCCGATTTGTTATACCATACATAGATATTTGTATTGGTAGAGCTTGATATGCTTGGTACCTTGACCCAGACCTGAGCCGTTCCGTTAGCCGGGTCTATGTCAGTAGTAAATTCCCTCACCTCGCAAGGTAGGATATTAGTACCGGCAGCATCAGAGCTAAACCGGATGTCACCACCGCCATTGAGCGCGGGGTAGCTTCCGTCAGAGTCGAACATCTCAGATGGTAGCGTTGTCTCATCCAGTAGGACGGGGAAATCTGTTAGGGTAGAATCTACCTTGCTTGACTGGATAGTAAGCTTACACTTCCTGCCCCAGTCCTGTAGATCTTCAGATGGTTCCGTTATAAGTACTTGGTCACCATATGTCTGGTGGACTGAACTATTGGACAGACATAAACGAAGTCTTGTGAACTGGTTATTTGTTCTATTCCGCATAAAGTTTATCCAGCTCGTCCAGGTTCCATCGTTTATGTTCGCCCTATACTGATGTGTAGTAAAGTTCCATTGGACAGTAAGCTTGTGCCAGGTATTTGTAGCTAGTCCTGTAGCAACGTCTACGTAGTCAGTATCATAGATTCTCCACCTTCCTGGATTTCCTTCGTATCTAGTCCACAGTACTTGCGTAGCACCGTCAAAGAGATGGAAGTGAACCTCACCTCCGGCACCGGCACACTTGCCCCAGTATGTCATTTCGTAGTTATCGGTATTAGTATCCTGTGTTATAGCAGTACGGAATGTATAGTCAAGCTTATCATCGCCGGCAGTAGTATTCGTGATACACTTGTCTGAGCTCTCTGCACCGTCTGTATCTATTATGTCTACATCGGTAGAACCTGACCAGCGCTTCTGACCATTGGCATCTCCGTTTGTCATATCATCAAAGGTTTCCTGGAACACCACAATCTTACCTACAAGGCTTGAATCTCCCGTAAAGGTATTCGGTTCTGTTTTGATTAGGTTAGCATTAGATGTAAATGTGCTGGCTATCTCTTTGATGAAATAGCAATCGCCCGTGAACGAGTCCGAGTGTTCTTGGCTCAGACTCGCATCACCGGAGTATGTACTGGAGACAGTGCTTAGCAAACTAGCATCTGCAAGCATTGTATTATCTACGACCCGTGTCAGGCTCGCATTTGATGTGAAGGTTGCTGTCTGTTGATCAGACAGCCAGCCGCCATAAGATTGTGAGCCATAGGGCTGTCTTCCGTACATATTAGGTTATTTTATGTTGCTATAAAGATAATTTTGCTTACGGTTTCTGTTTGGAGATTAGCATCACCAGTAAAGGTTCCGGTTCCTGTATAGCTGTAGACTACTTCGAGCTTCGCTGCTTTAGACGCAGAGCTGCTATAGTCATAAGCATTTCTTTCTCTACCAATATCACTTCCATTGTCATTGATTATTAGAGCAAGATCATTCCCACTTGCCCAGCCGTTTCTGTCTGTAATCTCCTGTACAATACTTGCTAGGCCAGTGAAGTCATACTCATTGTCAGTCGTCCACGAAGGAAGAATACTGAAGTTTACGTATGCAGAAGTGAGCTGTGTATAGTTGTCTTCCCAGGGCCTGTTATCAGTCGACCATGCAGGCGCATCATCAACGTCAATACCGTAAACTCTTACATTTACATTATTACTAGAATAGTCACCATTGGCAGTAAGCGTAAGTTTGGCGCTATGGATAGTAGCACCCTTCGGGATATTTACTCCAGTAAATCTGAAGCCTGCGCAGAGGCTCCACTCTAGCATGTGCCCACCTTCGTGACCTATCTCGATAGTGCTTTCGCGATAGTCTACGGATACGTTAGTATCATTGCGATACTTGTCAGTAGCGTCGTTAGTAGATGAGGTTACTATCTGCTCCGTAACGGTAGTTCTCGGCTGGAATAGAGATGCATCGCCAGTAAAGTCATCGGAGTATCTATCAGCATAACTGGTATCATAACCAACTATAAACTCACCATCATTATCTGTATTGGCTTCGTATAACATACAGAAATGTGTAGTAGTAAGCTTACACATCGCAGGCGCATTGATTCTATAGCCCGTGCTATAGGTATCTTCTCCATCATCGGTTATAGTATCATTATCGTTTCTGGTTATATACTGGACCTTGCCGTTAGCACCACCGAGTTCGAATTGACATACATATTTATTAACACCCATTGCAAACAAGTCCTGTTTTCTAACTTGATACGATGCACCATAGTAAAGCTCAGAAGCAGAGGAGTTGGCTGTTACGGTAGTATCAGTAAGAGTAAAGGGTCTGGCATATAGCTTACGCTCTGAGCCAGAAGACCAGGTTAGGATACCTTTCGTAGTCGAATCTACGTCCATGCTACATGCTACATATTTATATGTAGTAAAATCCTGAGAGAACTTGGCACCCCCGGCGGTCGAAGGCGTAGTACCTGAAACAGTATACTGACTCAGGTAGGCATCAAAGCTCCATGTTCTTCCGCCGCTTCCTACCATTCTTGACCAAGCCAGGATAAACCTATCGTCGGCTAGGCGCTTTATATCACATGCTCCAAGCTCATATGCGGAGTTTCCGGTATTAAGGAAATTATATTCCGTTCCAGGAATAATAGTCGTCCCGGATACAGTACATACCTGAAGCTGTCCCTTACCAGTCGCATAGTAACTTCTTCTGGCAGCAGTAACGAACTTACTATCAGTCAGCATGTCTACGGCGAACGGATATACGCCGGTGATATTATTAAAGAGGCCCGTAGCACTATCTAATGATATAGTAATAGTAGTTCCGGATAATGTACCGATAATACCCTTCGCTTTATTAGTATCGCCCGAGTCAGAAAATACTATAATGAATTTAGTAGATGACAACGGAGCAATAAATAGCGAGCCAGAATCAGCATTACCGGATTCAAACTTTACCTTACTTCCCCAAGTTGGCGTAGTACCGCTAACAGACGCTGCTCTTACATAACATCCAGTAGCACTGAAATCAGACCAGGCCGCTACTATATGTGTATCATCCATACGACAGATATCCATCTTGGCCATATTGCCAGTATCAAATGTTGACTTTGTTCCAAATGTTGCCATATGTTTAGTTTATATTAAGTAAATTATTCAAACGTAAGAATGACGCTTAGACCTTTTGGTGCAGTTCCTGAGTGCACAGCGTCTACGTCTATGTAGATCTCGTCGCCGGTAGCGATGTCATCATTGGCCGCGTTTATGACTTCGTCGTTCGCGTAGAACTCGTCACCAATCGTCACCTTCGTTGAGAGCATGTCGACATCGGCACCTGCTCTCCGTCGCCTTACTTGTACGTCAGTAGTTCCTGTTATACCTTTGGTATGAACAGTGCAAAGAACGTCTTTGAGTTCGTATCCGTTAAAGTCAGCCGGTACCGGGATAGCCACGGCACCATCTCCGACAGCTACGTCTTGCGAGCTATCAAAGACATTAATACCGAACATCTTCTTACCAGCTGCGTCTGTAAGATCATCCATCATTTTTTTCGTAAGCACTAGGGCCATACGATATGTTTTGCTAGCGATGTTCTTGATGCTAGCACCAGATCCTTCTTGGTTTCTGGTTACGGTTAAGGTATCAGTACTTCTGGCAGTACATCGAACGATCTCAACATTAGGATCGTCAGACGGATCACCATAGTCAGTATTATTCCACCAGACAAGGTTAAACTCCCCATCCGAAGACGGATCAGGAAGCTTGGCGCCATGGCCACCAGACAGAACAATGCTCACGGCACTGTCGTCATAACCAGTGGATACTGTTACCTTACCAAAGTTTTTTACTGCGTCGAATGTTGCCATATGTTTTGGTTTATTATTAATTTTAATTAAATTCCTAATTCAAGGCCAAACTCTTCCATACCTGTCAGACCCCATCCTGGGGCATTGGCCACGCTGACACAATCTATAGTTCCTGCGAAGCCTGCGTCCTGCAGCGTAGATTCAAGCACCGACAGACCGGCAAATGATTCTGTGCGCTCTACGTCAAAGTATGCGTCACTATTGAACTGATTCGACAGTACGCCCTTCAGACTTGCATCAGCTGTAAATGTATTCTGGATATCCTTTTGAAGACTCGCATCTCCAGAGAACGTATCAGACACTGTAGCAGATAGACTGGCATCTGAACTGAATGTATCTGATACTACTCTGAGTAGACTAGAATCACCAGAGAATTGTGCTGTATGCAATGTTTGTATCAGGGCATCACCTGTGAATGTATTAGCTTCGACTGACCTTAGGCTGGCATCTCCGGAGAATGTAGCAGGTACTACAGCCAACAGACTTGAATCAGCAGAGAACGTATTCGCCTCTAAACCTACGAGATTCGCATCACCCGTGAACGTTGCTGTATGCAGGGTCACAAGAGCTGCATCTCCGTTGAATGTATCAGAGACAGATACTGCTAGATTCGCATCTCCAAAGAATCTTGGATATGTAATATATGAATCACCTGTGAATTGATTTGAAAGTACGGCCGCCAGATTCGCATCACATGTAAACGATCCTGTTATGATCTCAGCAAAGTGCGCATCACCTGAGAATGTATTAGATACCACACCTGTCAGGCTCGCATCACCAGAGAACGTAGCAGCAATTACCTTCTCAAGATTAGCATCTCCTACGAATGTATTCGACTCTGCCCCTACAAGGTTGGCGTCACCTGTAAATGTATCTTCTATGTATCTGTCACCCATGAATATACCGCCGTACATTGGGCCGTATCCCCAGGCTCCGTACAGGAATTTACTGTCACTGTCGTATAGATATGCATCACCGGTCCAGTGTCCCTTACTAATTACTGCATCTCCGGTAAAGGTGTTAGGAATCGAGTATGTCACTTTTACCTCGAGGTGGTCGAGATTCGCGGCTATCGATTTGCCTGCATACGACTCTATCCCTACGTCTATAATAAAGTTATCGTCATTTATATCAGACGGTGACAGGGATAATCCCCATAGATCAGAGATAGTTCCGTATATAGCAGTGGTCTCTGATGTTGACAGGGTCACTTCTTTCTCTCCATAACTTGTATCTGGTTTCACTACCCTCACATAGAATCTTCCGTCAGCAGTATCGACAGTATCCTCATAGTGCTCAAGAGCCACCTCTACTCCGAGTATTGTAGCGTGAGACGGTACTGTGAATCCGAAGTGGTGATATGATTGCCACTTAGATCCTAAGCCAGACTGCGAAGCAGTCGCGTACTGATCATCACTTACGTACGCCTGTGGCGCATTGGTCCACTGGTTATTTGATCCTGTACCGGAAGGAGATTGCCAGTATGTTGTTTTAATAGTGTATGATATTTCAACTCTTTCAAGATTACAGTCAGCAACGAACGTGGTTGACTCTATGCTCTGCAGACTTGCATCTCCTGTGAAGGTATCACTTTCTGTGCCCAGAAGACTGGCATTACCAATAAACAAATTCTGTGAAGTATCTTTAAGGCTTGCATCACCTGAGAATGTGTTCGATACTTCACCGACCAGATTGGCATCAGAGCTAAATGTTTGCTCTACAATACTTACTATGCTGGCATCTGCAGTAAATATGTCGCTGTACTGCCGCATGATCATGGCTCTTCCAAGCCACGTATTAGAGACAACTCTCTTAAGGCTAGAGTCTCCGCTGAACGTGTCGCTTATATCGGTCTTAAGAAGATTGGCATCAATATCGAATCCATTACCTCCACCATATAAGAACTTAAGTTCGTTGATAAATATCTCATGACCAGATACTCCGATAGTAGGATGATGTATCCTAAAGATAACATGATTATAGTTAGCAGTATCTATATAGTCAGACATATCTAGCGGTAGGAAGTATGTGTGTGAATAGTCTCCGGTAGGATTCTTTTTGAAATCCTGGGTTTGTGCTGTTATGTTATCCCAGCCGGTTGTATTTGTATTATATAATTGGAATCTGATATTATGTTCGGTTGTAGCATTATAGTAGCCAATCAATCTGACCATTAGCTGCTGGCCGCTTGTAGGCACTTCATAGAAATCAAAATCAACTTGCATTCCCGGGGTTACCCCAACATTTTCTATGACAGATAGTCTGCTTCCGTTATGGTCCCACGTATCTTGAAGACTACCGCCGCTTACTGATCCAATATTGACCGTCATTGATTTGGCATGTTGCCACGACAGAAGGTAGGAATCTCCATAATAAAATACTGTAGGTATTATTAACAGATTCGCATCTCCAGTAAATGTTTCCGTATATGTACTTATAAGATTGGCATCACCCGTGAATGTATCAGAGATCACGCGCTTTAAGCTTGCGTCTGCCGAATACGTATCTGAGTATGTTTCGGCTGTGATCTTCACCGCTATAATTCTGTTTAGCTTAAAGTCTGATTCGTTACCAGCTCCAGTATCCTGAGTAGCACCTTCTAGCTCTAACGTCTTACTTCCTGCTGCCATACCAGCAACACCAAGCGAGATAATAGAACTATTGCTATTATCCTGATTATCAGAATTCGTCTCACCATACATGTAGCCATCCATTGTGTCTGCACCGAATTTCATTGCTATACCGGTCCCATTATTATTATCCCTGCATCCGAAGAACGAGTGTGCCATTACAAGATAATCACCGTCATCCAGATATCCTGTTTGCGTTAATATATCTTGCCAGGTAGCAGCCCCACTATCGAGAGTAACAGTGCCTTCATTCTCGTTCTGGATATTCGTGTTGTTCATTATCGGAATAGCACAGATTCTTGCTCTCTGGATTATAGCCTCGTCAGCCCAGCCTTGACCCTGATATCGTATATCAAATGTCTGCGAAGACGCGGGAAGCGTCTCAAGAGTAAATGCAGTAATAGGAATATATTTACTGTCGTTTGATGTATCTCTACCTATATCTGTATTGGCAGCATCATAGTCAGTATTGTAGGCACCGACTACTGTGCTACCATACCTGAATTCAAATGCACCACCGCCTGCTGCAACATCTTCGGACGCACATGAAGCATGGAACATTACCATGTACTGTCCTGCAGTCGGAGGAGTAAAAGTTAGGGTTGTCTTGGTCTTCCACCCTGTACCAAATCCCGAGCTTGATTCGGATTCTGACTCAGCCCACTCTGTGTTTGGTGGTTCCTCGAAGCAGGTAATGCTGGCATTATTAATCCAGATATCATCCGTAGAAGATTCAGCCAGATATTGCAGATCAATAGTGTGAGATGTATTGTCAAGGCTGATTCTATCTATGAACGTGATCGGGATACCCTGCCTAATCGATGTAGCATTCAGGTTGCCAAAGTTAATCCATCTTGCTCCGCTGGTTCCGGTAATAGCCAGAGTAGTAGAATCGTCCAGCCTGAATCTTGCACCGATACCGTGCCCGTCCTGAGCAGTGTCATAGTCTGCACCAATGAACATAGTACCAATCACGATAAAGTTCTTGGTACCTGATTCCCCGCTTCGGTTCACAGTAAGCGTAAGGTGGTCAGTCCACGATGTAGGAGCTGACGAGGTTATGACAGTTTCGGTTAGGTCTTTATTTGTATAAAATTCTCTGGCCATATTATGTATATTTATGTCTTACTTCTAGCTTGCCCTTCATTTTCTTCTTGCCTTCGTAGTTGTCAACTATCCTCTCTATTGATGTTATAAAATCCATTAGGTCGTACTGTCCGACCTTTGCAAGTGATTTAAGATTGAGCTTGAGATTGTAGATGATCTCATCTGCCGTGGGCTTTTTCTTGAGTTCCTTGATCCTGATCAGGTATTTCTTTTCGCAGTATTCACGTTCGTCAATATACCAACGAGGTCCGCGGTATTTACCACATATAGTTTGTTTACATCCACGACAGTCCATAGAATTAAAGTTAACCTATAAAGTGTACGGCGGCTTTCCAGATAGCGTATACGACCCCACCGATAATCGAAACGCCTACTACTCTACCCACCCAAATAAGAAACTTCTCTACCCACTTGGCAGAGAACTTTTTCTCGTTCTCCTTATTCATATTCTCTATCTTTTTCCCGAGATCTTTAAAGCCATCACCGACTTTTTTGTCGAGATTCTTGTGGCCTTCCTTGATATGTTTGATGTCGGTTTTTACTTCTCTCATATCTACTTTAAGTTGTATGATATCTTTTTCCATATTATTAGAAGTTCGCGCCTTTCGGAAGTTCATTGAAGATCTTGGATGAAACGGTTATGCCATAGCCATTATTATTCTGTACGTAGATCGAGGCCGCAGCCTGTCTCTCGTTCCGCACAGGCCGTAATTGGCCACCGACTATAATACCTTTTCGTCCTGCTCCTTCGCCTTCCAAGACGAACTTTTTCTCAAAGTCTTTAATAATACGATTTGCATCATCAGATATTTGAACGACATTGGGTTTATCTACCAATGTCCACGGATTAAACATGAATCGTGAGTCGAACCATTCTTCCCGGAACTTCTGCCACCCATCAGGATGTAGGGCATCTGGGGTTCCTCTCGTACCCCAGCTGTTAGGACCTGCAATAAACTTTCCAAGTTTATCTATACCAAACTTGGCCCACCACATACAGTGAGCCCAGGTAGACCTTACCGGTGGCTTTGGTTCGAATGATCCCCAGTTACCTGCACCATCGCCGCGCAATCCTCCAACTACTCCCCAGTTGTCTCTAATAGCCATAGCAAATAAGTCCATATTACTTGCCGCACTGAATGTGCGATACTCTTTGGCTTGCAGGATTTGAGCTATTCTATCCATCTCAGGAGTCTTCCATGTTCTCTCGATCATGAATTCTTCTCTCGGGGGATTTCCATTTTCATAGCTGGATACCAGTCTTTCCGGTAGTGATCCCCAGTTCACCAATAACTTAGCGCCATCACGGATATATGCACCGCCATGGAGTCCAAGGCTGATCTGAGAATAGATAGCTTTTGCCGATTGATCCCGGTAGTATCCGGTCTCAACAGCATCAAGACCAGAACCGTAATAACTCCAGCCTTGTCCTACACAAGAACTGGAACCGTCCTGGTCCTTGAATGGAATAACAATATCAAGTTCTCTCTCGATATCGAATCCCTTTTCCCAATCTACGGGTTCTCCGGCCGCGGCTACTTCTTCGTAGCCATAGTCCCTTACATCTATCTGATCCGGGACACAACCAGTCCCATAGGGAAATCTTGGTCGGAAGAAATTAAACATAGTTGTGGTCTTAGTTAATTATGGTACCAACGTGCAGTCCCCTGAGAATGAATCAGAGACTACAGCAAGAAGACTCGAGTCAGCATCGTATGAAGCTGCTATTGTTGTCAGAAGACTTGAGTCACCAGCGAACGTATCGCTAACAGTGATAGCAAAAGCCCCAAGACCAACAGCGTCTCCTAATTCCATGATAGAAAGAATCCCAGCACCTGAGTCCTGGATAACAGAAACTTGAGCCGGATACAATATATCGAATGTATATTGCCTATCCGCTGAAATTAAGAAGCCGTTGCCCGCAGAAACTGTAGTAGAGTCGAAGCTGATGTAGCAATCAGCCGAAGCAGATACGGTGATCTGTTTAGCTTTTCCACTAAGATCCTGCGACTGTGATGTGCCGGTAAACGACACATTGATTGCATTTGATTTTGAATAAGCCATAGTTTTAAGCCTTAATTATTTTATCTCTATAAATAAGTTTATAGTCCCTAATAGGAATTTCCCTCTGGCGGATATCCTTGTTGCCGATTATCCTGATATGGCCTAGGCCATGTTGCCAGTTTGGCACACCCTCGATATAGTCCTGCTGCATTTTACACAGGCACCCGGTCTCCATCCATTCGTAGTCCCCGCTTCTTTTAGTAGCGTAGAACTTCCCAAGACGGTGAGTATGAGCAGATGCTCCGCTAATACCCTCCTTCTCGAACTCGGCCCTGCATGTATATGCAGAGTGCTTTCTAAAGTTCTTGCCATGCTTTGCTATGAATTCATCTCCTATTTCGAAGGAGTCCATATAGGCTATCCCAAGCTCGTCTAGCTTGAGGAGTTTATTTAATTGTAAGTCTCTTAGATATGCGAAGGCTTTTGCATGTCTCCACATGTACTTCTGAAGTCTATCCATGTGGTTGCTTTTGAGTAACACTTTCTGTGAGTTCGGGCATATCTCGCTGAGATGTTCCCAGTACCCTCGTACCATGTCCAGCTCTTCTTGCAAGCTATTAACTCTCTTTGGGTCTTTAGAGAATTTAGAGATAGCGTAGAAATCATGCCACTCATGCATGAGTATGATCTCCGGCTGGATGATCTCACAAAATTTGAATGCTACTGATAGTGCCCTCTTGTCCTCAAACGGGACGTGTACGTCGTTTAGCGTTATGATATCCATCGATTCACACGCCTCGACTTTCGCTTTGTTGAGCATAGTAGTCTATTATATTTGATAAAAAAAACTTTCATCGTATGTGGTCCGATCCACGATGAAAGCTTTCTTCGATGGGTACGCAAAGGAACTGCGTTTAACCTAGGATCGGTTACCCTATTTTGCGTTTGTATCCTTGACTATTCCGCCCATGACGTCATGGCGGGCTACTTCTGTCTGATTCGGGTATGTAACTTTCGTCATCTTCCAGTGATCACAATGAACTGAGAAGTCGCACCAGAGATCCTGGCCCTTGTCTCTGAGTTCATAACAGAACTTAATATCTTCTCCTATCGGCTTCTTTCCTTTGTCAGGAACAAACTCTTCCTTGAACCAAGGCTCTTCAAGATTATCGAATACAGACTTATGTATAAGGCAGCATGACATTCCAAAGGCGTCTACCTTTTCTATGCCTTCTGGCTTAAGAACGTATTCGAGACCGTCTTCTTTGTCTTTGCCGTTGGCGAATCTGAACACCATGGGGGCTGGCCTAAGAAGTCCGTCTTCACATAGTTTGAAGTTACAGGTTACACCTGTTATTATATCTTTTCCGGTAGCGAGTAATTTCTCTATCGCGTCTGGTGGAGGTACGGTATCCGCATCGACAAAGAACAAGTAATCGTAACCGCCGTTCAGGAATGCAGACACGCACAGGTTGCGCGCTACTGATACCGGTGAATAGTTTTGTGGCGGGAACAATATCATCTTCATGCCTCTCGACCAGGAGATCACCCTGAGCATGAGATCAGTGCGGATATTCCCCATGTTGGGAATAGCGACAAAGATAGATGGCATTTGATCTAAGGTTTTGCCGTCTACCTCTTTGGGTTTGAATTCTCTATTCCCCATCTTCGTCGGCACGTACCAACTTAGGTTCGCATCCTGTGCAGGATTCTATTTCACTGGCGTCCTTCAGTGGAAGGCTCTCAGTAAAACTTTCTACCATAGTTGGTTCGTCGTAATTATTCTCTATCCGTCCGTCCGGATAAAGATACGTAATCTGCTTGACCTTTTTACCTCCTATTTCTATTTGCCAGCCAACCATGTTGACTTGAAATTTCGGGAACAGGTTCCCGGTATTGGCAATAGTTCGTCTGAAATAAATCAGAGTAGCTCCATCTGGAACTCCCATCTTGAATTCTCTGAGCCCTGAATCTTTATGTTTAGGGATGAGCTTAAAAACTCTAATCTTTTCAAAGTCCGGATTCCTGTGATGAAACTTGAATTGTTCCTTCTCCCCATCTGGAGATTGATTAACGACTCTGCCGTCGTCTAGTTCAAGCTCCCACTTATAGTATTCTCTGAGCATATTGTTTAGTGGTCTAGAGTGCGACTGGGCACATCCAGAATAGTAATCTTTTTATTACACTCTAAGAGCAAAACCTAGTTTTCGTCGAGCCCGAAGGCCTCATCGTTAGCGAGGATAGAGTTTTTTGACAATAGGTTTCCAGTCGTCATAGGTCTTATAGCCGCGCTTAGCTGCAGATGTTCTCATGTCTGCATTAAGGTTGGTAGCTACACGGATCAAATCTAGTACTGTTTTCTGTTTTCTTAGTTTCTTTCCTGATATTTTGTCTTTCATGTTTTTTGTTACGACCTTTGACTCCCTGATCCATGATTCAAGAACAGGGATAACTATATCTGCTTGTGTTTTTTTGACAACCAGATATGGCCTTACTGCCTTCAGCACATCTACTATCTCTTGAGTTTTAAGAGTTTGCCATGTAGCTTTTGCGCTTGCGTTGCTTCTATTGGCAATATATACAGCGCCTTTGCCTAACATGCCTCTTATATACTCACATACCCATTCGTACTTAATGTGCTGTGTAATGTTAAGGACTGGGCGAATGGCAATGTATTCATTACCATTGTTGTTCTGTACTCTAACTCCGATATGGATGGATCCATCGCCATCGATGAAGCCTGCGAGCCATGACAGAAATTGAGTCTTAGTTGACATAGATTTTATATTAGTTACTTATATAATAAGTATAATACTCTATCTAGTTATTGTCAACTAATGATCATCAATTTTCGTCGTAAGAGTAATTGTAAGTTTGCTGGGTCATGTTACCTTGTGAAGCACCCGTAGATACTTCCAGCATCATAACCAGGAAGTCTGTAGCTTCACCTTGTGTGTTAAGGGTTCCTGAAACAGAAGCCTTAGCACCGGCTGTAGCTGTAGACACCGCCGTGTAACCAGCATTAGTTGTAGCTAACGAAGGTGTGGCGTAAGTTGAAGTGGTTTTGTAGTAATCCTTTACTACTCCGGCTTCCGGCTCAGTGCCGGCTCCCCAGAATTTGAAGTTGGTAACCTGAGTGTCTGGCTCAGTAGTACCTAATTCAAAGTGTAACCACTTCTCGTAAGAGTAAGCGTAACCCGCACTTGGGATGGTGATCGGATTGGATGTTCTGTTTCCAGAACTGTTGGTGCAGTTATCGGCTGTGATAAAGTCGATACCTGTACCGGTAATATCCGTTTCCGTAGGACCAGCGCCAAAGTTACAAGTTAAGTTTACATCAGCTGGACTTGCCATAGTTTTGGTTCACTATGTTAATTAATAAATAAAACCGTACGGCCTACTTCGGCCCTACAGTCTTTTGAGCTGGAAATTCAGCAGCATCATTGCTGATGACCTCGAATAACCCGCCCTTGCCTTCAGCAACAATAGCGTCATACCGAGAATTCGGCATAGATACTATGTTACCCTTTGAGGCGTGAAACTCAGGACACATGAAACTCGCGTGCTGAGCGTCGCCTTTGAATCTTGCTTTTACCATATGTGTTACAGATAAATTAAAAACTGCCTGTCGGCAGCTGATACGAGCAAGTAGAGCAACGTATCAGTTGCCTATAAACTTGCTCCGACGACTAATCGCAGGAGTCCACACATTATACTTTAATTATATCACAGTTTTGCGTCAAACTCAATATGGCACTTCTTACATACGGGCTTATAATCATCTAGATTGCGCCTGTACTTGTGATCTATATTGGACCACTGAGTTGCCATGTTGTCGCAGTATGTGCATTTGTGAGTTCTGGCAGCGCCCTTATGGCGGCCTACCCACATATGTATAGCTTTATATTTAGCATCACTTCCTTTCCATTTAGAGCTATTACTGCTCTGCATATGGGGCCGAGATATTCCTTTAGTAGGATTATTCTTCCCCTTCCAATAACTCGTGCGTCCTTTGCACGAATTACTTATCTTTTCTTTGGTTTTGGCAGAATGCTTTCTGCCTAGATTTGTTTTGTGACCCTTTTGAAAAGCCATAAATATAAGTAGTTATAATATGTTCCACACATTGTTACTTATATTATATCAAAGATTTGTCCTGTGGACAACTTATGCCCTTCCGCAATATCTCTTTATTGAACAGACCTTTGTCAATTTTATTCACTAATGCATGTAAAGGAAAGTAATTTATTGACGTATTTCCTATCTTATCTACCCTAACTTCAAGGACAAACCGCCTATCTACATTGATTCCTGCAATGATTTTAGCCTGTAATTTCTGGTCACCGATCTCTAATTTGCCTCCGGATGATATAACGGAAGCTACTGCCTCGTTTAGAAAATAGTAATAGTGATACTTTCTTATGCTAATCTTAGGCGTTATCCGTGATTTATTAACGAATGTTGAGACCGGATGAGTCAATGCCAGTGCAGATATTGACACATCGGCAGGAATGTCTTCCCATGTAAAAGGCTTGTCCCCCGTGTTTTCCACAAACCTTCGGTTATCATTAGTGTAAGCAATAAACATATTTTAGCTAGGATTAGTGTAATTCACCTTAGTGAATGAAATTGTCCTATGGAAGTTACGAACTTAAGTTCGCACTTTATTAAGTGGTTATCCCCATCTCTGGGGCGTCTACTGTACCGGATTCCGGTAGGGTTAACTTATATGGCCCGGCACTCCAGTCCGTCCCGGCATTGCAGTATCGCACGCCGTGTGTTCCTGGAGTAAACTCAGTCCATGTAGGGCTGGCCTCTGTCCCTTCGTTTGCATAGAAGCTAATAGAAGGAGTTGACCCCGAATATCTGTATCGGATCTGTATTACGTGTGCCAGTGAACTTGTACTAGGAACGGCCGCATCATACGGTACTTCCGCGCCTAGGTTAAAATATATAGACTCACCAGCGCTAGGAGTAACACTAGCTTCAACATAATTTGTATCTCCCATAAGGCGGTTAGGACTAGCAGCACCGGCCGTGGCGGCAGCTGGCTTCCAGTCGTCACCAGGCGATGTAGATGTCGTGTCAACAGCATAGAGCATTGGTATGTTCCCATTACCGGTTGTTCCGATAAAAATCTCTTTGGCCACAGATGCGCCGGGTGTAGTCTGCGCAGGGAAGGTTAATGCATTGTCCCATGCCTCTACGTATGGAGCTACGGATAAGGATTGAGAGAATGTAACCTTGAATACGTATCGCGCGTTCTGGTTACCGGCTCCTGTGATTTGTAATGGAATAGCCATAGGTTTAGGTCTTGTATGTTAGTAAAGTGCGGACCCCGCCCCGACCTTTAGACGCAGGGCCCGCGTAAGATGTTTAGCCATCTTGCCTTGGGACGTTGTCGAATCTCAAGGATTTCTTAGTCTTCTGTCTGTTTTTATCCCGTACGATCTTCTCAGCTTTTAGAAAGTGTTGAAGAGCTTCAGGATCGGAACAGTTAGGCATAGCCAGGTCGTCCCTGGTAAGCTTAGCAACGCGTTCCCGCATCTCTTTGGGTACGTGCTCAAGCTTCTCTTTCATTCCTACTATATCGGATGAAAGATCTACTTCCTTTACTGTGTCAGTCTCAGGCGCGGGTATAACCCTGTCCTGAGGATTGTTGTCAGGATTTTTAATCTCCCGACCGTCGACGTTTGGAGCGCCACCTGCTTGGGCCTCCATGTCTAATGGTTGTCCTTTTGACATAAGTGGTCTTAGTTATTGTTTATAAAGTCTAGTAGTCGGCCGACTACTACAGCCATGAATGAGGAGTTGCCATCAATGACCTTCTCAAGGAATTCGACATCTTCCTTGGTAAGCTCTAGCTCTTCCTTCGCATCCAGGATCTTACCGCCAAGACTATAAGCCCTAACGTTTTCTCCTGAACCAGGCTGGCCCTGATGCGTCTCACAAGCAGACACAAGGGCTGATCGATAAGTCATCGCCGCTGTCGGCGTTAACATTATCTTGCCACCGTTTAGGGTGGTCATCTCTTGATCAAGATTTTTTAATTTCATAGTGGTCTATATTAATCTAGACGTCGGTCGCTCCAGCGAAGTCGTCTAGTGTTTTAAGCCATGTATAAAGGTCTGCTCTACTCTCTTTCGATTCGTCCTCGCATATATATTTGCGTGTCTCTAAATAGTCACGCTCGTCTGCATTTCTGGCATCTTCGTTAAAGTAGAATGCGACCATCACTGAGTTGCCGACAGGATCATTGGGATTAGTAGAGCCTATATAAATTATCTCTACTATTCTGGCATAAGAAGAATTGGCCACGACTCCTTTGTCTAGTGTTGTGTCTAATTGTAGTGCCATATGTTTATGAGGCGCCAAGTACCCATTTGCCAAGACCGAAGTCCCATATAGGCGTATAGGTTTTGCCACCTACTTTAATAGCAGCAGTAGAACACTCCAGAAAACCGGAGCACCTTACGCTGCCTGTTACGTATAATTCTTTATTAAAATATATTGTGCCAAATGAATAGTGCATTCTTCCCTGTTGCGAGACCCCAAACTCTACAGCTCCCTCTGCCCTAAGATCTCCCTGCGTCCAGATATTATCATCAACAACCGCAGCCCACTGTGCTCCGCGCCTGAACGCAAAGTCAATATTACTTGGTACATATAATATCATACTATTTGGATAAGATCCTTCACGATAGATTTTATAGTCTGGCCTTGAGCCTACATATACATCAGCAGTAGAAGACCAGTTTGTTCCTCCTGTACAGTACATCATATCATGCGCATTCCCGGCCGGGAGTGCGGCACCGCCTCCTATGTCTGCCCACCCGGTATCATATCTCACTCTTACCTGATTAGTAGAATCATTGTAATACATTGCACCTATAGTATTGCCCTGGTCGGACGAGTTTGTATATAGTGCCAGGTTACCGAATAGGTCAAGTGAATATTCCCCGTCAGGTGTTCCGTTGAATCTGGCAATCGCTCCACTACCACTATTCTCGATCTTAAGAAAATTACTTGTCGATAAGCTAAGGACATTCTGGTACCCCCAGGAAGTATATGAAGTATCTACATACATTTGGAAGTATAAGCTTCCGGTATTGTCGGCAGCTGAGAATGCTTTACCCCAGGCTGTACGCACACCAGTATTCAGAATTCGCACAGTATTGTTTGCGATTGATATATCATCTATGTTAAATAGCGTTTGTGATCCACCTGTCTCACCTTGGATATGTCCTACTTCATTCTCATTCTCATCAAAGAAGTATAGTCCCTCAGAATTAAGCATGACTCTCTTCTTAGATACTGATCCCTCTGCCCGGTAGATATCGAGACGTGGTAGCGGTGTTCCGCCAGGATCGCTTGAGTCACCCTGCGTAATCTGGACAAGATCGATTGGGTTTCCAGGATGCGTCCAACTTCCATTATGAGAATATGCTGCCTGAATATGTCCACGTGAAGAGCCCGGACCTATGCACATTTGAATTCTCGTTTCTCCAGAGCCTACAGTCTTGTCCTTTGTAAGACAGGCAGAGCTCATTACCCATCCTGCTATATCTCCGTAGTCAGCCTGAAGATATTTACCTGATATATATAGGGAGTTGATCTCATCACCTGTTATGGTATTGGCCGCAATCTCATTGGCAGTAATCGTATTTGCAAAGATCTCATTAGCTGTAATTGTATTTGATGCTATGTTATCTGCTGTTATGAATACATTTTGACCATCGCTTCCAAATACCTGGAACACGGCTTTCTTGCTTGCCTCTGCATTGGCCTTGGCTACACAGATCAATATCTTCCCGCTTCCTACTGCTGTCTCAGGATCAGTAGTTACGCTGAGTGTGGATGATCCACTGTAGTAGATATAATATACAGTACCTCCGGTCATGTTGCCCGTATTGCCTGAGTTGATAGAATAATCCGTACCATCCATCAGATGTATCTCTCCACTTGTCCACTCTACAGTATCGTTATCGGTGGCTGAGAATACCATGTCATGGCTCCAACCCTGGATAGATGGCTCAGATCCTGATAGTAGTCCTGTTAACTGTACGTTGTCTATATCTCCGCCTAGGATTCTTATATCGTTGAAGTATCCTATTCCGGTAAGGTATTCAAGTTTGTAGCCCGGCGGATAGCCGTCAGACTCTATATCACCCTGGACGATAATGTCACCCTTGATGTATAGCTTTCCTTCGCTGTCATTCCAGAGAATGAACTCGTCAGAATTTATATCACCGATTATAACATCGCCTTTGTCCAGATTCTCTGCCGGGGATGTTCTCCACTGAACGTTTGTGTTCTTAATGTAGAATGCGAATATGTTATCCCTACCGGAAAAGCCCAACATACCTTCGTCACTCATTATAAGAGAAGGATTAGACTCCATTGGTTTCTCTCCGATAGAGATGAATCTGTTAACCCCGTCTAGCTTGATAGTATCGCCTATCGTGATAACCGTGTTCGCGTGCAAAGCTCCGGTCCGGATAGATGCAGGATCGGTAGACGGCCCGCCCGTATAGTCCTCTGCGCCGCTTGCGATGATCTTACTTCCGGGAGTATTTGATATCATCCACCTTTCGAACCCAGGCATCTGCATAATCAAACGCCCCCTCGTATCCCTTTTGAATTCGGGCTTGTAGGGATCAATCTCTACATCTTTGATTGCATGTACGTTTTTATGCTTCGCCATATATTTTCTTTTTACCGTATATAGAATTACGCAACTTCTTATGTCTAGTTAATGCCGGGTGTATCTTCGGCTCACGTTTTCTCGCAGCCAGTCTTGCTCGCATAGCCTCTATCTTTCTGAACTCAGCTTCGCTATCCCTGATCTCGGGGCCAACAGTACCAGGAATTCTTCTCTCGAATACCTCTGGTATATCTCTCGCGAATAGTCTTGCTACTCCACCGTAGATCTCTGTATCCCACCAGATAACAACTTTGCCTCCGTTAGGATTTCCATTTGGTATTGTCGGTACTCCGCCTTCGTATATCGTATAGCCAGCCATCAGCCAATATGCTTTCTTCAACTGATCGCTATCCCTATTCATCGTATGCCAGTATGTACCAAATACCTCTATGTATATATTACAATCGGGTAGCTCGAAGTCTGGGATCCAGACGTCTTCCGGGTTGTATGTTCCCGGGTTATCCGGCATATGGTATTGGAAGTTGAAATTAACACGAAGTCTTACGAGATGATTATACACCATCTTCTCCGGGACGGTTCCTGGAACCTGCCCGGTAATGTCAAAGAATGACCAGCTGTCAACCTCAGCTATCACATCTCTTTGTTGTAGGCCTCTTTCATCGCTAAGGTTCTTCGGCCTTTTATATGTTCTGATGTATCTTCGTGATCGTATAGACATATAGTTGGTGGAGGACTCGAACCTCTTCTTGCTTTGGGTAATGAATTTAGGTACATTACTTATTCGCAGAGTAGTACACCCCACTACCAGCACCAACGTATTACTATAAGACAGCGTCTTTCAAAGCTTTTTGGATTCTGAATTTAACTACTGTTTTGGCAGGAATCTTGATAGATTCGCCGGTCGCTGGGTTTCTACCCATGCGTGCTTTGCGGAAAGCTTTCACTAACTTGCCGAAGCCAGGTAGTGTGAACTCGCCGTCTTCCTTGACGTACTCGTACGCCATGGCTGTCAGCCCGTCGAGGACTTTCTGAACGGTCTTCTTGTCCACCTCGGTTAAGGTTGACAAGTTGTCCGTCAGTTGCGACTTTGTCATTGACATGTTTTTGTGTCCTGCCTTCCCCAGCAGGAATCAATTTTTAAGCTTCTCGAAGCCTGACCTGTAATCGGTCAGAGCCTCTACCATCAAGTGACTGCTTGGTTTGACTAGGAGAGCCGGACTCCATAATCACGGTATGGATATCTGATCCAACCATGACATAGCTTTCGGCACTCTTAATCTCAAGGTCATTGCGAGGCTCCATATCGTGCGCGCTGCGACTATCCTCCTGGTCCCTATGGACAGAGCACGAGTAATCGCCTAGGCCATCGAAATAGTCGGAGACCTCTTTGATAGTTTTATCTTTATAGACGTAGCTGGTATCAGGTGTACCATCTACGGCCGTAGATATCAGATAATTGGTTCTATCTATCGTACAGATGCATGATGTCCCTGCACCGTCATAGCTTAGTTTCAGCCCAACCTCACTATTATTATCAGGACCTATGAAGTTCAGGACCTGCTTGAGGCCCGCGCTTGCATTAAGATCGCTTATGATTTCCTCTCTTGTTCTCGGGAATTCCCTGTCCTTATATAGGACCTGTTTGTCACCAAGATTATCTTCAAGCCAGTCTTCTGCCAGAATGGTAAAGTTGAATGATCTCTTAACTAGAACATCCTCTGACGGTTTCTCCAGAATGTATTTCCAGAGAAGATCAGTGACTACCGGAGTCTTGTCAGTATCTGTTGTCTCAAGAGTATTCTTGATTTGAATTCTGTTTCCTACGGTCGGATTAGGAAGTTCGTATACGCTCTCTGCGGTAGAGCCATCACCACTGTATACACTTGAGTCTGTCCAGCTGGAACCTATGGCAGCCGAACAGTCTGTGTCTTTTCTAAATGATAGTTTCGAAGTTGTATCTGTCGGGAACGCATCGTATATCACAGATACATTCGAATAGAGCTTCATGATCTTCACGAGGTTCTCGTCGATTATAGATGTGACATAGTATCCGCTCGACACATGGGGTCCGTCAACCTTATTGAATGTTTCCCATGTATTGTCTGAATAGAAGATAAATACTTTCTCCGGATCCCAGCCTGCCATATGTACAGGTTCCTTCGCCAGTTGCTTCACGATCCACCAGTATTTAGGCTGACCCTGGTAGTTCAGGTTCGCGCGCAATAAATACCAAGTGCTGCCATCATTAGATACACATGCGTATACATCGTTACCAGAGGTATGTATGTGCCGGCCAGACTTAAAGGTGAACCCTTCCTCTAGGTGTGTAAAAGCTGTGGGGAAAAGCTGTGAACCATCTGTGTAAAAGATACCCTGTTCTTCTACTGTAAATATTGCGAAAGCATTCCATCGCTCCATTCCTCTGAAGTTATTGGCGTTTATGTAGTCAGGAAAGTGCCAGATATTAAGTCCGGAGCTTCCACCTACGAATGCCCACAGTCCTCTATCGGTACCGGCTATAAAGCTCTTAGGAATAGCTGTTGCATTTAATACAGTACCTTCTCCGCTTGGCACTACCCACAGTGGATCAGGCGGCTCTGGAGTCCAGTTATATCCGTCAGTAGATTGTCTGATACCATCATTGAACCAGCCGAATGCGTAGTCTGACTCAACCATTACGTAATAGAGCTTATCTATGGTATCTCTCTTAAGAACAAACTGGAAGTCACTATTGTCCCTGTCCTCCCATTCTGTGGTATAGGTTAATGCATTACCTTCTGCATAGGCAGCTTTAGATCCGTCAGTCCTGCCCCAATGGTAGCAGTTAGAGCTATCTCCTCCGGAGTATGTAGCATGGATAAAGTATTTTAGTCCGGCCCTCAGATCAAACTGTGTGGTATTATACGGAGCTTTTTCAACCCATGTATATGTCCCGCTGACATCACCGGGTGCTATATTGAAGTGAGTTACTTCAGCTGAAGTATCGGGTAGGCCTCTGTTCTCCGTGTCTTCTTCGTAGATAGTCACCACTAGATTCCCTGGAGGAGAACCTGTTTTTCTTAATTTGAGTCCTAATGTATAGAAAGTATCCCCGCTCATGGGGACCCTGAATGACTGCGCGAATTGAGATCCGCTATGTATATGAGTATCTGTATCTGGTGTATGGTCAAAATCCGGTAGAGGGAACTGGGTCGATATTGCAATCTTCGTCCATGTATCACCCGAGTCTGGGGTTTCATTTACGTACGTAAAGCCGTTCCCCAGTGCTGCAAATAGCCTTCCCCCTATCTCGTAGAATTCTGTAATAGTTTTATCCGTATCTGTAATTGTATGAACTATACTAAAACTTGTACCGTTCGTGGATTTGATGATATGGCCCTGGTCGTCACCCAGATAGAGTTCGTTTCGTCTTCGGTGATGCGCGGTTATATTCCCGATACTGAGTCCGTGAGAGAATGATTCGGTATCGCGCTCTAGTTTATATTCACCGGGCTTGGATAGATCAAGGCCCTGGCAGTAGAATCCCATTGCTGGATCTACTAGGAACTTCTGGTTCATCCCCTTAGAGAACTCTGTCATAGCGCCGACATTCCAGAAGTCCATACTGGAATACTCTCTCCTACCGGTATTCATCCTCGTACCCATAAGAGTAGACGGAGATGACCGGAAGGATCTATCTTCTATTTTATAACCCTTGTAGTCTAAATAGACATCAAAGCGGTTTTGTAATTCCATATTTTTTTCTTAGCTTCTTGATGCGCTGGCGCACTCTGTAGTTGTGCATCCATACGCGATTGTATTCCTTACGCGATGGGTTGGGAGGCATCTCCCATATCGTGAGGTCTAGCTTCCTTCCCCTTATTCTAATTTCAGTACCCGTGATCTCTATTACAGGTTTCTTTGGTTTAGGCTTCCAGCCGTTCTTTGGGAGCTTGCTAAGTTCGTCTCTCGGAATCTGTTTAAGATTCTTTTTTCTTCCGAAGCCAGTCATCTTTGGAGATGGCTTCAGCGAACCGTCTTCCTTGAATACCGGTCCGTACGTTTTCGGATCACGCTTTCTTGCCTCCCTACAGTACTGTTTGTAAGTTTTTCCCATGTTAGAATACCTTGACAGGATTTGAGTTAGTAAGCTTACGTTTCTCCAGTTCGATCTCTGAAGTAAGATCTCTGTAAATAGCCAGCAGCTCATAGCTGTTAGCTCTGCCTACCAGAGTTCTGTATCGGTCAAGCTTAATGTTGTCCATTAGAATCCGCATGATTCCTTCCTTCCTGCAGACCTTTCTGAACAAACCAAACTCTGCCTTATCAAGGTTGATTGAACCATCACCGGCTGTATCCGGAATATTACTTAGCCAATGTATCTCTATCGTAGGATAGGATGAGGACGGCTTAAGGTCCTGCTCGGCATAAGTCTTAGGATCCAGTCTCAGCATCTTGAGTTCTTTGTCAAATACCCAGTTGATATACAGCCATCGCTTTCCGTTAGCGTCAATCAGATACACGTTCTTTATATCCTGCAATCCTTCGTAGGTAGTGGCGCTTGACATATCTATCTCGTGTGTATCTGTATCCACAGTGCTATACGCTATCTGTGCAGTATTTACGAACATCACTTCTGGGGATAACTCACTGCCGGTTTGGTTGACAATATCCAACCATTCTGTCGAAGTTACGACTACCATGGTCGGATCTTTAGTGGCCTGGGCTAGATCTTCTATGAATTTTTTGACAGTAATTGCCATATGTTTACACTTATTACTTATATTTTAGCACGTTCAGGAACTCTGGTCAAAACCTTCCGGTCTTCCAGAGTATTACTGAATTCCTCGTTCGTGAATGCGATAACGTTTGTTACAATGAATGGATTCACGTCGCCCCAGCCTTTTAGCGGCTTAGGCAGGGTTGACAATGGGTATCTGCGCATAACTCTCAGTAGTTCTGACCTTAGCAGCGGTAGTTCCTCGAGATCCTTCTGTCTCAGTGCATTGACTCTGGCTATTCTGGCTTCCCACCATTGATCCCATTGCGCGTCTGTCCAGACTGATCTGTCTTGCCAAGTGCCTCGCTTCACAAGAATATCCTCTACTTGCTTCTTAATATCAAATGGGATATTTTTTCTGAACTTGTTTTGCTGTCTCACAGCCCATGCCTGGTCAGGCCTTTTGTTGTCTTCGATGCGTAAGCCCTCTTCCATTTGTCTACCTAGGGACAGATAGGACAGGAACTTCTTCTCTGGATGGCGCTTAAAGTATTCATTGCGCAACCAGGATGGTAGCATCTTGAAATAATATGTTGACATGAACGTGCCAAACGTTGTGGCCCATGTGCTCATAGCTCTCCCGTACAGCTTGTTTAACAGCCATCTGCCTTCCTCGGTTCTAGTATCCGGTACGGCAGGAAGAAGATCTTTGAACTTCTCTGCGCTTCTCCATTGCTTCTGCTCTACAGCTTCGAAGAACTTCTCAGCCTTACTAAACTTGTTGCGTGTAGTATCGAACTTTGATCTGTCTGTCCAGTATGATGTAGGCATCTTGGATACTTCCCAGTATTCCTCTAGCTCTGGATATCTATCCAGGAATGTCTGTCTCAATTCGTATTGCTTATCAGAATCTTCGTGCTCGATCTTAAAGTAGGCTCTCTGAAGTAGGCGTATTCTCCGTATCCCCGGAGGAACCTGGAGTAGCAGATAGCGATCTAAGTCTTCATGTTCTAATAGGAATTCGCGCCTCTCGCTGTCGTAATCGAGGGCGTTGTATTGCTCCATGAGCGTGTCCATAGCCTGCTGCTTGGGAGTGCGTGTTATTTCCCTATCGGATTTAAACCACTGTTCGAATTCAGGGTTGTCATCAAAATACTTCTGAGCTTTAGCCCGGGCCTCAAAATAGTCAAGGTAGTACTGCCGACCTTTACCATCAGCCTCGACCTTGTCTATTATCGTATAATATATTTCACGTTGTAAATTAAATGCGACTTCTTCTTCGCTTATATCCTTGTCGCGATCCCACCATTCTCTGAGCTTAGGATTCTCTCGCAGGAATTCTCTCCGTTCTTTCCGGCCTTCCCACGACTCTCTGTCTATAGCTTCGTACTGTTTCCATAGAGTATATGCTTCGATAGCTCCTGGGTTTGCACTATCGTGGCGTAGTCTGTAGTCCTTGTTGGCATCAGAGAAGTAGAACTCAAGCGCAGCAGCACGTCCGTCTTTCTCTTTGATATTGTTATGATCGTACCAGAACTTGTAGTATCCGACTATTCCCGGCTTATCTCTCTCCCATGCGTCTCTTTGAGTTTTGTTTTCGGCTTTGAAGAAGTATCCTAACCTGTCTTGGAATTCCTCAAACTCCTGCATCTTAAGAGCCATAGGATAGTATACCTTCCTGTCAGGGTGGATATCAAAGTATCTGTTCCGGAACCATTCTTCCTGGTCGTATACGAATTGGTAGATAATGCCTGGATCTTTCTCAAACTTGTCAGCTGCGTCTTTCCATACTCGCTGGTAATCTACTACAGAGTGTACTCCGTCTATCTTCTTGTTCTCATGATAGGTCTCTCTTGCTTTCTTATTCTTTTCTGACCAGAACCAGACTGTGGCCAGGTTAGTTCTTTTTCCGGTAAGGAGTTCGTTCTCTTCGTCGCGCTTCTGTAGCTCCAGCCAGGTACGGACATACGGATACGTGATTCGTTTCCATGTGTTATGTTCCTTACTGAAATAGAATTCTCGGAAGTCATCCCATCCTTTGTTGCCCTTCTTCTGGAAGAACAGGTCGAAATATATCGTACTATCGTCCACCTCTCTTGCCTTGGTCAGGCCGTCATACAGTTGCTTCAGTTTGTCATAGTAGTTATATGTTCCCGGTCTTCTTCTGTCCCAGGCCTTGAGTGCGTTCTGATTCTTCCAGATATAATCGTATAGGCCTTTCCAGTCTGCTGGATCGAATCCGGTTTTATCCTGGGTATCTACTATCTTCTGGCGCCTGATATTAGTCTCCTGTACTAACGGGAAGTACAGTCTAGCATCAGGATTGGAAAGATAGTACCACTTCCTGAACCAGCCAGGCTTGGCATTGAACCAGTTAAAGAAGTCTGTGTCTTCTTCACGCTCTATGCGCTGAATCATTTCTCCCCACCAATTACCGTATTGTACACGCTTCTCATAGTATTCACGCTGCCACGGCGGCATCTCGTCAAGATATCTTTGCTTCCACTTAGGTATGCTAAGGATAAGATCTTCTAACCTCTTGTTATATTTATCCCAGTACTTATTAGCTTCCTCATCTGGGAGTTCGTCTAGGTTATCCGGTAGGGTAGCAAATACCAGAGACATGCGTCCGTAGAAACGCGCATCTTCATCTCGCGCCTGTTCCTGCGCCTCCAGGCCTAGGGCCTGCCATCTTTGGTAATCAACTTCGGCTTCTTCCTTGTATATTTGAGGATCAAGGAATGTAACTATAGCATCATACTTCTCGAGTATTTTAACAACCTCGTCAATATTCTTGACTTTCAAGTTTCCAAATTTATCGAATAGTTCAGCGCGCAGCTCCGCCTCCTTGAACGGCTTCTTGAACGGATGTGAGATACCGGCCAGATTCATTCTGGCTATCTTGTTTTGATCTACATCTCTCGTAGTCGTTAGCATCTTCCTTATGGATGCTTCAACCTGGGCCATCTCGAACTTACGCTTACCGAGTATCTGCTTAGACGTAATGCCGTATTGTTTCTCAAGATCATCAAAGTGCTTTTCTACTATGTGCTTGATATCAGGATTCTGTGCCAGCCACACGTCACCTGATCCGTCTTTCTCCCACTCCTTCTCGAAGTAGACCTGGATAACAATAAACTTATGAAGATCATATATCTTTTGTTCTTTAGATTTTCCCTTGGCTTTGTTGATCCGGTCCATCTGCAAGAGCATGTTATATTGCTGGAAGTACTTCCATAGATCCGGGTTCTCTGCCTCAAGTGACCGCTTGAATAGATCTCTCTCATGAGGAGGAAGTTTGTTCAATGAGTCCCAAACGAATGCTACGTCCTCGAGCTCAAGATAGTTCAGACCGAACCATTTGAATATAGCCCGCACCTTCTTGGAATTATACCAGGCAGTACCTCTAAGCTGGACAGCATAATCAGTTTCGAATATTGATTCCATAACTCTTAGCGGAGGAAGGTATGCCATCATGAACGTCACAAGAGCACTGGGCTCATCGGAATATGTTAGCTCGTCTGTAAATCTTGAAGCATCTCTCTCTTTGTATCTTCTTTGTTCCTCGGCAAACCAACCATACTTACCGAAGTCACGCATAAGCGGACCAGTCTCGTGGAATCCCCTCTTGCCTACAAGCTCGATTCCTCCCGCGAAGAACGGTCCCCACCCGAGAGCGAATGACATCTTTAGCGGATTATCAGCGAACTTCTTCAGCGACTCGAATGGATCTACTATCACCCTTAGGTATTCAAGAACACCAAAGTGAGGCAGTACCCATATCTTGTCACCGAACGGAACTCTTTCCTTGAACTGGTCAGGCATGTCAGCAGACAGCTTGTCATATGCATCAAGCAGAGCGTTAGAGGCCTGATATACGCCAGGACCATACTTGATCATAGCTCCGAGATACAGTCCGATGGACTTAGCAGTAAACGCGTAGAACGGGAAGAATGTTCTGAAGAATCTTCCTGCAAGTGTCAGATCACGATAGTCGTATAGGAACTTCTTAACCTTGATCTCTGTCTTGGCCTTATTGAAAGCCTTCCTGTACATCAGGTCATGAGCCATGATTACCCTACGCATATTCTCTAGTTGTGCTGCCATGGATACATAGTCCGCGAAGAATACTCTGCCTGCAAGCTTGAGCTTACGCGCAGTTTTTCTGGCTACTACAAAATTGTTCAAAGGTTCAGAGTCCATGTAATCTCTCAGAACACGTACGTGCCCTTCGGCTTTCTTCGGATCAGCCAGGTACTGCACAAGACCTGCTGATGTAATACTCTCCCAGTCTCCCAGCTCAATAGCTTCGTTAACCAGGTTCTTATTTCTAGGCTTGATAGACTCCATGTATGCTTTACGTACGCGCTTACTTCTCAGCATTCCAGGTATACTTCTGGAGTCTTTCTTTGCCTTCAAGTATGCCTCGAGATTGTACACACCAATGTCTGCCTCCTTGCCGATCATTAGCTTAGTGAACTCACGAACATTGATCAAGTGCTTCTTCATCCGTAATGCAGTTGCCTCTGCCTGTAGCCTACTGATATCAATAAACAGCCTTACATTTCTGGTTCCCATTATTACTCTCATGGAGTCACCAAGATAGTTCCAGAGTAGCCAGCCCGGTCTCAACATAAGTACTGACCATATGAATGTACTGAATGCTGTCCGCCTTATTGTCTTCTGTACCTGGTTAACATCCGGTAAGGTCTTTAGGAATAACTTATTGGCCCGCTCATAGTACCTCAGATTTCTCGGCACCTCACCTACAAGCTGTTCGTGAATGCCGTTGAACGTATCGTCAAACTCTTGTCTCTGTCTCTCGTGAAGATAGAACATGTGATTAGCCATCTTACGCTTGAAGCTTTCGATAAGTCTGCTAGGCATATCGAATTTGAAAACATATCTCTTGATGTTCTTTGATATCTCAATGGCCTGTCTGTGGTGTTCGTCGATCAAACGTTCCTGCCAGTCGAGTAACGGCTTACCATTATTCTGTTCCATAAACCCCTTTCTTATCTCATCTCTGTATTCTTTCATGGCTGAGTCTATCCCCTTATCGAATTTTTCCTTTAACTCCTGACGTCCCTTGATAGATGCCCAGTCCACCATGATATCCTTAATAGGTTTCTGGAAGTATGAGTTATGGTACATGTTCATCTTGTCTGTAATAAACCATGGCGGGAACTTGTTCGGATCACCCATCCACTTGCTGACAGATTCTTGTAGCTCCTGCCTAAGCTTAGCTTTTATGAGCTCTTCGTGCTTTAGAATATTAACAGTACCAGGCAGACTAAACTTTTCGTATAGGTCTCTCATCGCCTTGGTTCTGAACTGTCTGGTGGTCGGGAACATCAGGTCAACATGCTTGGCCTTAGTCACCGTCTTCTTTAACTTGGGGTCGCGCATAGATATCTTAACCGGATTACCGTTACGTATAGCCATGATATTCTTCTCGTTAAAACTCATGAACGCCACCTTGCTATTAGGTAGAGATGATACGAATTCGAATACAGCCTTTTCGCCGGGCATCATCTTGACTCCATTGAATACGAACCTTGTTCCATTATTGTATCCATACATGATAGCCTTTCTCTGGTCTGGATTCAGGAACGTACTCCGTCCTCCGACTACAAGTATATTAGAACCTCTGACAAACTTCTTATAGTCAGCAGCTTCTCCAACGCCCACGTTATGTCTGATCATATCCGCCTCTAATCCAGCCAGCGCCATATCTCTGGCAGATCTCTCGGCTATCTGTGGTCTAGATTCCAATAGAGAGTCAATCGTTATATTGCCTTTCTTGTCAACACCGAAGAACTCGGACGCAAAACTATCCGGATCTACGGGGAAGTGACCCGGGAATCCAGGCTTAGGATCGGCTGCGGCACGCACTATCTGGTCAAAGTCTTCTCTCATTAAGTTGTGCATAGCTCTGTCCTCGGGTAGCATTCCCTTACCATACATAGAATTCTTAAGGTGCCACGGGCTAGCCAGCTCACTACTCTCACCGAATATCCAGATAGCACCACGCTCTTTCATCTTGTCGACCATCTTTGTTACAGCCCTGGCCTCCACATCGTTCATACCAAAGCCTTCACCGACTAGGATTCGGCCCAGGTTGTCGGGGTGGAAATCAGGATCTACAATGACAGTCATGTTTTTAATATATCCCCTTACTTCGTTGGCTTGTCTTATCAGTTCTTCTTTCTGTGCGCCTACCATTCTTGTAGAACGTCTCTCTAGGTCTTTCCGGAAGGAGTCAAGAGTTTCCTTTAGGGTCCCGCTCATATCGAAGACCACCGGGAAATCCTTCTCCCGCCCAGTCTTTCTGAACAGTCCTTTAATAGCCGCGTGTACTTCCGTCATGCTTCTCGCATTGCCTACCTGCACTATATCAGCCTTCATAATTTTTATCTGGCCTAGATCTTTGGCAGACGGTAGCTTGTCGTAGAATTGTTTTTTAATATCTGCTGCAGTAATGCGCGGCACTTCAGTAGTTGGATGAGTAACGGTCGGGACACCGATTTCCTTCAGGCCCTCTCTTGTTAAGAGTTTGTCGCCCATGTCTGCGATAGCATTGTGTAGTGCGCCCATCGCGGCTCCCATCTCAGGAGTGATATGTCCCTTGTCCGCCCAGTATACTCCATCTATCGGAATAGGAATATGATTATGTCTGGCTACAGCCATTGGAATTACAGACTTCTTGATAGCCTTTAGTCTGACCAGAGCCTCTTGATTTGTTCTATAGTTGAATAGTATATCGTTATAGTCTATGTCAGGATCGCCTGTCCTTAGAGTTTTCTCCTGTCTCTTCATAGAATCCTGTACTCGCTTTATCTCCCTATCAAGTTCGTCGTAGACATGTCTGGCTATAGTAGTATTTATGTTCCCATCCTTATCCACAATCTTTCCGTCCGGAGTATCACCGGTCAGAAGGAATCTCTCTACAGACATATCGTGTCTCATTCTATTTTCGACAGCAGCAAGATCAGTAGAAACTTCGTCTACCTTCTTGTCCAGTTTCTTGATCTTGGCATCTCGTTCTTTCTTGAGTATGTCTATACCATCGCGTATCTGCTTTCTCTTAACTGTAAACTCTATAGCAGATTCGGCAACGATCTTTCTCATGCCAGCTCTTGCCTTCGGATCTTTTTCTTTATCGATCATCTTCTTAGCTTTCTCTCTTTGTCTATTGTATAGAGCCTGTCCATCTTCGATAACCTTATACTCACCGTTGATTCGCTTCTCGTAATCTCGCTCTATCTTTCTCGTCTGATTCGACAGGTCTTCAAGCTGGTCATTCAAACCTTTGATCTGTTTTCTATAGTCTGCCTTGTCAGACTTATCGTTGACCCACCTAGCCAGATCGTCTGGACCTATCTTATTCGCAACGTCAAATGCCACTCCAAGATTCTTCACGAGCTCTTCTGCAGAGAAATCTCTGATAGCCTTAGGAAGTTTCTTGGGCTTGAATGCTTCGCGCGCGGACTTGCTCAGGAGGTGTTTACCTATAACGTTACCACCAACCTGGTTAAGCTTGGACACTTCGGCAGCAGCTTTCGCATCCTCGGACGGACGCCTTGTGACTTTCCATTCCCAGTCATCAAACTTCTCTCTTGATATAGCTAGCTGTCTCTTTCTATATTCGTCACCCTTCTTGACTATCTTCTTCTTCTTAATCCGTTCCATGGCACTAGGATTCTCGCCCACATCATCAATCATCTTCTGGAATCTAGGAATAGGACCGTCTGTCATGTCGTCTAGATCAACGCGGATAAGAGGGGTTCTGGACCATCGAGGAGTTTCGAATGATACCTTAGCGCCCTTAATCTTCTTGAGCTTGGTATAGAATACTCCAGGATTAGCAATGTCTGGTTTTGTCTCCATTGTCTCCTTGCCGGTTCTTAAATCTACAGTCTTCTTACGCGGACCAACATAATCTCCTCTACCATTGACCCAGTTAGAATGCTCCCTCTGCAATAATTTAGAGAATGCTTTTCCCTCTGGAAGCGAAGACTTTATTTCTCCGGACAATATCCCGCTAAATATAGTTGCAGTTGAATCAACTACGTCTGCTAGCATCCCAAACTTTCTTAGTTCATCTATGCCACCATGTGCATCTTGCCAGGCAGCATAAGCCTTGTATAGAGCACGCTCTGCCGGAGGAACTTGCTTTTCTAGGAACTGCTTACCGAACTCGCCTATATTTATCTTGTGTCCTCTCATCATATCCCATATTTCTCTACCAAAATGTTTATAGTTCAGCTCAGCAGATTCTTCTACAGTATAGTAAAGCTTGCTTGCGAGACTATTTCCCTCAATAAGATCTGATGCCTTTCCGGTAGGAAGATATACAGACCGGTATCCCTCGGCCTTCTTGTTGTACAGCGCATGGCGTATTGTAATATCAAACCAGCTATCATAGAGATCGGCATACCGCTTGTACACATCATAGTCCGCGATCTTCCTGCCCTTGACCGCCTTGTTAGATAGGATATCCATGAATGTAGTTCTGTATCTCTTCTCTTGACCCTGATAGTAATCTATAATCTTCTTCGCAGAGTCCAGGTTTTTATATAGACCTCTTTTAAATTCGAGTCTACCTATCTTTACCTTCAGCGTACGACCAGCTTTGAAGTTAGCATTTAGATCAACTATGTTCTTGTAATACTTTCTATCGAGGTCATACAGTAGCTTACCGGTAGTAGTATCGGTACCAAGGCGCTTTGACTGCTCCTCTACGAATGCTAATACATAGTCTGCCATTGGATCGTGCGGTCCGAACTGTTTTTTTCTTAGCTTAGAGAGCTCGCCAAGTCTTGGCATAGTTTTTAGTTTACCTGCATCAAGCTTTGAATTCAGCTCTGCTATACCAAGGATAGTAGCATTAAGATCTCCTCTTGCCTCCGGTTCATACTTATACACGCTGTCTATCCGGCTGAATATACCCTTGTCCTTCGCGCCTGCTATTAAATCAGAAGTAAGTTTGTGTTTCTCTAGCCACTTGATAATATTCTTGCCTGCCTCATTTCTACGATACAGACTGGTATTTTGTTCGATAAATATTTGTCCCTGCTTTGCCGCTAACTCCTTCGCAGGAATTTTTTCCGCTTCACTTTCGAGCCTGGCAAACTCTGCCTTATAGTCTTCTGCGAATTTAGCTATGTCTTTTCTCTGCTGCGTATTGCCATCGAAGTACATTCTAATAAGTTTATTCTCTATCTTGTTCGAGGTGACATCGAAGGTTATGTCCCTATTAGCTTTTATATTCAGATCAATCTCATGAACAGCTTTCTCACTCGCCTTAGCAACATCATTGTAATTATCCATGGCACTCATCAGTTCCAGATCATTCTTATATTTAGCCAGCATTGATACTCTATTTTTTGCTTCTCTCTTCGCGACCTCTTCTATACCGGTAATACCGCCAGCTATCTCGTAGTCTCCATTAACAAAAGACTTCTTGATTTCCGGCAGAATGTCAGACTGGAACTCATGGATAAACACATCGTCCCCGATCTTAAACTCGGCATACCAACCAATACCATTGTATCGCTTCTTTGCCTCGCGGATACCAAACCTGTGGGCATTGGTTATAACTGCATCATCGACAAACAGCCTGCGCTTGTACTCTATCGGAACCTTCTTCTTTTGTATATCTGTCATAGGCCCGATAGGAATAAGATTTTTAATTCCATACATTTCATGCCCAGTAACATCTACTACTCCAAGATCATATCTTTGTCTCAGCCAATTTCTGTATGCATCGGCAAGCTCTGATGCTGGCATGGACTTTTCCTTGGTTGTCTCCAATAGATCCTTCCTGAATAATTCCATGGCCTCAAGCTCGGCCTTCTTAATGCCCTCAAACTTAAATGGAGATGTAAGGGCTATGGCAGTGTCCGGCTTCTTCTCACCTAGCCAGTCTACAAATTTATATTTAAGCTCGACAGGGTTCACTCTCTTAGATATGGCTTTCATGTCTGCGTCCTTTTGATTGAGCAGTTTTCTTTTTACTTTGAATCCGGAGAATGATCCGTCAGTAAGGGCCCTGTCAAGATTGTCAACCGTTCTGGTTCTTGGATTATACGGACCCTGTGGCAGCACATACATTCTATCTACATACATATCTGCTCTCTGTTCAGCAGTAAGGTTGGTACCCAGCTCACGCTCTATAGCATCATCTACGGCAGAGTACTTTGCTGCATCGCCTATATCTACCTTACGTTTCTCGAGTGCAATAAGATTACCGATATCCTCCAGTGTAAGATCCGGCCTTAGTTCTCCTGGTCTGATCACTTCTCTCTTTCCAAACATAACATTAAAGTAATCGGCTACTCTATCCAGGAGCTCTCTGACTTTACTAATGAGTCTTTGTCCCGTAGTAAGGGAGATTTTATCGGCAGCATACCTACCGATTGCCTCGGCAATACCCTCCTTATAGAAGTCTTCACTCCCGACTTTGATCTCAGGATACTTCTTCTCAATGTATTTAAGTATCTCGCCCTCGGTATCTAGTTCCTTCTTGAGGGCTTTATAGAGATCAACATTCTCGCGAGAAATTACTTCTATGAATGGGTGAGCTATCTCATGGAATGGCGTTGAGGCCTTTGCGTAGGCACGGTTAATGTAGACCTGGCCATTTACGAATTGACCAGCCCATTTCATTTCCCTCCGATTAATTACTTTTACCTTCACGCCGAATCTGCTTGCGACTTGATAAGACGCACTGTCTATCGCATACCTAGACATCTTCTTACCATAGGCCTGCTTCTCCAGCTTAGTCTTAGGCGGAGGGAGCAATAGAACCTCAGGCGGGGCCGGGTCTACGTTTATTGTCTTGGGCCTTCTTGCTTCCGGATCTCTTACGAATCTAACTATATCAATAGCACCAAGTTCTTTCTTGGCGGCATAGAACGCAGCATTCCATTCCCGCAGCTTATCAAGATATTTCTCATAGGAAAGGATTTCTCTCGGGCTCTTGATATCTCTCAGCAGCGCTCCCACCTCTTCAGGCGTCAGCTTCTCGAACGCTTCCTCTCTGTCTACTTTATTTCTGTAGTCACGGGTCACGCGCTTACCACCGCTTCTCTCGCGTCTTAGTCTGGTTGCCTCGCGGGCTATACCCTCCTCAGAGAGTCCTACTAACATTCTTTGTTCTATATCCGATAGTTCAGTAAATTCCAACAGGAGCTCCATGGCAGTCTTAGTCTTCACGATGGATCCTGTCTCATCACGTATACCTACAATCGGAGTAGCCAGAGCCTTCTCAAAGTTCCTTAGATAGTACTCAGGATTCTCTGCAGCCTTAACCGGATCAACAGACTGTGAGATCAGGTGGATAGAGTCATTGGCTCGGAACCCAGAACCGGCAGGAAGTCTGTCCTCCAGGATCGCATATACGATTGGATCATACGTTCCCTTGGCACGGAGCCTTTGCATGATCTCGGCAGATGTAAGAGTTTCTTCTATCTTAGCTTGAGGTGCAAGAACTTCGAAGTGTGTATCTTCGACAAAGCTCGGATGCTCTCTCATGTAATTGATAATGGCACGCTCTTCCGCGCTGTCACCAAACCACGCGAACTTCTTTCCATACCATGGGTTCGGCTTTCCCTTAGCATCAGTGGGATGCAGAATAATCTCCAGCTCTCTCGCCAGCTCAGGAGTTACAAAGTAGTCCTCTGAGACATGCTTCTGCTTAGAGATTCTTCTATCTGGAGTTACTCTGTCGACGAACTTAAGTTCGGGAACTGCCATCTTCTTTGCGTAGTCTTTGCCAACATCCTGGAGTTTTTTCCACTCTACTCTTTTGGCTTCGTATGCTTTCTGCCACTTATCTATCGTGGCCTTGCTTCTCTTTTTCTTCTTGGCTATGTTTAGTTTCTCCTGAGTCACAAGCATATCTATCTTTGCCTGTGCCGCTCTTTGCTCCATTTCATTCAGCTTATCTATAACCGCTCTGTCTACAAGTCTGGGCTCAAGAACCTTCCAGACACGAGACCGCTGGTTATTCTCGAATACATCCTGCATGATCTTCGGGATAGATCTGGTTGTGGCACCGGGCTCCTTATCCATCTTCATTAGAATATCAAGGCCACCCTTTTGGATCTCCTTCGTGAACTTGTTGAACTTCTCCGTGAAGGCTTCCTTCGGGACCTTACGCCTCAGGATATAGGAAACTTGCTTGTTGAGTTTTCGCTCCGCGAACCAGAATTCATAATCATTCCATAGCTCAGACATCTTGCGCACTTGTTCGTCAGTGTACTTCTCAAAGCTCCAGCCCTTGTTGCCCCCCTCCTTCTCGGGCACCATACCAGGCCATTCCTTCAGCTTATCCTTTAGGGTAGTGAATTGATTAGCATCTTTAGTCTTATTTAATTCGAATTTAGTATACAGAGCAAACTCCTTCTTGGTAGTTTCGTATAGGGCAGCGTCAGTTCTGGCCTTCAGGATATCGTCCCTTCTGGTAACAGCCCACATCGTACCAAGAGTATTGAAGTTTCTAAGTAGTTCGTTAATATTCTGATCAGTTAAATATCTACCTCTCATTATCATCTCTACGATATTGTACGGAGCCTTCGGGAAGAACGCTGGCTTGTCACCGCCAAGTTTCATCAGGAAGTATACCAGCTCATCAGCCGGGGTAAGTTTGAACGGGGCATCCGGTCTGTCTATCCAGATCTTCTTCTCCCTGTCCCACATCTTGGTAACCTGATACGATCTGTCTAGAACATTCCTTAGCTTCGCGTATAGGTTAGGATTAGTATAGTATAGATTTTCTAATCCGATAGCAGAGGAAAATACCAAGTCGACTTCGGGATCATACGGGGTGTACCTTCCTTCACCGATCTCATGAACACCGGTACGCTTCCACATTTCACGCACACCGGTCTTCGGATCTTTGATGCCGCCCTCGTAAGTTCTCTGTACAACATCCTGGATAGGATAAAGTTCGGACATTTGCTTTGTCCATACTACTTGCTTTTTATTTTTAACGACATCGAACTTGCCCAGTATGCTGGTAAGCTCTCCTCTCTGAGCGCTGTTCAGGAACTGATGGTACCACCCAACCTTCGGGTTTAGGTATGCTGTACGCAAAAGATTGTATACAACGACCGGCCCCATCTCACCTCTATTCTTGGCAGCCTCAACATACTCGATAATAGTTTTGGTCTTACCCTTTGATGTGGCAGTAAGTTTCCTTGTCTTAGGATCGAATTGGAACTTCTGATTCTTCTCAAAGAACAGTGTCTTCCAGTTATCAGATATCTTACCTATCGTAAACCGTCTTGAGTTCTCTATCTGCTGCTGTGCAATAGCTGTGAATGCACCAAGAAGATCTCCGGACAATCCCATTCTTGTCTTTCTTGTACGTCTGTACATTACCCTGTACACGCCAGTATCAGGGTCCCTGAGGATCAGATTCTGATTATTTTTCCATAACGCCTGATCGTGTGGGTGAAGGGCACTGAAGTCGTCAGGAGTAATCCCGTAGAAGACAAAGTCATCAGTTACCTTTATCGGAACAGCCTGGTCTGCTTCAACCATTCTGCGGAAGAAGTCATCACGCTTCCTGTATATATCAGCAGCCTCAACAGCTCTGTCTATTGATCCATGATATTTCTTTGGATAGTCTTCATAGAGTTTCTTCTTAACCCTGTCCAGCTCTTCGGTTGTTTTAATCATACGTTCTCTTTTAATAACCTTACCGTCCTTGTCTACCTTCTCTATTACCCTGAACAGATCAAGTAATGCCTGTCGTCCAACCTTGTCCAAGTTTGCAACCTGCTCTCCATAGTAGACAAGTTCGAACCGCCCAAGGTTTCTGGATTCAAATATCCTCTGCCTGAATTCTTTCAGGAAGTTGTCCGGAGACACTATTACTCCTACTCCTCGAGAGATGTTGTTCGGATCAAAGGCTTCACCATAAAGTCCGCGATTAAGTTCTACAACTTCATTGAACAAATCAGTATCAGCCTTGATCTCATCACTGACAAGATCCTTAAGTTTGGTCTTATCCTTCTTCACGAGAACTCTTTTGTAATAGGTCTCCGGGAACATTTGCATCAATCGTCTGATGTCCTCTGTCGCCAGGCCCATAGTTTCGTTGAATTTCCAGAAGACATCTTCAGCATCTGCGCTGGCTCTGATAGGATCTGCAACGTACTCCCTGAGATAGTTCTTTACCCTGGTGGCCGGGAGGTCGAATTCCCCGGATACCTTAGCCACTGCTTCTATGAACTTAACTTCATTCTGCGCACGCAAAACTCCCAGCTCCTGATCGGTTAACTGGGTAATCTTTTTTCCTTTGTACGGAAGTAGTTTAGCTAGTGAGATACCTCGCCACTTCATCGAAGCAACGGTTAAGGTATTGAGATTTATCTTATTGGGCTCAAAAGTTGTTAAGAGTTCACGGAATGTTGTCGCATCCTGCGGGGAGTAGAACCTCTCGGTCGGAACTTTCCCCTTCCGGATAACGTTATCCAGGCTCCAGATAAATTCGAATGTCCCGAGCGCGGCGCGCTTAAATCCTGTGCGCTCTGCATCGTCAAGAAGCTTGTATGCGATCTTCTGTCCCAGTGGTCTCATCAATCTTCTTGTCCCCCTACCAACCGGATACCACAATAGATCAATGGGGTCAGTCACAATCATCAAGGCTTCATCGAGAAGCTCAGTAAAAACAGGATAGTTGTTCTGCAACTTAACCCTGGTCTGGTCATTAAGTATGTTTAGGAATGATATATCGTCCTCTCTTGTGATAGGAATCTTGATCTCTGTACCGGCCGGTATCTTTGTAATATCTTTGATTCCCATTGCATACAGGTCATTACGCATTTGAATATCAGCAATGATCTTCATTCTGTCAGGACCGGCAGGCACTATATCCATGAGGCTGCCTTCTTTTTCAAACCTATATTTAAACTCGTTGCGCGCGTCACGCATCCAGTTGTATGTCTTCTCCCAGTTCTTCATGATCTGCGGAACATCTTTAGCTCCTTTGTATAGCAGGATTTCTGTTCCTATCGGAATCTTATCAAAGTCTTTGATGTGAGGATTCAGTTTCTTAACGGCTTCTATCCGCTCCTCGGGTGTAGGCTCTACGAATCCGACAACGGCATCCAGGTCCCATGGATCCATGAATGATTCTAGTGGACCCTCGAACTCTGTCACGATCTTTCTGTCGTCAAGCCTGCTCCAGAGTTGCTCCTGATCTACAGTATGGTCGGGATAATTCAACCATCGTCTTACCATCCGGATAGACATTAGTGCCTTGTCTATGGGCCCTGCATCGTCAGGCTCCATAATAACCTGGCCAAGTTTAAATTCATTCGGCATACCAAGAGACTTCATCTTCTTGTTAAGGAAGTTATCGGTCTCCATACCGATCCACTGCAGGAAGTTTTCGAATTCATTTACTGTAGCTAGCGTGGCTGGCCAAGCCTCTTTGAACAGGAGATTGTTATACTTCATTAGACCTTCGAATACGACCTGTGACGGTTTCCATTTGACTTCCTTGCCGGTAACCTTACCCCACAACTTTCTTGGTCCCCAGGTAATGCCATCCGCAGTATATAGCGGAGCCTTAATGTATGGAGATATAATAACCGCATCGAATAGAGCCCAGGCTCTGCTACCCAACAGATCATATGTCAGACGTGCTCTTGATGGAGCCTCCCTATATGCCTCAATGATGCTGGTCGGCTTTACTAACCTTGCCTTCTCGAATGCCGCATGTTGCTTAGATTCATTATTTAATTCTTCGATCTCCTGGAATTGTCTTGCCCTGGCTTCCATCTCATTGGCTTCATCTATCTTCTTAAACGAATCAAGCAGCTTATTATAGAACCGGTCCAGTTCCTCGTTATATGATTTAAGTTCATTGTCATATTGCTCCTGGAGATCGGTAAGCTTTTGATTATCTGTCTGGACTCTTGAGTAGTTGTTTCTGATCCAGGATTCATTCTCTCTATATGAGGCTGCTATCTTCTGTGCATTGCTAAGCTCTCCGGCATTCATGATCTTACCTGCGATAACCGCATCCTGGAATGTAGGATTATTAACAAGGTCTTCAAGCCTTGGTCCGATATTATTCAGGATGGTTTCCTTCACATTGATTCTCTCTGCTATCTTATTTCCTTTTGTTACTTCGAGATTATATTTATCTAGAGTGCTGTGAAACTTTTGGGCCAGATCGTTGATCTTGATTATCCTATCCCTGTTCAGCATCCCATATGTCGTATGTGTCATCTGTTCGAACTCTGTCATCGCATCGAATCTGTAGCTATCCTCGATATACTTGTCCATCTCAGGATCAATCAATGAGTCAAGCTCTGCCTTCTGATCCAGCATCTCGTCCATCATCTCGTCAGCAGATTTAGACACGTCATCAAATTCGCTGGTAAGTATCTTAACTTCTTCCGATGTGGCAGATATATCCGATAGGGATTCTGCGATATCGCCCATCTCTGATATCGTCTCTTCGATCACGCGGTGCTTCTCTTCGGGCACAGTGGTAAGGTCCAGCTTATACATCTTATCCGTAGCATCCCTGGATAGCTGCAGGAGATCGGCTATATCATTGAACTTCCGCGTAGTTCTGTCCTGCACCTGGTATAGCGGGCTATCTTCCGGAAGGGCAAACATCTCTGCTTTCCTTTCCATTTCTTTTAATGCTTCCTCTCCCATCTTTTCCATGTCATATAGGGGCCTTCCTTTCTCATCTATCGGAATTGCAATCCCAAGCTTCTTGGCTTCTTCAAGTGCTGGGCCTCTAAGCCAATCGAACTCAGCCTGTCGTGTTGACTCGGCTTTCTGCTGTTCTATCTCAAATGCCTTAGGGGCTGTGGTCTTTCTGATTCTCTGTACCTCTCCCTTCTGGGATACAAGAGTAAAATCATATTGGTTGTATATATCGAGAACCTCTTCGTAGCCCTTGCCCTGTTTGATTGCTTCATCGATTCTATCTTTCAGTTCTTCAATCTTCTTATCGGTTACTGGCTTGTTTAGGAAGTTCTTAACCGCATCGTCTATTCTAACTTCCTCCTCGGCATCAAGCATAGTCTTAACTGCATTACCGAATCCCTTGCGGATCTTGTCCTGGACCGTTGCCTCTGGGGCATTGGTTCTGATACCGATGCTCGGAAAATAAGTGTTTGTTACAGGAATAAAGTAGTCGGTCATTCCTTCTCTGATTTTTTGTTTAAGACCTTCGAACTTCTTTGCATCTTCCGGGGCCTTGGGTTGGAAGAATTCATCGAATCTCTCTCCGAGTTTATCCATCTGTTCGGTCACGTCTACTCCGAATATACTAAAAAAAGACCTGGCCTCGTCCGGTTCAGGGACGGGTTCAGGTCTCTTTTCGGGAGCCCTTGGTCTAAGCTCTGGGGGAACTTCAGCTTCTGGAATGATATCTACTCTGGGTTCGGGAACTTCCGGCTCTACAACTTCCACCTCTACAGCCTCTGGAGGAGGTACAATCTCCACCTTGGGCTCTGGAATTTCCGGCTCAACTACTTCTACTTTCGCCTCTGGGAACTCGGGTTCAACAACCTCTACCTTTTGCTTCTTGGCTAGGTAGCGTTCGTATGCGCCTTCTTCGCGCCATTCTTTCCCCAGGTCTTTATCGATTTGTTCGTCTGCTACGTTTGGGAAACGTGCCTTCACTTCGTTCCATACCGGACCCCAGTCAACTCCTGTTTGCAACTTTCGTATACCCTCTTTGATAGCATCATCGTATTGAGTGGCCGGGACAACAACCTCCTGCCCTACTTTAATCACATTGGGATCTGTTATGTCTTTATTCAGTTGAAGGACAGTGTTAAGATCCGACCCATATTGTTTTGCAATATTGGTCAAAGTCTCGCCACCTTTAACGACATGGCGTATCATATTTTTAAACAGGGTAACTAACTACCCCCTCAACACGTTATAACTACATCGGCCTCAATAGGCATCTATCGTGGCTGGCCCACGTTGAGGGGTACGGCTCCATCCATAACGGAGGGATGTCCGCGCAAAAGATATGGGGCACCTACGCCAAGCCTCATGTAGAGGGGGCAATCAGTTATTCCCACATCATGAATGATTTGATCTTGTTAACGTTTGGAGCAAATGCTCCCTTCTCTTTCTTCTCCTTCTCGAGAGTGATAACCTCTCTCGACAGACCAAGTTTACCGTAATACAACTTGGTCAGATCGTATGCATTCGTGATGATCTTCCTATGCCTGTAGATTCCTTTGTCATCTTTAACCGGGTCGTAGACGAAGGGGAAGTTAAGTTTTCCCAGATCGATTCCATGGTTCTTGTTGTGAATGACGGTCAGGTCCGGGTCAACTTCGTGTACGAGTTTCTTCAGTTTCTTCAGATCCTTTTCAAAATAATGCAGTACATCAGCCTTGTTATCGGAGATGTTTATATGCCTCGTAGCTATGAAGGCACAGAAGAATGATTCTTGTGGATAAATATTTACTGTGGTCATATCTACAGTATATCACAAAAAGAAAACGAACGCAATTATGCGCTCGCCTTCTTAGTGGCCTTATCAATATCGAAGGTCTTTCTCTCGAAAAACTCTGCTTGCTTTCCGTCATTCCACTGGCTTACTGGTCTCAGATACCCCGTCACTCGGCTGTACACTTCGCACTTCGTTCTCTTTTTTTCGTTCTTCATCTTGTTTCTGCCTACGTTCAGCCTCTATAGTTTTCAGTGGTCTATAGTCGCGAAAGGTTTCGGGGACTGTAAATCCCTTGGCTTTGTTCTCTTTCGCGATTTCGACATTGGCTTCAAAGATAGCTTTGCGCCCTGCCGTTGTTCTGCACGTCTTACAGTACATAGCTTTCGAGCCATAGCGCTCGCCGCAATATGTACATTCGAAGATACCGCCAGAATAGTTTGACATAAACGTATTTTTATTTTATAAGTCACGAACTTAAGTTCGTAAAATAAAAACAGACCGGGGGGCCAGCCTGCTTTTAGGAAGCGACTAGGTTGTACAGGCAATAAAAAGTATTGGTTTTATAGCCTCTATTACGTAGTCGCTTATCCACAGGCTCTCTAGCCTTATTGTAATTTTAGCACGCCCTGTGTGGAGTGTCAAGCAAAATGTTTCTATACTGTCAAGTTTCCTATCCGATAGGAAGGAATAGGAGCTGGTATTCGATTCTCGATAGTTCCCCTATTTACATCCCCTCGGTTTACGAACCTGAAGTTCGTAAAAGTAGGGTCATCCCCAAAGTAAATATCTTTTAGTATATAGAAAGACATAGTTACACTATATATATTAATATATATATATAATACTATATGTAGCTTGATTAGGCCATGGAATACCCCGGCCGTCAAGGACAACAAGGACATGAAAATACCGTCATTACCGACATATCGCCAACTGCTCCGGGGGAATACAAGCTTATTATCTAATACTAGCCAAGGATCGGTTGTTGTGATGGCGCATGGATTTGTGAGGGCGCTGATCAATATCGACGTACTGCCGCAATACGGCATAAAAGGTTCGAATCCATGGGCCCCCCATGAACTACCGGTAGTTGTTAAAGTTAGTATATAACTACAACAAAGCATGAACTACCAGTGTTGCTTGTGCTAGGATTAGCCACATTCTTCTCGGCCGATGTAGAATTGGCACATAACAAGTAAACAAATTAGATCAAAAATCGTCTTAGGTTCTAAATTTAAAAAAAGGTATCAGGCGAGGGGGACGAATTTAAAAAATGGTATTAGGCAAGGGGGACCCTTAATTTCACACTCTCTTTTTTGCCTTCGGGGGGAATCACTTATATATATTAACTAATATTAGTAGGTATCATGCTACGCATGTCTCATACCACGGTACTGTATGCAGGGAGCATTCTATGCTCTCATTTAAAATATTCGTCTAACGGCCGCAGGAAGTCTCTACCCACGGTCATGACGGCGGTGTGTTTTCTGATGACACAAGAAAAAAACGAACTTAAGTTCGTCAAAGGTCGAACTTGTGTCGCGCTAAAACTTAATATACCCGTGCGTATGAACAAGATTAGCATGTATCAAACTGTCCCTGAATGGGCCCTCAAACGAGGTGTCACCATCCATGGTTGGCACGTACTTGAGAGGATTTTCAGGACAGTTCCCGAAGATATGCACAAAGACGCTATCTTCGACAATATGCCATATGAAGACGCCTGTTGCATAAATCAGGCCAGAATATATGGCAGAGACAAGGGTTTGCTTTAAACCCGCTTAAATTACGTAGTTTAAGCTAAATTAACATGATTGCCCTACTTCAGAGGCTCTGAGGAGTCATGGACTGGACAATCCACTAAGATTATGGCTTTAATACACATGATCCAAGAAAACACTAATAATAGTAAAGGAACTCCCCGAAAAGAGGAAGTTTCCGTGTTAATCGGCAAGGCTTGGCCTAAAGAGGACGGTAGATTTACAATGTCTCCCCTATCGGAACCAGTAGAGGGAAAGAAAGGCGAATTCAAGGTATCAGATGTCTATCCTCTGATCCTAACTGCATATACTCGCCTAACCTTCGGTGTGAATAAGAATTGTAACAAAGAGAAGAATCAGAACACCCATTGGGCGTTTCTGAACATAGAGAAAGACAGAATCGATGAGTATAAGGAGCTTTGCTCTAAGATTGGCCAAACAATCGATTAGGAAAGTAAGTAAGCTGTGTTGATGGAAAGAGAGAGGTCGGTTCACTCCGGCCTCTTTTCTTTTCACGTCAGGTAGGAATAAATCTCTCCCCACGGTCCTGTTGGCGGTATTGCAGGCCGCCCTGCCTTAAATAAATAGAATATATTAGTGTATGTATCTGTTCGGTAGAATGTGTGTGTATGTGTAATGTAATGTGTGAGTGAGACTCACTCCTCTACTAACCTGCCCCATTTCTCTGGGGTTCTGGGCATGATCCCCTCTACCGGATAAGATACTATAAAGGTCTATACACTTCTCTATTATATATTCTATAGGCATATTCATTAACCGGCCGAAGGAGGTCGTAAAACTATGGGTAAAGATGAAGGTGCCAGGAACTTCCGATATAGCAGGAAGATATACCTGGCTAATTACCAGCCCAAGAAGAAGTATGAATCCGAAGAGTTCGCTTGCGAACATGATTCATTCGAAGAGGCCCGGGCTGTTGTAGAAGAGGCCGTTAAGAACAGGATCGCTGAGCTCACGGGTATGAAGGAGGTCCCCACGAAAGAATAGTGAGGTATCAAAGTTCGTTTCGCGAACTTAAGTTCGTCACTGTTTTGACATGATTGGCTAATATTAGTTAATCATGATTTTATTCATGTAATTGTGATGTACCTATGAGTTTCATGCGATTTATAATTAATTTCCAGCGTAGAATTGGTGGTCCTTCCAAGCGTATACGAAAGCACAGAATGCGTAGGATTGTCAAGAGAACCTGGGCTAAGCACAGGATCAAGGAACCACTCGTGACTGCAGAGCGCATAGCGTTTCTAGTCATCGCAATTATAATAATCCTTGGTGCTGTAACGTTCTGTTCTCATCTAGCTGGAGCCATGCAGCAATGATAGTCAAGTACTACAAGTTTATGTTCTTTAACAATGAATTTAGACTGGTCATGCATGATCTTGAGCATTATGCCAAGCGATACGGTACGTATGGTTATCATGGTATGATACTGAAGCATGATGAAAGATTTGTTGTAGCTATGGAGCGAAACTACAAAGATAGAAACTTCGGCACTAAATTAAACTGGATGTTTTTCCAATATGTTCCTGTTCTTAAGCTACCCAGGCTATGTGTGTCGCCAGTCTCAGCTCTTGTTATTTATAACGAGACGCTTAATAAGCTTAAGTCTGCGATGAAGTATCGTCCAGACATGTATCAACCATATGACTATAGTCGTAAGGAGCAACAAAAAACCCGCCGGTCGGTCAGAGTACATGACCGTCACGGGTAAGGTCCTAAGTAAAGAAGCAGGACCAGAAGAGAATACGTTCTGGCTAAAACAAAATACTAACAAGTCATCGGACTGGGCCCAGCTAGCCCGTAAAGGTCATGAAGTCTTCCACCTTATGAATACCAATAGGTTTGGCAGGGCTTCAGGGTTTGCCGGTAAGATCAGGATCGATGGCAAAGTAATGTCTTATGACGAAGCGAGAGATAAGTACGGGTGCTAGGATGAACGAACACGATCTGTTTAAATATAACGGTAATTCATCCAAGATAGTCATGAGAAGGAAGATCATGAATCGTACGTTTGTTGTTCATGAGATAGATCGTGGCAAAATGTACGGTACCATTGAATTCATGAAGGATGATATGTTCAAGAAAGCTAAGATGGTGCGTCATAAGATATTAGAATCAAAGGTCGAAGCACTTGTCCTTTGTGCCAAGTGGTACAAATGGACTAGGATTCAAGTAATATTTGGACTCTCGATGATGGCAGCAGCTGTGTCTTTGCCTATCATTGGAGCAATATTCAGCTATGATTGAGCCAAAGAACATGTCCGATGATGAGCTGATAGTTCATCACCGTGACGTAGTAGATGAAATTAAACGAAGAGCAGCTAGAGACTTGCCCGAGCACAATCGCAAGCGTAAACTATGCAAAGGCTGTGTGAATAATGAGATATTCACGATCTGCCCGAAGCTAGAGGTCGCTACGCTTGAGCGAGGTAAGCTCAACTGCTTTAAAGCAATAATATATGGATGTTGATAAGAAATGGACTACGCTCGAGCATCGGCATATGATGAAGTATACGATTCATAAAAGACGGCTCGGAGCAATGTATTTTCTTATTCTGGCATATCCTGCACACCATCTCAATGGAGCAAGGCGCAACATTACTGAGTATGATGTCAGAAGATTTAGACTAGAACATGACGACAAGATGGTCGATCGTATGACATGGGGTCCGTATAGGACAAAGATCGAAGCCATGGTCAAGTTTAGCAGGATATACAGAGTAGCTCTGCTGCAGTATAGAGTTGCCGTAGGTGGCATGATCCTTGGATTTGCTATCTGCGTCATAACACTAATATGTTCGATGTTAAAGGGCTAAGCGACGACGAGCTCGTAGCTTTCTACCGACTGGCGATCAAGGAGATAAGGCGCCGGGTCGCTGAGAGCGTGAGAATACGTGAGTTTATTTCTTCTCATCGGGCTAAGCGAAATGAACGAAGTAAAGAGCGAGGCAATTAACGTAGATTATTGGATCGTTATGGAGAAGATAGATATAGATGGCTGGGATGAGGTAAATAGATATCCCACTAAGTGGTTGTATCAAATCAGGATATGTAAAATGACAAAGTATTTCATGAATGATGACAGAATGCAGAGGTTTGAATTCAGAGCGGGTGATACTATCTATGACGTACGCACAAATAATCTACTTGAGGCTCATGTAATCTATACTAAGCTCAAAGAAAAATATGCCTGACAAACATAAAGTCAAAACGCTTCTTGACAATCTCCCCGTTCTATCGGACGCTCCGTCTGATAATAAGGGTAATCTGGATGTCAAGGCGTATAATAAAACCAAGGAGGTTAAATGGGTTATTCGTAAGCTCAAAGAAGAGAACGTAGACGGAGCCTGGCTCCGTGGCAACGGCTTTTTGATAGCTGCGATGATCCTGGATATATAATTATGAAAAAGATAAATGTAACAGTAAAAGGACTATGTCCTATTCTCCATGCTAGGCATCCTACTCCCAAAGAGGAAGCCGAGATACTAAAGCGCAAGTCAAATCCTAAGTTTAAGGTGAAGGACATGACCGACGAAGAAAAATTTGAGATGCATTCATATAAGGTAGCGAAGAAGTTTGTCCTACCTAGTGAGATGTTCGAGGCAACCATGGTAAAGGCTGCTGTTCAGGTTAAGATGGAAGGAAAGAAGACGTATAAGGATGCATTCAAGGGAGGGATAATAGTTAATCCGGAAATGATCCCATTCAAAACACAGAAGGTAGTAATGAAAGACACTCCGCAGAAGGGTGCATGGTGGATGTTTGGTAAATGGGGCCGCAATCCGAGCACTCGTGGTGCTATGTGGATTGTTAGGCCAAGATTGGATGAATGGGAATTAGACTTTACTATAGATCTGCTCATGGATGAGCTGATCCCCGTCGATGTAGTAAAAGGCGTATTAACATTCGCAGGAATGTATATTGGAGTTGGTGCTTGGCGTCCGAAGTTCGGTCGCTTTGAGGTTACCAAGTTCAAGGTACAAAAGTAATTATGTTTAGGAAACCCAAAAAGGAACCTAAGACTAGGTTCGCTCCCGACAATCTTAAGACTCTGAAAGGCAGTGACATGATTCAAATGTCACGTGAGCTTCTCGACGCAGCCGTGCGTTCGACAGAGATACTTAAGCTTAAACCTGGAGAGATGACTCCTGAAAAATTGAAGGAGGCCAAAGTTGTTCTTGGCTATGTTAATGCTACGAATAATGTCATGAAGACTAGGATAAATATCCTAAAGATGACTGGTATTCAAGCAAAATGCAAAGCTATCAAGAGCAAATCAAAATCACTTTAGGCACATACAGTATAGCTTCTGAAGTTCAGTCAGGTTCAGTGCCGTAAACTGATGTTCAGTGGACTCAAGTAGCGTGATGTATAGTAATGCTTCTATAGTCCAGTTGTGTCTAGTATCGTATTGTGAACTGGTGTGAACTTTTGTCTTGCAAAGTGAAGTAATGTAATGCTTCTGCAGTTTAGTGGCGTGTTGTGGTCTAGTGTTGTGTGCAGTTCAGCAAAGTGATGTAGTTTAATGTACAGTAATGCTTCTTCAGTACAGCAAGGTGTTGTAAACTTGTGTTTTGTGGACTAGCGTAATGTGAAGTAAAGTAATGCTTCTGAAGTCTTGTCTAGTTATGTCAACTAATCTGTTGTTCAGTGATGTGTTGTGAGGTGAACTAATGTAAAGTATAGATCGTAGATTTAACTACGATAAAATAAAACAAACACTAAAAGTTTAATTATTACAGGAAGTTTATGAAAAATCTAAGAGCAAGCAGGTTCTACAAACAGCTTGATAGCTACAAGGCCATCGCATATGCCGAAGGCTTCTGCGAGGGCGAAGGAGCTAGTGAGTATGAACAGCTCTGTGCCTGGCAGTATCTAGTAGATAAAAGGTTGACTGGCCAGCTACAGGGATGGTTCGGTAGAACTGCACAATCATTAATTCATTCTGGCCATATTAGGCCACCCAAATAATTATGACTAGAGGTAGACCAAAAATCCCAACTGGATCAAGAAGCTGGACATATGCAGAAGTATAAATCAATAAAGACTATCTGGCCGTTCCAGCATGGCTATGGTGTATACTTTAAGCGTGCAGGAAATAAGATACTGATCTGTGATGGCTGGACCAAGGCCGAGGCAGATGAGTATGCCAGACAGCTAAACAACAATGAGAAACCCGAGAGCGACAAAGTTCTACAAAGAGTTAACTCCGTATCTCGCCACAGCCTATGCAGAAGGTTTCTGCGAGGGCGAAGGAGCTAGTGAGCTGGAATGAGGAAGAATAGTATGGCTAAGAAAAGGGGTGCATCTAAGCATCAAGTTAAACAAGATCAATATGTCTAAACGAAGAATATTTACTGTTGGTCAGTTGATCGAACAGTTAAAGGAGTACAAGGAAGATCACATCGTTATCATGTCATCGGATGCTGAGGGCAATCAGTATTCTCCATTCTCTGCTATAGAGCATGGACTGTATGAGGAAAATCTCCCATACAGCGGTGAGCGAGTTGATAGTGTAGACGGAGAGATATGTCCGGACGAAGAACAGCCTGATGGCGAACATGCTGTCTTCTTGTACCCACTGAATTGATATGACCAAAGTAAAACTAATCAGGCTATGGGATCTTAAGAAGGGTGCCAAGATCCATGGCCTTAAGACATCGCTCAATGAGGGCGATTCATTCAAGGACAGGGTGATCACTTTTGACCATGTCGATGGCATGTATTCGTATAATACTGTCACTGACAGCAAGGGAGAGAAGCATGTATTACATCTTCGCAACTCCATGTGGTTGAAGAAGGTCGATGATCACTATGAAATGGCATCCGATAAGGAGATAGAAAAATATGCGCCTAGTGAGTAGTGTTTACTTCCACTTCTTTAACCAGTGGAAGTATATCCTCGGCAAGGAATATAGATTTACTAAACTAGATCTACTTAGAATCCATGTCGAGGAGAAGAATCAGGGTATACTGAGCTTATCCTTGACTGTACTGGGCTTGCAGTTTTCCATCAATTATGTCAAGTAAAAAAGTAATCATCACCGTCGAAGGCGGTTGCGTAACAGATGTCTCCGGCTTGCCGGAAGACTATGATTACGAGATCGTTGACATGGACGTTGATGAGATAGGTTGTTATGCCCAAACAAATCAAGCCGAAGGCGAAGCCCAGGAAAAAACTGACTAAATCTCAGAGGGAGAAACTTGAAGTTGTCCTGGCTTGGTATAATTTTGCCTGGACCATGGAACAGGATAGGCATAGGGATAGTCAGAAGAAACTGGGCAATAAGGCCACAGAGATGATCGAAGAGATTATTCTCTGATTAAGTAAATAAACAATGTAACAGGCCCTATTAAGGGTGCTAATGAACACTATGAGCAAACTAAAAGAGAAGAAACAAGACCTGACACTCGATGACTTCAAGTTCTTGAGTGCAGGCAAGCTGCGTAAGATGGAGATTAGATTTAACTCCAACACCAGCAACAAACTCATGGCCAAAGCCTCATTCATTATCGAGAACGAAAGGGAGGACACTGAAGTGGCAATCTATACCAAGGGTAAAGATTTCGAAGAGGTAATGAGAAAGGTCCATGACTGGCATGAGAATTATTACAAGAATATAAAGGTATTCGGTAAGTTGACTGGCAGGGAGAAGGACGAGGAGGCGTCGAAGAGTTCGATGCCGTTCTAGTCCGGCCCAATTCATTCTTCTACCGGATCATAACCCATATGGGTTGTCTAACTAAAGATGAATTCAAAGTTGTTGAAGCCATGCGAGAGCAGGGCGGCAGCTTTGTTCAAGCCTTAGCGGAATGCTTCCATAGAGCAGACATGTATAATAAGTCTAAGCTCAAGGCAGCATTTCCTGTCTACTGGAGACAGTATGAACAGCTCGCTGGTATCAATCCAGAGCTTCCTCAACCTGAGGGAACAAAGGGATATCAGACAAATGTTGACGAGCACATAGCCAATGCTGACAGTAAGTGGGATCCCAATATGGCAGAACAGGCCAACCAAGATTTCAAGGAAGGCCAGTTCTCTGGTGATGCTCACCTAGTTTAATTTGTTCGTAACCGAGACCTGAAATAATATAGCTTATTTCATTTCCGGTTACTCACTAAGATCTTATGAAGATCAAAATTAGATGGAGAAAAACAAGACTCTCCACAGATGATCTGGGCCTGGCTAACAGCGTAATGGCTCACATCAAAAATGTAACAAAGCAGGAGAAGATTCTGGAAGGAATGCGCTCTATTGCCAAGGGCATGAGAGAGGTCCTGACAGACATGGAGAAGCTGGCCGATGACTTGAAGAATGTATCAAAAGAAAAGGCTGATTCAGTTGGTGATAAGCTCACCAAGATGGCTGAAGAGAATATCGGTAAGGTCAAAGTCGTGCCGGTTACTCTAAGCAAGAAGGGAGTGGAACTTCATGAAGCCATGAATCCTGAGGAGGTCACTGATCTGCCTATGGCTCTCAGTAAGACTGAGCCCACCGAAGAGGAAACATTGACTACTGTTAAGCACGCTACTCACGGAACCAAGAGGACCAGTAAGAACTGGACAATTGACGAGGATAAGTACATCGTCAAGCATCTTCACCTGGATCCGAGAGAACTGGCTACCCATGACTTCCTTCTGAAACGCCATACTACTAATGCTATTCGCTGCAGGCAGTCCGTAATCAAGTGCCGGAACTTCAAGAAGCTCGGCAGAGGCAGAGGTAGAGTTCTCAAGAAACATATGGATCGTGGCTACAATGTACGAAGAAAGAAGAAGGCTCCTGATTTCTGGGGAAAAGAAGAAGAACGATACCTTCTGGATAATTCCCATGAGCCGATCTCTACTCTAATGAAGGCCCTGCCCGGCAGGACCAGGTCAGCTATTACTTCTAAGCGTAATAGTATGAAGAAGAAACAGGCAAAGGAGACAGCCAACGGAAGAGCTCGTGTTAGCAAGCTCTTGAAGAAACGAGACGAGACTAAGGGACACAGGCCATGGAACCAGCTCGAGAAGAACTTTGTTGTTGATAATCTGAACAAGAGTCCGAAGTGGCTGGCCAAACAGGATATTCTGAAGGGACGTTCATTGAATGCTATCGGAGTGATGAAATGTAATTTAAAGAGGGAACAGAAAAAGCTAGCCGGTACAGGCTAATCCCTCGTACTAACTTATGAAGAGTAACTTAAGAAGACTGCTCGAGGAATTTCTTCCTGATGATGTCATAGACAGTATTGAGCAGCGTGCTAAAGAGATGAGCTTAAAGACTGGTACGGTCAAGCCAAAAGGCAGAAAGGCAAAGCAGATGCAGAAGCTACTGGAAGCCCGTGGCAGACGCTGTCAAATATGCGGGACAGAAGATCGTCTTCTTACTATAGATCACATCATCCCGAAGCAGCTGCTTCTGGATATGGGTCTCGAAGATTTCTTCTGGGATGAAGATAACTTCGAACTGATGTGCAAGGAATGTAATGTGAAGAAGTCAAACAGATTGGACTTCGATAATTCGAAGACCGTAGCTCTGTTGGAGAAATATCTTAAGCTCTTCAAAGCCAGGCAATATGAGTCATCGAAGAAAGATCCTGTCGCAGATCGACAAGATCAAGCAATCGAAGATACGATTCAAGAATCAGGGCGGGTTCGTCATGCATCTTTGGATGAAGACGAAAGAGAACCAGAACTACCTGATGGATCAACTTGTCAAAGCCATCCCACATGCGGAGGCAAAGGACAAGATTGTAATCATAGCAGTTCAGCGCCCGAATGTAATCCTCTCAAAGAATGAGAAGGACTACAGATTCCTGGTTGAGTATTCTTTCGTTTGCAGAATGTGCCATAAGACAGTCTTGAATACTGTCAATGCATATTCTCTGGACTCTGGCTTTCCCATAGTCTGCGAGTTCTGCGTTGACAGACTGCAGTAGCATGGCAATAACAAAGTATAAGGATCGTCATAAGAATACTATAATAATCAGGGAGATGGACGACGGTCATCTCATGAACGCTTATTACTACTTCATTGATAGGCGTGAAGATATGATAGATGCTAAACGATCCGGCGTCGATCTGTTCCACATCTCCCTGCTAATCAATGCTCTCCTTCAAGAAATAAGCAGGAGAGGATTGTTCGAGTATTGATATGACTAAACATATCTGGGAAAAACTCAAGGACAAATTAGGCAAGTTTGAATGTCATTCTTGCTGTAAAAAGGTCGATAATAAGGAGGCAGTTAAGAATAAAGTTTACTTTGAACGATGGTATGGTGACAATCCTGGATCCGCAGTCGAAGCTCATCTCTGCGATGAATGTGCTGCACCGATTATCCCTATCCTCAAGAGGGCTAGGGCTAATCAGTCTATACTCAAGAAGCAGAAGGAGCTGGATCCACATGATCAGAAGAAGCCATATCACTTCGACAACTAATTATGACTATCAAGATTAGATCAAACAAGCCTAAACCTGAACGTCTCATAGTAGATTCTACTGATCTACTCTTTGAGATCAAGCAGGAAGTAGTTAAATGTACCAAGTGCGAGCTACACAAGAGCCGTCGTATTCCGGTAGTGGGCGTAGGAAATCACAATGCCGACGTATTATTCGTCGGAGAAGCGCCCGGAGAAGAGGAAGAGAAGGTCGGTATCCCGTTCGTTGGTCCAGCTGGACGTGTCCTTGACCAGCTGCTGAAGAACATCAAGCTCAAGAGAGATGATGTTTACATCGCAAACACAGTGAAGTGTCGTCCTCCTCTGAATCGTGATCCCAGCGCTGAAGAGAAGGAGGCCTGTGTTAATTATCTTCTGGCTCAGATCACAGCCATCAAGCCCAAGGTCATAGTCTGCTTAGGCAGGAATGCGGTTCAATCTGTATTTCCACACTATGGCCTGGTCGAGGAGCCAAAGCTCCCGATGCGGGATCTTCATGGCATGGTGTATGAACCAGATCAGCTGTTCATTGACAACTCAAGGCGTCTAGGTGATGATGCTATGGCTGATATTAAGCTCATGGTGTGTTATCATCCAGCCTATGCATTACATAATTCAGCTGGACTTCCCGCTATCAAGGCGGATTTCCAGAAGTTAAGAGATTACCTTGATGGAAAGGTCGGAGGTAATCAGACACAAATATGCGTGTAGCAATACCAACATTAAGAGAACTCCTGGCCCTTGGGCTAGTTGCGAAGGCAGACGAATATTCTATCAAGAGCCTTTTCCGATGCATTGGACGTCCGTTTCCACAAGCTAGGGCTATCCTTTATGATACCTTGGAAAACTTTGACTGTTTTGTAAGCTTTGAAATGGGTTACAACTCAAGATGTGTGACTTTTGAATCTGTCGTACTTAGAGATCATTTCAAGAGAGTGGCAGATTTATTCAGGGAATGGCGACAGCATAGTGAGAAAGATAGTTCGACCCAGTATCAGCGTTGGTATGACAATGTTCCTAAGCCAGCCGGACAAAGCCGCAAGTATTTCGAAAACCCCAGGTATAAGGACACTCCTCTTCCCTATCGGATAAGGATGTCCACCTGGTGGTACTATCGCTAGTATGTCTAAGAATATAAAGAGAGTCTCAGTAGGTGACTACATTATTGTCGTGTATGACAGTGAGGATAACTTTAGTATGATGACCGAGAGATACCAGGTTATGGTTATCTTCAAAGATATGGAAGCTAATCCGTACGTAGTTCTGAAGGAGATCTATAATTATCGTAATATAATCGAAGCTCTTGTGAAGTTCGAGAAATGTATACAGGAAGCAAAGAAGAAGCCTGCTGTCTTTGATTTCGATAAGTGGCAATTCTCTAAGAGAAAGCTGGCGATAAAGCAGTCTGCACTAGCTAAAATAATGAACCAAGCATATGGTGTACCCGATGAAATCCTTGACGAAGAACCAGAAGAGAGCATGTAAGATGTTCTCGGATGCGTGTGTTGATGAGTTTCATATCAGACCTGAGGATGACGATAACCTTATACTCCAGTCCGCATTGCGGTTCCAGGAGTTTATAGGCGGGTTCACGAGTCTGAACGTTGATACTGATTGGCATCGCAACTTTGTCGAGGTCAAAATTAAATACGCGCTTAAAGGTCTATACGAGACCATGAGAGAAAAGTATGGGAGTTATGAAGAATATTCTTATAGAAGCTCAAGGCAATATCAAGAAAGCCGAAAAGCTTCTAAAGCAAAGAGCCTATGAAAAAACCAGAAAAGGAACTGCCAAGGTGGCAGATAGTAGCAATCCGGATAGATATCTGGACTTACCTGAGGATAAGCAAAGTGATAATCTGGATAGCTCACAAGACAAACAAACACAAACATAAACAAATGGTCTTCCTGTTATCGGCCGTACTCGTAGCTTTGTTCACGAACGTGGGTAGCTGGCTTATAATAGATGAGGCCCTAGGTATCGAGCTATTCTTTGTGGCAATCATCGTTTCTATCTTCATAGCAATAATTGTTTGGAAGCTTGCTTTCCACTTGAAGAAAACCGAGAAGTATAATCCAATCTGGGAGGATCGTAAGAACCCGAACCATCAGAAGATTGGGACGGAGACTGCAGCATTAATGCTGGTAGTTCATGCTAGATCTCGATGCATCACTGTACCGCTCCTGCATTTGATCGTGTTTTATTTCATGACCATAATGGGAGCACTTGCACTATCCGGAGACATCGGTGGCATTCTAAGTCTACTACTGTTCTTCTTCTGGTTCAGTGCTAACTATCTTGAGGTCTACATTGATTGCATATGTGACCTAGGTGACCCCCCAAAAAAGAAAGACAAATCAAAAGCAAAATCAAAACAAGCTCTTACAAATTTACAACAGAAGGTTTGGGACAAGCTTGTCGGAGACATGGCTCCTGCCCCAAGCCCCTGCTAAAGAACTATGAAAAAGACTGTAAACCTGCAGCAGGTTAACATCAGACAGCTCAAATCCGTGCTCCCCCACTTTTTCTTCAACAGGATACCGTTGTATCTCTGGGGCAGGCCGTCAACTGGGAAGACCAGTGCCGTAAGGCAGTTCGCCCAGGAGGAGGCAAAGCGCCGAGGTCTTAAGTATTCTGAGGATAAGTTCGGAGAGAAGTTCTTTACCATGAAGGTCATTACTCTATCCCAGTTCGATTCTCCCGATCTCAGAGGAATGCCAGAGGTAGTAGAGACTGATCACGGGAAGGTCACTGAATTCGTACCAACTGCTGAACTTCCAAGGGAAGGCCAGGGAATATTATTCTTTGATGAAATGAATCTGGCGGATGATACCACCCGTGCGGCGTGCTATCAGATTATCCTCGAGGGCAGATATGGTTCCCTACCGGCAGTAAAGAATAAGAACGGAAAGGATTCTTACTGGAGAGTAGCTGCCAGTAATACAGAGAATGATTTCTGCAGCGTAAATGTGACATCTCTCGCACTGCTCCGGAGGTTTTCACATCTCGAGGTAATGCTGAATGTGGATGAAGTAGTGCAGTATTTCATGAGAAAAGGTCATGACCCCCGTGTAGTGGCATTCATGAAGAACTTCGCTGAAGATCTTTTCCCGCAGAAATGGGATGAGAAACTCCTGGATAATAAAGCCAATCCGTTTCCCAGTACCTGGGAGAATCTGGCTACTATGATCCCGAATATCCAGGACGACGAGATGCTGTTTCACCTTGCAGCATCATGCGTCGGTGCCCCAGTAGCGTCAAAGTTCGTTGACTATGCTAAGCTTATCCAGACCCTGGATATGAAGAAGATCCTTTCTGACCCCAAGAAAGAGATCGGTAAGCTTAAGAAGCATGGCGACAGGGCATCCTTGCTTTATGCCGTGATATTTAATATCGCAAACCGGTGGCATAAGAAGGAGAAGATTGTCACTGGCCAGAAGGTCATTGACATTGCCAACGAGCTGCCGGTCGAATTCGCAACTTCTTTCGTCCAGAATGTAGCGAATACGCGGCTCAATGAACTGACCAAGGTTAAAGGATTTGATAATCTCTTAACGAAGTTTGGGCGATACTTCGACATCTAGTATGGGAAGTAGAAAACAAATTCTCCCAGATAATATAGACCAGTCAAAGAACAACGAACATACTGTATATAAGATCGAGATTGGATATCACAAGCTCTGTACTACTGATAAGGAGGCAGCATTCAAGGTCTGGCAGGCACTAGCAGATAATTTCTTTGAACTCAAGGACCTGAATAGCGGCGACTATAGTGGACCTAGGTTCAATCATCGTGATCCGGTAAACGTGAAGCTAGCAGGAGAGAGAGAAAAGATCTGGGATTCTTATGAAGATGCCAAGCGGGCACACGTTGCCTACTCGGCACTAAAGCCTCAGCCTGGAAAAGAAAAGGCTGACGATTCAACATCATGAACATCGAAGATAGAATCAAGAAAGCCAAGATCTGGCTGATCACCAAACGTCCATGGTTCGGCCAGCTATCTTGTTATGTCAATGAGATCAAGAATGATAAGATTCCTACTGCGGCGATAGATCTCAAAGGCAACATGTATTACAACCCGGAGTGGATGGATAGTCTTAAAGACGAAGAGTTAAGGGGAGTGCTCATGCATGAGATCCTGCACTTGGCATTCCTGCATATCCCGAGGTGTGGGGACAGGGATAAATTAATCTGGAATGTAGTGGCTGATCTGAAAGTTAACATGGAAATCATAAACGAGCATGGCGTGGATATTTCCAAGGAAGCAATCAGACCTAACCGCAACAGTGATTCTGCTATCCTGGATAACCACACTATACGCAAGGTTTCTGATAAGACTGCAGAGAATGTCTATACTGAAGTTCGCAGGAAGATGAAGAGTGCACCATCTAACTATGTGCCTGATCTGATCATTGTTGCCAACACGCCGCAAGAGGAAGAGGATCTCAAGAAGAAAGGCTTCAAACCGGTGAAAGCCTCTCAAGCTGGCAAGCTCAGCAGGAACTGGCAGTCTCGTGTCTTTTCCGCCAGCCAAACAGCTAAAGGAGACATGCCAGAAGGAGTAAAGCGAGAGCTATTTAAACTCGAGCAAGGTGAACTCCCGTGGCACAACATCCTTAAGACTAGATTCAGGAAGCTTGCAGTCAAGCATTCCTGGAAGAAGCCGAGCAAACGGTATCTGCCCTGGTACTTCCCTGGACGTACAAGGAACGAGGGAATAAAGGTCGTCGGGGCAATCGATACTTCAGGTTCGATGAGCAAGGACCAGATATCTAAAGCAGTAAATGAACTGTATGGACTGACCAGAGCATTCCAATTCCTGGATCTATGGGTGATGGACTGTGATGCGGCAGTGTATAATACAAAGAAGACAAAGCAGCATGAGCTGGCCAACCTGATCCTGCAAGGCGGCGGAGGAACTGACTTCCGTCCTGTGTTTAACTGGATCAAGAAGGAGCTAAGCGATGATATTGACTGTCTTCTGTTCTTCACTGATCTCTATGGAGATTTTCCAGGGAAGAAGCCGCCGTACGAAACCTTCTGGATCACTGATACGAAGAATCATGATATCCCGTTTGGCCGCAAGCTGATGCTTGAGGGCGATATAGAAAACTAATATGCATGGTTCCCCGTCTGAGAGCAGGCGGGGAGCCTGCATTAAACCTTATGAGCTTACATCAAAAGCTAATCGATATTCGTCTGGCCAAGGGTGAATATCACCATCTGCAGAAGAGATTCTACGCAGAGCTAGCTGTTAGATTCCCGTATATTATGACCAGGGATATGAAGAAGCTAAGCATGAAACTGTCCGAAGAGATGGATATATTCCTGTGTGCATGTCTGAAGTACAAGTCCACCAGGATTGAGCTGGAGACCGAGAAGAAGAAGTGGAGGGCCGGTACTCATGGAGTACTACCGGTGATTGTTTCAAGGAAGCCAGGAATGAGATACAAGCATTCAGAGATAAAAGACATTGATCTGATAGACCGCAGATTATTTTTTAAGTCACGGTTAAAGCTATATAGTAAGTACCTCAAGAAGGAAGACGACAGCATCTCTAAACGGATGATGGTTGACTTTATGCCCATGACTACTCATGGATCAGTGCACCAGGATAAGTTCCAGGACTTCGTAGATCTTCAGCATGATATAGTTAAGTCTCTTCCTGATATCTATGGGTATATCCCGTCCAGTGAGGACCATAATCTCAACAATCTATACTATTATAACCCATATCATTACAGTGACACTATGAACCCAAAGGAGATAGATGGAAAGACCATTAATCAGTGCTACGGTGAGGCAGTAACTGATAATCTGATACTATATTTTCTCCCGAGGTCAATATGTTTCAACCTTCTATCGGATAAGAAGGACGAAGACGAGAGTAACTCGCACGAAGTAAGTATCAGATGTCCAATGGAGGGTATCACTGACTATGGTAGTGACGAGGAGATCGACTATTTGAAGCATAGGCCTATGCAAAATCCTCTTCACACGATGCTAAAGGAGATCATCTCTAACTTCGACAGGATCCGGGAGATCATGGAGAAGACTGAAAAGCATAAGCAGGAGACCTATGTCCAGTGTATGTCATATATGAAACGTGCTAAGAAAGTAACCACACCATTCAAGGTGTTAAACGAACTCTTATGAAGGGAAAAATCGAGGATATCAAAAACAGGTATGAGCTGTATAGCCATAAATGCAGCATGAAGAATAAGCTTGAGTCAGAGATCGAACGACTGGATGATAAGATAACCAAGGGAATTAGAAGCCTCTTTTCCGAGGATGTAAAGAAGTTCGCGGACAACTATAAGGAGGGTAACTCAGTTATCGATGATGCCATTGATGGTATGCGGGACGAATGGCGCGTGCTTGCAGCGTCCTGCTGTGCTATCACGAAGTCATTCGAGATAAGCGATTGGAGAGGACGAGCTATCTATCTACATAAGGAATACGGCTTCAAGAGGTTCCGTGAGTATAGAGCCTGGGATCCGTTCCGGTACTCAATGCATACTGCCAGAAACAATGAGTATGATTTCAAGTGGGATAATTATATGCATATATTTACCAGGGATAATCAGAAACTGGAGCTACATAAGATGGTTAATAATCCCAGAGTGAATCAGAAGAAGGCACAGGCATTGTTTACTATGACTAATACAATGTGCAAGCTTCTCATGGACTTGAATAAGCTATGCAGTAAGTACGAAGAGCAACTTCGGAATGCGAATCATTACCTGTCAGATAGTCTCTACTTCGATGATAGGGATGACTTTAAAGCGATGATTAAGGATGCACAGAAAGCATCCAAGACTTTGACTAACGCGTTAGGAGAATTCAAGTCTCTCTCTAATGCCTGGCATACGGAGTGGGAATTCTACCGTAAATTCAATACAGAATATAAGGTTCTCATACAGTTGACTGGCAAAGAGCTCAAGTCATAAGAAGGCAGGCGGGGTGTTTGATTACACCTCGCTTGTTTTTTTATGAAAAGAATGTTATACTATAAGCAACCACGGTTTTATATTTAAAAACTACAGTCCACAAAACATGGATAAGAGCAAAGAAATAAAAGTCGTGCCTCCAAAGCCGACCAAGAAAAAGGGGAAGGCCAAGCCTAAGCATAAAGAGATCTACTTGCATTCACTTGTAGCTCTGGCAGCCCTCTGGCTAGCCATTTTTGTCTTAGTATCAATCATTCAAATGCCATGGTATATGCGCATTCTGGCTCTAATATTAGGGTCATTTTTAGTTTTCGACATACACCATTCTATCAAGCATTATGTCAAATCCAGGGGACAAAGCTCTAATTAAATACAAAGCGGAAGAGAAGAAGTTCTGGAACAGTAGCCAGAACCTAAATGTGTACAATCTTTTCGTCCAGGGTAAGGCGATAGTTGATATTGCAGGCACCCTGAAGATGCGCCCTGTAACTGTGGAAAAGATAATCACTAGGAGTTTTTTTGTCAAAAGACTCGAGCATCACCTGCGTGGAGTCATGTTTACTACCCAGGTAGCACAGATACTGGCGAAGGACAACATCTTCTCTAAACTTTGGGAGCGAGTACGGGATAATATCGAAGATATCCCGCCTGAGATTTGCTTAAAAGAACTAACCAAGCTCTTCCCTCAGAAGAAAGATGGATTAATAATCAATCCCAAGAACATGAACATATTCATGAAGGTTATGCAGGATACTCCACCCGAGAAACTGGGTGAGAGGCTGGAAGAAATAGAGGACGACTTCGGTTTTGAGGGGCTGGATGAGGATGACAAAGCTAAATATCCTGAGCTGGAAGGGCCTAAAGACGATGGTATCAAACAAGGGGATCCTGAAGTGGATCAAACAAAAACAAATAAGGACGAATAAGGGTCTTCCGGTAGAGTTCAGAGACCACGGATTCCTCCTGGATTACGTGCGCGATCCGCACAACCGCATTGTTGTGCGTAAATGCACGCACCCAGATACAAGGGTTCTTAGGTCTGATCTTAAATGGGTTAAGATAAAGAATCTCAATAAAGGAGATTCTTTAGTGGGGATTACAGAGAGCGCACCATCTGGACGTGGAGCCAGAAGGAGGTTCGAAGATACTGTAGTGCTTGATAAGTGGATTACAAACAAGAGAGCATTTAAGATGACTCTCGAAGATGGAAGAAGTATAATAGTATCAGAGGATCATCTGTTCCTTGCAATGAAATCAAAAGGCAGGGCCGGTAACCAATATGACTGGCATGAGCTAAGAAATCTTGATCCCGGTGACTACGTTCGGGTAGTCTTTGATGTATGGGATGGTCCAAACTACGAATGTGGCTGGATAGCTGGCATACTTGATGGTGAAGGATCACTTAAGGTATCAAGGAAGTCCGGAGGATCTGACCTGGTTATATCACAGAGACCCGGAATAGTGTCCGACAGGATAGATAGATACCTCAAGAGTCGTAAGTTCAAGTATCATGTACGTGATGATGATAAGCCAGATAGTAATGGTCCAGTACGTAGATTTGTTCTGTCCAGAACAAGTGAGATCATTAGGCTACTTGGCAAGACACAGCCATCAAGATGGATAGGAAAGAAGTTCTGGCTCACCATGGCACTTGGAATGGCAGGACCGAAATCAAAGATGAAGATAGCCTCGATAGAATCTGCCGGTAGAGCAGATCTTGTGGACATCGAGACAAGTAATCACACGTTTATAGCTGAGGGTATAGTCACTCACAACTGTACACAGGTGGGAGCATCCTTTTCCACTAACATAAAGATGCTGCACCTGGGAGACCAGGCGCCACTGACTACTATATACACATTGCCTACATCGTCCGAGGCCAAGAACTTCGTACTTACAAAGTTTGATCCCATGGTAGAGAGATCACCAGGACTTCTTGAGATGGTACAGAAAGTTATTCTCCGTGAGAAGATCCTATACAACAGCGTAGTTAAACGCATCGGGCCCAGCTATTACTTCTTCCGTGGATCCTGGACCACGTGGGGCGCGCAGTCCATTGATGCTGACGTCCTCGTGGTAGACGAACTCGACTTCCAGAGAGAAGACGTAAGACAAATGTGGGAAGAGCGGACCGAGGGATCCGCATCGCAGGATATTATCTACTGGATTGGATATCCAAGCATTCCTAACTTCGGCATTGAAGAGCTGTATGATTCGTCCGATCAGCGCCACTGGTATATAGAATGCGGCCATTGCTTCAAGCGACAGACTCTTACATTCCCGGAAAATATAGACTTCGCTAAAGAAATCTTCCAATGCAAGTTCTGCGCCGGCGAACTGACGCCCGAGATGCGCCGAAGAGGAATATGGAAAGCCCACAAACCAGGCCGACAGATACACGGATACTGGATCAATAAGCTTATGGCCCCGTGGATAACAGCCCCTAAGATCATTCATAGATTTAAAAACGACACCCCAAAGAAGTTCCATAACTATACGCTGGGCCTACCATTCCAGGATAAAGAGACTGAGATTACTGACGAGGTAGTCGAAAGATCCCTAATGGAAGAGGACAAATACATGGCCTGCAAGAGAGATGAGAAAGCTAAGATAATCCTGGGCATTGACCAAGGTGATATCTTTCACATCCTGGTAGCCATTGCCCTACCGGATAGATTAGTAGTAGTAGGGGCCCACGAGGAGGATTCTGAAGATAAGCTTGAGAAGCGAATCAAGTTCTACAATCCTGATATGGTAGTCATGGATATGTTCCCCAACCGTCATACTGCCAAGAAGATGCGCAGAAAGATAGGGGAGAATAAGTTCTTCATGGGTAAGGAGCGCAACTGGTCAGAGACGTCCAAGCAGCGTAACTATTGGAGCACTAACAGATCGATGGGTGAGATCGGCATAGAGAGGACTGAGTCTATCGACGCCATGATGGAATACATCATGAAAGGCGCCATCAGATTCAGACGTTCTATTCCGAACTTACTGAGTAAGGACAAACATAACCCAGGTGTCATTCAACATATTAGAAATCTGGTACCTGATACCCAGGAGCGTTTCGGTAAATTGCGCAGAGTTTGGAAGAAGACTGGCCCAGAGCACTACGCGCATTCACTGAACTTCCTGGTTGTTGCCTGCCACACATTGTTTCCTGGCTGGCAGTCACGAGAGATGATAGTCCCATCCTCTGACTTACTGGCTGTACCAAAGCCTAAGCCATGGTACGTTAAGGATTTCGAACGAAGGACTAGATCACTATCGGGAAATGACACTGTCATTATCCCACAGGGGAGCGACCCCGTGGAGCCCGAGGACATAGTTCCGAGGAATCCAGGTGATATTTATTGCTAACTCGTACTTCGAGTATGAATCTCAAAACATTATTTGCGCGTGTTATTCAGGCGCAAGAAAAACACATCACCTTCTTAGACGCAACCCAGAAGAACCTGGCGTACTTCCTGTTCGGCAAGAACATTGATCTTGTCAAGAAGTACACCATCCCTAAGATAGATATTCTGGGAGTAGTCAACAGCTTCACTCCTGCACCGGACAATCCGTTGCATCACATCGTGGCTTCGTTCACTGATGAGATAGCAGCCTCTGAATTCAGGACCACTGTGAAGCCTCATCCGGTCCAGGGTAAGGAACCGTATGAGTCGTATGGTGAAATGCTGGAGACCCAGTTGGCCAGGGTCCACCAGTTAAGTAAACGAAGGCTGTACCTAAAGCCTATGGTCTTCGAGCTACTTGCCCATGGCTACTTTGGATTATACTTTGACGGATTCAGGTACTATTACCTGACCGCGTATGATCTATTCCCTGGTGATCAGAACATACATGATATCCAGGATCAACAGTTCATAGTAAGAAAGACCTCGGTCAACAAGATGACCCTTCAAGTTGCGGGCATTGACCCGACCCAGGAGTCTCCTGAGCCGGCCGAGTATAGTCATCTCGATGATCTGGAGATGTTCACTCTGTATGATGTATACGTGAAGACACATGATCTGAACGTAGCCTTCACGCAGAAGGGAACAGTAGTTTACCAGCAGCCATTCAGGTATCCGAAGAGATTTCCAATTGCAGTAGCCAATACATCAGAGCTGATGACGTCATTCTACAGTGTGCCGATCATCAGCCAGCTCATTCAAAAGCTTATCGACTATCAGAAAGCACGGACATCCATTAAGGAATCGTCCAGCTCTATCGCTAAGCCTATTCTGACTTACGATTCAGACTCCGGTATTGACGTCAATAAGCTGCACGCCGCCCTAAAGATGGGATACAAGCACGTCATTGTCGGTAAAAACAGGGAAGGAGATATTAACTTTAAGCAACCGGGACATCTTCCGACGTATGCTCAGCAACTGCCTGATAATATTGAAGAGGATATTATGAAATTCCTGGGGCTTAATAAGACCTTCATGGGAATGCCGAACGTAGGGGCCCGTGAGAGAGGCGCCCTTGCCAGGCTGTTAAAGACGTCATTCAGGAAGCTAGCATCTATCTCAGGTCTTGTTGAAGAATGCTTTAGCGATATGGACAAGTACATCATTGACTTCTGGAACGATCATCGCATCACTACCAGCAGACGCACAGGTCTTAACCTGGAGGAGATCTTCTCCTGTACATCCGGACACAACGTGGAGTACGTACCGTCCGAGCGGTTCAGAGCCTACTCTTCTGAGGACTCTCTTGAGAAGAAAGCTTTCGTCCTCAATAAGTGGAAGGCTAAGATGATCCCGACTGAGGCTGCACTAGAACAGATGGGTGAAGACCAGCCACGCAAGCTTATTAAGCAAATGAAGAACCAGATGATGGATGACCAGGAATTCTCCATTGAGCTGGGACAAAAAGCACGGACAAAGATCTCCAAGTCTCTGTTTGACGAGGTCTCTGAGAGACTGAATGGACAGCTGAACTGGAGATATTATCTTACCCCTGTGTCTGACGGTAAGCTTATGGTAAAGGTCCACATCGCAGAGGCTAAGCTGACATCATTCCTACTCTCTGACTTTTCCGATAAGGTAATGATAGACGCCTATGCTGACGATGTTGCCCCATCGGCAGAACAGATCACACCGGAGACTGCACCTGAACTGCCGCCAGCTCCACCGGAAGTTCCCGCTGAACCAACGGCAGCTGCTGCTGAACCGGTACCATCGGAGCCAGAGCGAAGAGGGAGACCGGCGCCTGTACCTCCTGTAGAAGAGCCGGTAAAAAAAGGAGAGGCGCCTGAAGCTTCGATTCCCACGGTCCCAGGAGAAGAAGAACCGGCGCCTGCACCAGTCGGAGAGGGATTCAGTGAGTCAAAGATCGAAGCATATGTAGCCAAATCAAAACCTATCTACAACTCCCAGAAATATTTTGACCTGCCTGGTATGTACATAGTAGAGCCGCACGCTAAGTGGGTATACCTTGGAAGAAAACTGGCCTTAGTATTAGGACAGGAAGCTCCCAACCAACTCAATAAGCCGATGCTCTTCTGTGGAAAACAAGTATATGGTGTTATAATCCTTCGTGAGATTGTCAGTCAGTTTGACTTTAAGGCTACGCAGCGATACCATATGGTATCCGATAAGGATAAAGCCAAATGGTGGGGCAGCAAGCCCGTGTTCCTTTATATGTTCGAGTTCTATCCGTTTAAGTTTGCCGTGGATTACAACAGAAAGCCTGGAGTAACCACGTTCTTCGGCGATGTAGAGATAGCTGAACAGCCTGAACCTCCATCAAAGATGCCAACGCTGAAAGGCGCTGATGTCGTTACGACTGAGACTAGTGAGGAAGAAGGGCATAAGCATACAGCTACCTTCTATCGGAATTCAGGAAATGGTAGAACAAGTACGGACAAGGACCACTTTCATTTAATTAAAGAGTTTAAGATTCAAGAGTATCATAATCATACTCATGATCTGAACTACGAATAGTATGGCCCTATCAGAAAGAGAAACTAGCACGAAGCAGAAGTTTATCCTTCGTAAGAAGGCAGCGAAGAAGCTTCGTAAGAAGGTCATAAAGAGGGCCACTGCTAACTACTAAACATATGGCAAAGAAGTGGATTCAAAAAGCCTTTAAGGATATCAAGAAGCGTGGAACAGAGGGCGTCTGTACAGGAGCTAAGTTCGGCGGACCGACCTGTCCTCCGGGATCTAAGCGGTACAATATGGCCAAGACTTTGCGAAAGTTAGCGGCTAGACGCGTTCGTAAAGCACGCAAAGGATAATCAGACTTGCGAACTTAAGTTCGTAGTTTGACGACCACTAATAATTATTATATAATTAAAGCATGACCACTATGAGAGACAAAGAAACTTACCAGAAGGCTGCGGGTATTATCCGTAAAGGCCTTCAGGCTAAGCCAAGTGGGGAAGGCACAAATAATCAACCTAATGATCCTCAGCCAGCTGACCCAAAGCCAGCGGGAGAGGAACAGAAGTAGACCACTATGGATCCCAACAACCCACTAGATCCAAATGGTAACCCGTTACCGGATCCAAATGCTGCAGGTAATCCGCCAGCCGCGGACCCTCAGCCAGCTAATCCCCCAGCTGGAGATCCCCCAGCAGACCCAAAGCCTGCTGATCCTCCGGCGGGAGATCCTCCGGCAGATCCGAAACCTGCCGACCCCAAAGCAGGTGATCCCCCAGCGGATCCCAAACCTGCTGAAGATCCTAAAGATAAAAGGATCGACTCTCTTCAAGAGACGCTAGATGCGGCCCTGGAAGAGATTCAGAAGTTCACTACAAAGAAAGACGACGAACCTGAGATCAAGCCTGGCGATCCAAAGCCAGCAGATCCTGCTGACCCGAAACCGGCTGATCCTAAGCCGGCTGATCCAGCTCCCCAAGATCCGAAGCCTGCCGATCCTGCACCGCAGGACCCTAAGGCAGCTGACGATAAACCATGGAAAGCTGAGCTGCAGAAGATGAGAGAAGAGAATGAAGCTAAGTTCCACGAGATGGCTCTGCGTGACGAGATGGTCGGTATAACAGCCGAGCTCAAGTCCGCTATCGTAGCATATCCTAGTGCTGACGAGAATAAGATTCTCTTGGAAGTTGAATCAGGTTCTGATAAGTCCATTATGGACTTGGCGAAAGCACAGCATGAAGCACACAATTCCTTAGTTGATAATATACGTAAGGAAGAAGCAGAGAAAGCCAAAGAGGCTCTTGCAAAAGAGAACGAGGGCAAGATTACAGTCCCTCAATCCTCTGGTTCTTCTGCGGCTCCAACAGGTACGCCTGACCCGAACCAACCCACCCAGCCGGGTGGACAAGGTTCACTCCACACCAAGCAGGCTCATGACCGCGCTTGGGCGGATGCCACTAAGGCAGCGAAGGCAAACCTCCAGTGAGTATAAACCGTTGTTCTATTAATTACTAATTTCAACTATAATAGGACAACTATATGGCGGAAACCGTACTTAACGAACTGCAGACCTCTACACATCAGAGGTTTATGCCGCTCGTTACAAACCAAATTTACGAGGGTTCCCCGATTACAGAACGTATCTTTAAAGCTTCGCAAGAGGGCGACTTCGGTCTAGCTCTTCCTAGCTTTGACGGTCGTGAAATCGTTGAGCCGCTCGAGGTTGGTTACGTTACAGCTCAAACCAAAGGTGGAGCTACTGACGTTACTGACTCCGTGGGTTCCTATCTCACCACAACCACTTGGGCTGCTGGTGAGCAAGACATTTTGTCAGGTGCCCATTATCCGTAAACATTTTCTGCGGATATAAAATCTGTCTTGATAAAGGGAAAGCTGAAATTGCTAATCCTTACCAAGCAGAGGACTTTATAAATTAACGCATGTTCAATTATGCACAAGAGTAAAATGGCACAAGTTGCCTATCTTGCTGGGATAGTTGATGGCGAGGGATCGTTCACGATCAGGAAGAAGACGTACTCCAATGGACGTACGCTCTATACTCCACGTATTACTATTGGTATGAACGATGCACGTCCGCTAGACCTGGCATACGGTATGTTCGGCGGGGCAATAAGGGCCCGACGGACCACCGGAACTAATGTACCATGCATCTTCCACTGGGAGATATCATGTACAAAGGCCAAGAAAGCAGCAAAGATATTGCTGCCATATCTACGGGTCAAGCCGGATCAAGCTCGATTACTTATCGATATGCAGACTAGGATAGAAATTGGAAAGAAGAATAGAACCTGGTCAATAAAGAGCGGTAAGAATTCTATAGATCCTTTGCCGGATCATGAGCTACAAGTTCGTAAAGAGATGTGGCTCAAGATGAAAGAATTAAATTCCCCTCGCAATGTTAGTCCTCGTGCAGGTGCAGAGACTAAGCAGACAGAACTAGAAGGTAAATATTCTAAACTTCTAGTAAGCGATAGTCCGAGCCCTAAGGAATAGAAACTTAGGGAAGGTACATTGGGAAGATATTTGCTAATGTTAGCCTATAACTTAGCAGATCATATAAATATTATATGGTATGTCGTTCCTTAAATCACTTTTAATTAAGGCAGAGGCTGAGATTGCTAATGCCTAGCAAGCAAAATGAAGAAAGATAAAGCTCTTCAAGTTGCTTATGCCGCAGGCCTATTCGATGGAGAGGGATGCATAGTCGCTCTCAACAGAACTGACAGAAAAGGACACCATTATCGTATTGCTCTCCAGATATGGATGAGCTCAAGCGAATGGGTGGACCATATGATCGGAATGTTTGGTGGAAAGGTCAGGCTTTCATACGGCGGGACGAAGAAGCCCGGGTGGATCTGGGATCTACAGGGCTTACCCAAAGTAAAGAAAGCATTAAAGACCATGCTTCCATTCCTAAAGGTGAAACGAATAGAGGCAGAGCTGGCTATCAGACTAATAGACCGGATGATCGTAGCCCAACGTAGAAATACTAAAGGCGTACGATACAACAAAGGTTTGTCAAAACATGAGATAGCACAGCGGCAGAAGTTACTTGACGCGATCAAGGATCGCAAACAGATCCAATTCGGTATACCTAAGTGCATACCAAGGGATCAGCATAAATTCATTTGTGCAGCTGTAGAGACTAAGTATAGTGACACTGTTAAATCAAAGACAGTGAGGCCATAGTCCGACACCAAGTTAAATCAAGCTTGGCTAAAACAGTTAGGTATCACGTTACCATCAAGATTCATAACCTGCGTCTTGCTGAGAACCAAGGTGCTTCCCGGATCATTGACATCGCTGCTATTAAGCTGCGAAACGCTACAAAGCGATTAAGAAATGCCATCGTTGCCGACTTCTACGGAAGTCAGGTTGACGGCGATGCTTCTGGTAAGATGGTAGGACTTGGTGGCGCTGTCCAAGGCGACCCAGGATCTGAAACTCTTGTCGGCGGAATCGACATGGATACCAATTCATGGTGGAGAGGCTATGTTGACAGTTCAACAACTGTTCTGACATGGGATGCTCTTAATGCTATGTGGTACGACACTAAGAGATTTGGTGACCAAGATCCTCCAACGGTCATGGTCTGCTCTCCTGGTGTACTCGAAGCATATGAAAACAGTCTGAGTAAGGTAGTACCTACTGGCCCAATTGCTGGTGGAACAGCTTACTTCTCTGGCACTCGCTTCGGTTCAGACATTTCAAAGAGTCGTGTTGCTTTCGGTGGATATGATGGCTTTATCTTCAAGGGTATTCCGATGATCGAAGATCGTCACTGCCCGTCATCTCACCTTTTCATGATCAACGAGAACTACCTTAACTGGAGAGTTCTGCAGAACTTCATGAGCACAGGTTGGATGCAGCTGAAGTCACAAGGTAAGGACTACGTTCAGTTGACTATCAACGGATACGGTGCTCTTACTTTCAACGCACTGCAAAAGCACGGTAAGTTCAACAACATTACAGAAGCCTAGTTGATATAGAAACTAAAAAAAGACTCACCTTTATCGGGTGGGTCTTTTTGTATTAGAGTTCTAAATCTTCTAGGCAGGATACTTTCTTGGGCCATTGCCATTGGCTTGGGCCCTCTCCCTCAAGGATTCCCTTGGCGAAGAAGATGCCGCCTGTATTGCTCATAACGAACAAGTCACAGACCAGGCATTTGTCACCAGTGCTCTCTATCTCACCCATTTCTACCTTTTGGATGATTGCTGGCGACTGGATAGGAGGATACTTTCCATCGGCTGATCCCGGATGGTTATATATCACAACCCTACCCATGCTAGGTAATTTGGTTGTATTCATATTTCTAGTAAATTGCAGGCCTTTATATGTTTACACTTGAGCCGGTAGTCCATGTAAATCTTGTATCCCTTTGCTCCTGCGTTAACGCAGAAGTACATATCCTCTCCATACTCTACCATACCATTGCTATCCTTCTGTGTTCTAAAGATGGGATGATAGAGTTTGGTAGCTCCCTTGGACAACATGACGCATCCGAAACCAACAGCGTCTACTCGTTCCAGTTTTTTACCCTCATAGCTGACGAAGCCGGAGCCTTTTTTCTTTAGCTTGTAGCCGTTCCATTTTTTCTCAAGGCACTTCTTATCAAAGTTAGGCTGTATTAGGGGACATGCAGCTGCTACTATATTCCTTGACTTCATTGCATCTACCATCTGATCTAAGGCCTCTACCGGAGGGACGATGTCGTCATCGATCATCATAAGATAATCATACGGCAGATTGTGAAAGTACTTCACGATCTTGTTTCGGCATACATCGATGGGCTGCGTGAATGGCTCGAAATGTATAGCTATACGATGATCTGATTTGTGGCTCCAATTAAGGAGACGCATCATCAGCTCAAAGTATACCTGGCCAGTCCTTGTAGGAATGGCTATAAAGACTCTTTTGATTTTATCTGTTTCGTCTTTCATAGATATATTGAAAGGGGATCATAATTGATCCCCCTTCGATTGCCATATAATTCTTCATTCGGCAGTGACGGTTCCCTAATGGGACGTATATACCTGATGAGATGTACTCGAGAGTACTAGCTTACATACCACTGACGGCGGTACCAGGAGCGCTAGCTACATGCTCATCACCCTGATCTGGAGCAGCTTCTTTAGGAGCCTCTTCCTTCGGGGCTTCTTCGGCTGGCTGCTCGTCCTCCACGGGACTTCCATCTGGATTCACTGGCTTGCCTGTGTTGACATCAACACCTGGCATTTGTGGTCCAGCTGGTACTTCTACCCCCGGAGCTGAAGCTTCGGCTTGCGGCTGTTCCGCATCCTTTGCTTCTAAATTGGCGTCGCCATTTAATTTTTCTTCAGACATAAATCTTTTAATTAGTCTTTTAAACATAGCTTTGTTAGCTTAGCTAAGTTATCTTCATCGTAACCTACTATATAATTGTAATCGTCCTCCTCAAGTTTATACTCTACAAGCGGCAACTGCTCGGTACCTGCTCTCTTCATAGACTTCAACGCTGTCTCAAGGTCTGCGTCAGCGTCTATAACCTCGAGGTCTACACCCCTGTTTAAGAGATATACTTTTACGAGGAGGCAAGACTTACAGCCTGCAACTGTGAAGAGTTTAACTTTCATATATGGCTACGATCTGCCCCTTATAAATTACATGCCTAGCAGCAGTTCCGCATTTCTTATAAAAATCGGGAACTGACTCAAACACCTGTAGGTGTGCTGTATATGGCATATTCATGGGGCTGCTTATAATTACATTATAGCTTATTTTTCTGCACCTGTCTAATACTTCTTTCGGGTTTTCCAGGTGCTCCAGGACATCCAATAAAAAAGTAGCATCGAACTTTTGGTCTGGATGTGCTACTTCAAAGATGTACTGGTTCAAGTCCATTAGGAGATATTCAGGGCCGGGGTACCACTGACCTGCGCGATCCATTCGAACTACCGAGTAATCCACGCCGGTTACTTTGTACTTCATCCTATCGGATAGATAAAAGGAGAACCTTCCGTCTCCACATCCGAGATCAAGTACCCTTCCTTTGTGTGGTATATCAGCTTTCAGCTGCCCAAGAACTTCCGGAATATCCTCGGGCGATAGCGCTGTACCGTAACCAGGATGTGAATTATAGTGGTCCTGTAGTTCCTTTTCCTTTTTGTTCTTGACTTTTATTTCCATCTATCATGATGACGATAGACTTATCGTCTTTAAATTTGTTAACCATATCATTGTAGGAAACAAGTGCATCCATGATGTTATCATAGTTCAAATGCTCCGCAAGAGGAAGAGAATGTACTCCGTCATAGCCATAGGCGTAGACGTTATACTCTGTCTTGCCCTTCAGGGAAATTGATTGAGTCATTGCGACTCTTACCTTGTTTCCCTTGCTTGCCAGGCTCTTGAAGTCCTGGTATGTTATTGTTTCTTCGACGTCTTTGAATGACATGTAGTTTCCTTTTGATACGATAGCGCTCGGCCCTATCTGCCTGATGCTTCCTTTTCTTCCGTGTTCCCCAGCCGTCGCCTTTTTTGTATGACTTAGTTGAAAATGCCATATGAATTGGGGAAAAATTTGCTCACCCAGTGACACTTCCTTAATAGGCGGTATGGGTGGGTGTGTTTAGAGGCAACGAACTTAAGTTCGTGTGTGCCTTTTGCTTAACATGAGCCATAGACAGCGTCATCCGGTAGGATTAAGAATTAGAGGATGGGCTGACGAACCATGGGCTGGCTAGGCTCTACATGGTATTTCGGCGGTGCTCCTAATGGAACCCTATGGCAGTGTGTTGCTGCGCTTGCCTTAGACTGAAAGTGGGATTCGAACCCACGTTCCCGCCGGTTGCTGGTTCAATAACCGAGCGTTCCTTGCGGAGTCCTTACCGACTAGACGATTTCAGTCTGCTCACCCTAACTGAATAGAGCGGGCATCGTTTTCCCAAACGAGTGAGCATGTACAGGGAATCGAACCCTGCCCCTCTGGTTGGAAGCCAGACGTGCCGCCGTCAACACCTCACATGCGTTTATGACAGAGGTACTGTGGAATACCCGGGTTCGCCACAAGCACTCGAGCCTCTCTCCTGTCCGGAGCCTCTAGTAAGAGTCGAACTCACGTCAACGGATTACAAATCCGCCGCTCTGCCAATTGAGCTATAGAGGCTTATGTTCCTTCCTGTGACAGTCGGAACATAGTATAATACATTTCTTTATTTCTTCCATGATTCTTTCTCGTCCCCATCCAAGCCTTCTCGCATAGTTAGCAGCAGTCGCTCTCGTATCTCTTTTTAAAATGCTTTTTACGAACGACTTCGAAGTCTCTCATGCGTCCGTGTTCGTTAGTGACATGGCTAGAGTAGTCATATGGACCATTCTCACCAGCATCATAAATGACACCTAGATAATCTTCTAGGTCTCGTACTCTTTGTAAGAGTTTTTTGTACTTGCTTTTTCTTCGGAACATAATGGCTGATACTCAATTATTATGTTAATAAGTGTCGGAGAGGTCGGATTCGAACCGACGACCTTACGGACCCAAACCGTACGCCCTACCAGACTAGGCCACACTCCGAGGCTTTTCAGAGGACCATTCCTGCTTTTGTTTGCCTTCTTCCCATGTAGTAGTGCACCACATACCGGCCCTCTTAACGTATTTAATTTTAGGTTTTCTTTTAATCATAGTTGGAACGGTAGGATTTGAACCTACGACTACACGGATATCAGCCGTGCGCTCTACCGGGCTGAGCTACGCTCCATGGTAGTTCAGGAGGTAGGATTCGAACCTACGATCTTCTGGTCCAAAGCCAGATGACTTGCCGCTTGTCCACTCCTGAGTGCAGCCGAGAGAGTAGGATTCGAACCTACGACATCCGGTTTAGAAGACCGGTGCTCTATCCGGGCTGAGCTATCCCTCGTGGAAGCGACAAGGGGAATCGAACCCCTGCTTGCAAGGATGAAAACCTTGTGTCCTACCATTAGACCATGCCGCCATACTGTGGACAGTGCGGGAATCGAACCCACGACCTCCGGCTTGCAAAGCCGATGCTCTACCAGCGTGAGCTAACCGCCCTAGATGCTCCTAGGGCTGGGCTCGAACCAGCGGCCTCCTGGTTAACAGCCAGGCGTTCCACCAACTGAACTACCTAGGATTATCCTTGTGTTTTATATAAAAACCAACAGCAAGAATTCCTACTATCATACCTATTAAGAATATTGATATATCTACGATTAAGTCCATAGGAAGTTCTATTGTATATTGATTAATTTTGTATATGGTCCTCTCACAATTTTCCATAGTTTCTATGTCATATGCCCGAGTACGGGGATTTGAACCAAGCGCCTCAAGGGAGAATCGAACTCCCAGCACCTGGTAGACAGCCAAGTATGTTAGCCATTACACCATTGAGGCTTTCCATCTGTATATAGTATTGTAGGATACGTTAATCTCTTTGCCTATTTCTCTATATGATAATCCCTTATTTAATAATTTATCTATTTGTTTTCCTCTCTTAGTATATTCTACTTCAGCTGCTTTGATGTCATGCTCTCTATCTTTAAGAATATTAAGCGCAGTTATAGCTTCTTGTTTCTTAACTTTCAAATGAGGAATTATCATTTCAAGAAATAGTATAAGATCTGATGACTTACTATGATAATATGTCCATGCTTGCTTCCAATGTTTCTTTCTAGTCTTTACCTTAGTTATACCGCCATAGCCTAAGAACTCTTTGATCTCATTTAGTATTTCTTTATTTGTCTGTGATATCTGTATTCTAAATCTTTTGTTTCTTGCTCTAGTAATAGTACCTTCACCATCAAAGAATCCAGCTAAATATTGTATATTCATATATTCGTAGTTAATCCCCCGGATCTCCTGCGTGACAGGCAGGCGCTTTGAACCTGACTAAGCTACACCCGGTCTGGTGTCCCGGGCGGGAATTGAACCCGCTGCGCCTAGGGCTTCAACCTAGCGCTCTACCGGTGAGCTACACGAGACATGTGGAAGGGGTAAGGAGATCACCTTCCACGGAGCAGTCTCTGAAAAGAGACCGCGAAAACACCTTATCTATAAATGAAAGAACAAAGTGCAAGCGAGGTGGGATTACCATCACCCACAATCCTCGACGTACTATCAGCTTTTAGATTTGAGCCATCCATAGGCCCACCTATGGACTGCTGCCCTTGCCGTACGTGGCTTCTTGGGCAATCCGTACCACGGCGGCAGAGTTCTGGCCGAGGCCTTCGACCTTCCTCCACGTCCGTTCACGTTACGGAGCCAGATTCAGTTTATTTGCTGGCACTTTGCAACCAGTAGGTACAGTAATATTCTGCGAGAATGCACGCTAGCCCCTTTCTCACCTGTCGGGCGTCGCGCCGCACTAGGCCCTGATTCCTACAACCTTATTATGCGACTCACCTGCACTTTGTTCTCTATTGGGTGTCTAGAGAGAATCGAACTCTCGTTGACGGGGCCACATCCCGCTGTTCTACCATTGAACTATAGACACCGTAGTTGGCACCGGGTCCGGGTGTTGCGCCCGGTACTTCGGTTTTGGAGACCGATGTGATAGCTGTCGTTCACCAACCCGGCTTGTTGAGCTCTGGGTCGGGGTCGAACCGACGATTGATGGTCTGCAACCACCCGCCTTACCACTTGGCCACCAGAGCCTGTGGGCCGGGTAGGACTCGAACCTACGATATCCCTGAGGGAGCCGGGACTGTGGGCAGTGAGAGAGTCGAACTCCCTGAGCCCGAAGGCAACTGGTTTACAGCCAGCACCGCTACCCCTACGGATTAACTGCCCTTGTTTGAGAGTGACAGTTTGGACAAAGTATCTGTAAGTTTTCAAGTCTGTTATCTGTATGATCCTCATTAAGATGATGAAGATGTAGTACTAGTTTGTTCTTATTCCAGATATTAGATTGTCCGCACTTTTCACACTCTTCTTTCTTTAGCTTGAACTTATATAGCTTTTCTTTAATCCTGTGACTTTTCCATCCAAGACCATTCTTGCATAATACATATTTCTTGAATGTTTCTACAGTATGTTCATTAGTTACATTTGCTTTGGTTGATGACCATCCACGTTTCTTGAAGTGAGAGGTATTTATTCCACATTCCTTGATGCGTTTGCATATCAAGTTATGGCTGCCACCTCCGACCCTTAGGCCAAGCTCTCTTACTATATCTGCTACGTTATTATGTTTGTTAACAAGCTTGGTTAGTAATTGCTTGGTATATTTTGATGATCCTTTCTTCATAAGTTCTAAGTTAACCCGGAGTAATTGCCGCTATACGACCGACCCATTATAAAGCCTACTGGTTACACCAGTGATGATGGCTATAATAATGTTGTCGGCTAGTATTACGCATAGTTCATGGGTAGTTCGTACGGGTATGTCTTGCCAGGTTTTTTGCCCCTGTCAAGAAGATATACGAACTCTATATTATATAATTCTGTTAAAGATTCTCTTAGTGTCCGGTAGGGAGCAATGGCCGCAATGATCACACTCTTCTTCTCTTCAACGCTGATCCTATAGGCCTCACGCCCGATCTCCAGGCAGTTAAGATACCGGCCGTTCTTAGACATATCACGGTTCTTTGTCTTTTTCCGGAAGTCGTCGCCGTCTATGATGACTGAATCGGGTATTAATTTCGCTAGCTTCCGGGACAATGTTGTCTTACCGGAACCGCTATTACCTGTTATCCATAGGATCATATTATTGGTTATACTCGACTAATCTAGCTATCCACTGTTTAAATTCTCTATAGCTGTAAGAGTGTTTCGCTCTGTTGCATATAATACACGCGGTAACACAGTTGCTTTTAATATAGCCGAGTTTATTATTTACCCTATCGATACCATTATATGTAACGTCTTTGCCACCTGGATACTTTCTTTTAAGGGTTTGCCATGGCTGGCATCCACAATAATGACATGGTAGAGATATTAGTAATTTGAATCTTTCAAGGTATGGTCCTTGGCACTATCAGTCTTACTCAAGACTACCCAGTGCCCGAACTTCATCTTCTTTATATTTCTTAGCTTTGGCATTTCTGATTCTTGTTCCAGATATAGATTCAAGCTCCGGTGATAGTCTGATTTGATGATAAGAATAGCCCGGGGTTCGTCCGACTACTACGCCCTCTATATCGGGAATAGTTATTATCTTTAATAAATTGTTTCCTCCAAAGGCCTTGCGTACCATCTTCTTTCGTTCCTTGTATGTATGCGGATTATCTTTGCTC